ATGGACTTAATCTGCCCGATCGCTCCCTTCACTAAAGCGATAATCCCTCCCCCGATGACCTTAACTAACTTTCCAAAAGCCATTCCAAGAGAGACTTCAAACTTACGCACGGTCTGGGAGAGGTTCCAGAAGCCCTTCGCAACCCAGATGACCGCCCCGGCGACCCCCTTCAGGATGGTCCAGACGACCTTCAGAGGCCGGGCTACGTTGACATCCCATCCGAACTTGACAATTCTTGCCCCGATGCTCACGACCGTCTTAAGAAGACTCACGGCCTGTCCCATGACATCAGAGAAGAACTTCGGAAGGTAATTAAGCAGAAAATCGTCACCCAGGAAGCGCCGGATGTAGCCCCAGATGTCGATATACTTGTAGAGGCCGAAGGTGAGATCGTTCAAGACCTGAGAAACGGTGTCGGCGTATGCGACCCCGGACTTCCAACCCTTCTCCCAGATCGTCCCGCCCTCTTTCCAGATGCCGATAAACCTCGGGATCCCACGATAGAGGAGATCCACCGCCCCGACGATCGCCGTCAGAACGCCGGATACCTTTCCGAGCACTCCAAGGAAACGGGTGAACCCACCGACCGCCCTCGCCGCTCCGAGTCCCGCTCTCCCCACTCCGGCGGCCCTCCCGGCGCCTGCTCCCGCCCTTCCAATCCCGAGGCTGGCCTTAGTCATTCCCATTATCCCCCCAGAGGCGTCGATACCCTCTGCGGCAAGACCCGCCCCTTTCACTCCGGCCCCTAGTCCCCTCGCCCCGGCTCCGGCACCCTTCCCCATCCCGAGAAGACCCTTGAGCCATCCGAGCGGCTGGATCCCACCTAACTTCCCAGCCACTCCTCCGAAGAGTCCGACGCCCCGACCCATCCCCCCGACGCCCGACATCAACCCGTAAATGATCGCCCCGGGGATCCCGAGGGTCGGGATAAGCCCGGCCCAGCCTCCTCCACGCCTGCCCCCGGCGAACTCCATCATGTGCTTGCCGACGACGTATTTTGAAATCCACTCCATGATCTTCTTGTGAGAAGCCGCCCAACCCGTCGTCTTTCGGGCGATCTTGTCCTGGGCTTCTGCATACTTGTTGAGCTGTTCCACGTACCGCCCGACGAAGAGAGACCCCTCCTGGAAGAGCTTTATCTGCTCTGCCATTCTCGCTTTGTTCTCCGCCCGGGTCGCCGTAGCCATGACATCCTCAATGGACTTTCCCATCTCCCCGAAGTTCGCCGTCTGCGACTTGGCGGCATTCCCCATCTCCTTCTGCATCTTGTCGCCCAGGCGGACCACGGAGTTAGCCACGTCCTCCCCGAAGGCATCCTCCACGGTAAATCGGAACCTCTCGACCGCCTGCTTGTCCCCCTCGATCGTCTTGTAGAAACCCTGCAGGCGCTTAATGACGTTGCTCGTGTCCTGATCCATAAGCAGAGAGAAAGCGAAGTCGGCGTCTCCCACGCCTCGAGAGAGCTCCGTCACTTGATCCATGACGTTATCGATATCCCCGCCAAGGCCGAGACGGAACTTCTCCATCTCCTTCCGGCGGTCCGCCGTTTTCTTGACCATGTTCTCCACGGCCCGGGTTGCGGCATCGATCCCTCCCTTGAGCACCTTGGACATGGCCGCAGTCGCCCGCATCATGCTCTTCACCATGCTCATGGACTTCTCGGGAGCTAGACCGAAGGTCATCGAGATGTCCCTGGTCGTGTCCGACAGCTCCATCATCTGCTTTAGGAAATCCCTCGGAAGCCCCATCTTCTTGGTCATGGACGCCGACGTATCCAGAAGGTCGGTCATGTCCCTCTGAGTCATACCGATAACCTCCGACGTCCCGACCCAGTTAGCATACGTCGACGGAGGAATATCGAATGCCTCCTTCAGACCCACCGCTCGCTTCATCTCCCTGACCGCCTCGTCGGACGTCAGGTTCTCACGGAGATCTTCCCATGCCCCACTGGCCTCCCGGATGCTGATCCCCGTCCGGCGCATCTGCGTGATGATGGACCCGGCCATTCGGGAAACCGACTTCTCGGATATCCCCGCCGTCTCCTTGAAGCTCGAGCTCCACTCCACGTTCTTGTCGATCATGTCCCCGAAGTCCCCGGCGAGACCAGTAAAGATACTGCCCCCGGCACTACCCAACCCCTTGAGCTTGTCCCCTATGTCCTTGACATCGAAGCCGAGGAACCCGTATTTATCCCCACCACGACCGCCACGGCCTCCGCCGCGGCCACCGCCCATGCCCTCCCGAGAACTCTTCCCGGCATCCCGCCACGATCGGCCAATGTCCCGAGAGCTCTTATGAACGGCGTCGGCCATCTTCCGAGCACCTTGAGCCGTCCGATCGGCAACGCCATCGGCAGTATCTCCAAGGCCCTGAAAGCTCTTCTTGGTGCCGTCGAGCTCAGTGCGGGTATCCTTTAGGAACTTGCCCGTCCCCCGATCGACGATTCCGAGACCGACTAGGAAATTCCAGGTGGGCATGGGTTACTTCAATTCCTCCAGCAGGACGGGAAAGTCCCTTCCCTTCTTCCTCATTTCCGTTCTCATCTCAATCAAGCGTTGGCGCCTAGAGCATGGAATAGCCATAACGTCCCGGTAAGGCATCCTCCACGCTTCAAGGAAAAACATGAGATCGTGCTCGAGGTGCTCTAGGTCGCCGAGGGGAAGAAAAAATCTTTCTGCGCGATATCCAGGATGACCGTAGAGTCCCGCCCGCACTTGTCGCAGGTGATGTCGACGTCCGTGTTGACCCCGCCCTCGTGTTCCTCGAAGGCCGACCGCAGTTTGTTGCGATCCTTTAGGGACAGGGCCTTGACCTGCTGGACGTTCTTGACGGGCGCCCCGTCGAGCTCCACCAGACGAAGCCCGATAGCATGGCTCAGGAAGTCCTGATCGTTCCGCTTCGCCGTCAAGAGACCTTCTTCCCGTCCGGTCATGATCTTGAGCTTCGCCTTCGATCCGGAAGGAAGTTCGACCGTGTATTCCCGAACCATCTTGTTCGGGAGAGCCTTGATCTCAAGATCGTCGAGGTTGACCTCGTAGTTCCCCGGTTCCCCGCACTCCGGGCAGTTTACCCGCATGGGGAATATCGGGCCGAGGGACGCCTTCCGAATGAGCAACATCAGGACGACCCGATCCCCGACCGTCATGTCCTGGACGGCCTCGAGCATCCCGTTCTGATCGAGGGTTCCGTCAATCTTCTCCCCGTCCACACTCTCCAAGCTCGTGATGCAGTGCGACATGACGAGATTCATCCGGCGACCAACCGAGAGCTTCCGATCGGTCATGACGTCCTCCTCCACGCCCGTCATCTCGCGGAGAAAAACCAGATCATACAGCTTCCCTTCCCTGATCACTCCCCCAGGAAGGATTTGTCTATCTACCTGCGTGTCCATTGCTCCGACTCCTTTCTGCATCGAAAGTTATGGGCCTCTTTGCTGGCGCCATCATACCACCAGCGTCTTGTCCCCGTTCTCGCTAGAAACGATCCTACGAACGTCTTCCAGAAACGCATTCGGTTTGAACGCCGGAGTCCCCTTCGTAATGAACTTCCGGATGCCCAACAGAAGGCTTCTCTTCTCCGGCTTGAGATCGGCCTCCTCTAAGGCCGTCAGCACGATCACCGGCACATTTCTCATCTCATCGTCCCGCTTCATCTGCTCGAACACCGTGAACCCGTCCATGTCCGGCATCATCAAGTCTAAGACTACGAGCTGGGGTTTAGTTTCCTTGATCTTCTGCAGAGCCGACACCCCTCCGTCCGCCAGAGCAACGGTGTACCCGTTATGCTCGAGGAGGTCTTTCAGCATCTCCCTAACGAACATGTTGTCGTCCACTATTAAAATACTCATTCATCTCAGCTCTTCTCTATCCCTTCGAGCCGGCGATCGATGCTCACTACCCGCTCGGCGATCACCCCGTGCTGTGCCACGGCAATGGACAGGCTTTCATCTTGCTTCCTCTGGTGGGCCAGGCACCCATCCTCTCTTCTGTTTACGCTATCGACCAGGGACTGCAGGACTTTAGTATTCTCAATCGTCACCTGACGATAATCCGCAACAACCCTTTCCAGTGAGGCCAAAAACTTCTCGGTCAACGACTTCCGCTCCTCGGTAGCCTTGTTGCTCTGCTCCGTCTTATCCTTGATCAGCCTGTCGAGGGTCTTGAGCGCAAACCACAGAGCTCCAAGAATGACAACCACAGCAACGACCGTCAAGGCTCCGTATTTCGATACCGCCTCCCAGAAAGCCGGGCTGAACGGGCCGAAGGAATTCATAAGCTCATCTCATCCAGACTAAAGGTTATCTCCGCAGGTGCGCTGGCCTGAGTTCCCGGTCAAGCAGGTCCCGGATGAACTCGCTGGCGCTGATATTTTGGGCACGGGCGGTTTCGATGAGCAGATCTCTCTGACCCCGGGGAAGAAGGAAGTTTGCCCGCACGGGGATCTTGTCCCCAAACCGCTTCCTTCCCTTTTCGCTCTCGGCGATGAAGTCGCAGTACTCGCAGAGAAGAACGTAGTCCCCGGCGATCCCATTGGCTTCCGGGTTGACCTTGTGCATCACCAGGTTCTGGTCCGCATCGCAGTGTCGGCATGTTACGTCCCTGGCGACCACCTCGGCTTTGATCTGGTAAAAAGTCTCCTCATCTACATACGCCATAAGTTACACACCTCCGTTCAAAAAAAATTAGAGAGAAGCGATCGCTATCTCGTCGAAGTTCTCCATCGACAGCTCAACCTCGGCTATCGATATCTCCCCAGACTGGGAGTCGAAGTCCGTCCCAACCTTGTAACGGGTCGGGATCGTGTTCTCGAGCATCCACAGCTTGGCCGGGAAGATGTTTAACGCCCGATCCCAACCCCGGAAGGGAAGGAAGAACTTCATGGCGTTCGGAACGCCCCGCAGGAACTGAATCAAGAACAGGTCTTTGCGAAACCCGCTCTTGAGCCCAAACATCCCGATATCGAGGCCGAAGGTTTTTGCGCCAACCGCCGCCCGGCTTGTCCATCGCCAGAAGTCGCTGTCGTAAAACGTGACCCCCTTTGATAAGGTCAGCGTGTTGACCGAGGCTCCGGTAATAAGCTTGCGCTTGAATGGCCAATTTCCCTCCTTGATTTCCTCGGTGTCGAGCGTGATTTCCGGCGCGGTTACGCTCCGAAAACCCGCCTGGATGAGCTGAGCCAACATGCTCGTCTCCCCCAGGGAATAATCCAAGAGATAGAAAACGTTCGGTTGAAGGTATTCGGCAAATCTGCGCCTGCCCACCAATCACCTCCGGCCTCTACTCGGAATGTCGATTACCCGACGCTGAGCTCCATCCACTCGAAGGCGAGGTCGATGGATTCCACGGAGATCTCTCCGGACGTGGCGTCGAAGTCCGATGCCAGCTTGCAACGGATCGGGAAGGCCTCGTGAAGCTTGATCCTCCGGTTGGCCGATCCCGTGTTGACCTGCCAAGGGTCCGGATGCTGGGCGTCGCTCTTCCAGTCATCCCGGTGGAAGTGGAAGATGACCAGATCGGTACGGTAGTCCTGGCCGTTGATCTTCTTCACGATCCAGTCGTAGAACCCGTTGTTGCTCTTCACCACGCCCCGCTCGAGGGAGCAGTCCGTGACCGTCGTGTTCCCGGGGTACTTCCTCTCCATCCTCCAAATGCCTTCCTTGTAGGTCACTGCGTCCGTGTTGAACTCCGGGAAAGAGCATGTCCGGAATCCGCCGTGTGGCTCCTTGAAGGCGTTCTTGATATACGCCGGGGCCCCTTCGTCGCAGGTTACGTGGAAGCGATATGCTTGGAGGAAGTCCGTTACTTGTGCTCTCGCGCCCATGTTAAGTCCTCCTATTCATCTTCTCGTTCATCGTCTTTGTCGTGAGGAGGAACGCGCCGAACCATGACAATCGGAAACGGTGGAACCCCCATGTGTGGGGCAACGTTCCCCGTCGTCGTGGCGCTCTCTACCGGAGTCCACTCCGCAGGGCTACCGTCCGGCTTCTGTGCGGCGCGTCCCTTATCCACGATTCACCTATTGAGCCTTCGTCGTCTTCTGCATGAACTGGAACACGACTACGCGGCCCACTTGTAGCCGTAAAAAGGTTGAATCTCATTTGGACAACAACCAATGTAAGACAGGAAACTATTCGTCGAAGAATCTGAAATTCCTATCACATTGTTTGACTTCTGCCGAGAAGCTTTAAATCCTAAATTATGGATTTTCCTAACGAGCAACTCGACATCATCAACAGAAAAACCCTGCGTAGACAATAGTATTTTGCGACGGCGTCCTCCTGGACGGTGAAGCAAGTATCCGTCTCCGATATACCACTGTCTTACAACCAGAGGTTTTAAGTCGACATCCAAAGGAACGATCTTTCTTCCGTTGTCGTAAAACATTTTGTGCAATGAGAGTAGCTCGGGATACCTCAGAGATGCATAGTGATGAACTACACTTATGGCTCCACTTTTCCAGACCGTTCTGGTCTTTTGTATTTTCCCAGATCGATACAGTCCGAAGCCTCTGAAGGTCTTGTCCAACCATTGGATATACCCCAGGTGCTTAGAACCACTCTGAAATCTTGCCGATCTCTCATTATCGGAGTGAAGATGCCCATCTCCCAGAAGCTCTCCGACCAAAAATTGAATCGCTTCTTCCGAGAGGCTAACGTGTTTCTCTCTTGTAAGATAGATAGCGTCCGCACACGACCTTCTTGGGATGCCAAACTTCACCATCCACATTTGAATGGCGTTGCTGGTCACCCCAAGATCGACCGCGATTTGATGGAGAGACTTCCTGCCCGATACGTATTGGCTCCGAAGCCAATCTTCAGTCATCCATTTATAGAGCGGACGCCGATCCATTCTTACTGAGCCTTGGTTGTTTTTTGCATAAATTGAAAGACCACGAACTCGGCTGGTCTCTGCGGGGCGATCCCCACCTTGATATAGAGGAATCCGGCCTCCACTGCCTCCGATGGGTTGTTGGTCTCGTCGCAGACCACGAAGAAGGCTTCCTCCGGGGTATTCCCTGCGAAGTAGCCCTCGTTGTAGTGGAACAACAGGAAGCTCTCCATCTGGAGCTTGGCCTTCAGCCGGGTCCCGGCGTCGTTATTCTCGAACACGATCCAGTGCGTGGCATCGAACGTGCTCTTCTCGAGGTACTGGAAGGTCCGCACGACCGACACGTAACGCCACAGGGAATCGAGGGAACCCGTCCGGGCGCCCCAGACACAGCGGCCCGTCTGAGGGGTGCTGATCAGGGGGTTGATCCGTGCGGGGTAAATCAGATCCCGCTCGGCCTTCGTCAGCGTCCGCTCGAGATCGATGATCCCGGACAATGCCCCGTCCGTGATCCCGGCAGGCGCCTTCGCCACGTTCCGGTTGTTGTCCGTCGCGGCATAAACCCCGGCGACCAGACCGACAGGCGGGAACAGCTTCGGCCTGCCGAGGTTGAGCGGGTCCTGAATCTTCACCCAGGGATAGTAGACGGCATACCGCTGGGAGTTCTTGTTGAGGGTTGTCCGCATGAACGTCAGGGAGTCCTGCGGAGAAAGACCGCTCGGAGGTGTGCAGATGGCGAAGACATACTTGCGGTAGTCGGCGTAGTCGATCAACGCCCCCTGCACTGCCGCCGCTGTCGCGCCATCGGTATACCACATCTGGTCCGGAGCCACGAGCATGAACATCTCGTCGATGCTGTTGAGGCTTGCGAGCGCCCCGGACTGCGATGTCCCCCAGATCGCCTGGGTGGGCGCCGTCCCCTCCGTTCCGCCCGAGCAGGACGTTCCGGAAGGAAGCGCCGCGGGCACTCCACCGATCCCCTTCTCCACCCAGATGAAGTTCGACCCGGCGTTGATCACCTCCGGGAAATACTGCGGAGAAGCGGCATCGACGAAGTCGACTGCTGTGAACGCCTCGACCTGCAAGACCTCCGAGGCTGGGGCGTCCTGGTAGAACACAGCCACGTCATACTTGAGCGGGTTGTAGTCCTCGTTCGGGGTGACCGTGATCACGATCCGGTTGCCCCACTTCCCGGGCTCCTTGAGAGTGGTCTTCCCGTACCACTTCCCAGCCCAGATCGTCCACTCGTTGGACGGGGTGACGTGCTTGGCTGTTACGGCGTCCGCTCCGACCAGCCGGGCGATATAAGCCCGCAGACCGCCCTTGTTGAAGAACATGGCCACCGACTGGGGCAGGTCGAAGAACTCGTAGACCGTGCCGCCGTCGGTGTAGCGGTTCATTCTGCCGAACTTGGTCTCGTAGTCGGCATAGCCCGTGATGAACAACGGGTACGGAGCGTTGCTGATAAGAGCGTCGACCGGGCCTCGCTCAGCGATGCCAGGGAACACGCAGGTGGACGTCCCGACACCAGCTATCGCCCTGGCGCCTTCGCTCTTTTCCTGGATATAGATTCCAGGCGACAGATATTCGGGCATGACTTATCCTCCTCCTCTCAGTTTTCTGTTCTCGGTCTTTGTTTCATGCGGTCTGGTTGGCGGGACTTCCACTCTCACGGTCTCCTCAGCCTTCAAGGCGCCCGGTTCGACCTTCGGCTCGGGCGGCGGTGTGGGCTTCGGAGGTGGAGGTGTTACGTCCGGCTTTCTCTCGTGTGGCACGTGTTGTGCGACTCCGACCACCAGGGTTTCGCCTTCGATCTCCCCGACATACACAAGCCGACCACAGTCGAGCAGAGGCTTGTTCGGAGCGAAGGACGGCGGCGTCGTGGTCTGGTGGTTCCCATAATGCCGGATGTAGCAAACCGTCCCGTCCTTCTCCGTAAACTTAACGACTTGTGGTGTCGTCGATGTGTATCGATATTTTTTCATGACGGTTGAGCCCCCTGATCAAAGGTTAAGTCTACTTCTCCCACGCCTCTCTCCTCTCTTTCTGGGTGGAGATCGAACTCCCCCTGCACCCGAATGCTCGCACCGAAGGCAATGTCCCTCTTGGCTAACGATACGAGGTTGGTCAAATCCTCCACGCCCTCGAGGATGAAGTCGTAGCCTCGTTCCGCTCCGATGGAGTCCCAGACGGAGACAGCCCCGAGGGGATGGAACTTCCTGAGCATAAAACGGAACATGATCGCCCCCTGCCCCTGATTCCGAGCATGTCCCTGGATGCTGTAGGGAATATCCCACTGATATGACGCATCCCTCTCTGCGTAATGAGAATACCCCACCCCGGAGGGCACACCCCCGGAGGCCGGGACCCGGAAGGCCAGCTTCCCGACTTCGAACCGATCCATCGCCAGAATAGGGCTTCCCCGCTTGACCACGTAGGACGGGATGATGTAATCCCGCAGGGCCGTCTCCGGGTTGGTGACGTGAATCAAAACCTCGAGGGACCCTCCCCCCTGCCCCAACCCCGGAACGACCACAGTGTAGCACGATCCCCCAGAAGGCACGACCGGAGTCCTGGCTAGGTCGATCCCCATCGAAGTCGCCCTTGCCGGAGTCATTAAAACGACCGTCCCGCCGAGGCTCCTCGCCACACCCTCGTCGAAGTGCCTTAGAAAAACATCCCCAATCCTGTTCCCGATGATATGCGGGTCTGTGGGCACCCACGGCACGTTCTTTCTCCTATGCTCCGATCAGCATCTTGACGAACTCCTCAGACTCCTCCATCAGCTCTGCCGGAACCGCATTGGAGTCAACCTTAAGGTCATGCATCGAATAGTTACCGTCTTCCAGAATCGCATCCCGAAGTTTCGGGTCCCTCGCGATGATCCTGCGAACGAGAACCGGAACCATCGAGGTCATCAGCTTCCAGTGGTCGATGTATCGCTCCCCGGCCAACCCGAACTCGGTCTGAACAGCCTTATAGCCGAGATCCATGTAGATCGGGCGTCCCGATCCGATCAACCCCCAGCGAAGGGGGACCCCGTTAATAAACATCAGGTCGGCTACGTCTTTGGCGGTCGGGATGAGCTGTTCTCTTCGGACGACGACGTCATCAGGTGTCGTAGTGCGATAGAGAACCTTGTAGAACTCGAGGTCAGGGATAACAGGAACCTGATCCATCGTCCACGGCTGATAATGTTCGTAGACTCCTCCCCATGCGGGGACCGTGGTTCCTTTGAGCTCGAAGTAGAGGAGGGTTGTGACGGCGTCCTTGTCATTGATATTCTCCTCTTTCGCCTCACCATAGATCCCGGCGGCGATGACGTTATCTTCGATCATGTCTCTGTCCGGCTTTATGTCCCGAACCGAAAAGGCATCCCGGTAAAGGTCAAACTCCCCCTCCGGAAGAGCCCGCTTCAGAACTTTGAGGCATTCCCCTGCGAGCTCCCGAATGAAGTGTCTCTTGAACGCATCGAAACGCTGGTCGGCCTCCTGGAAGAAGGCCGCTATCCGAGCGTGGTCTGGACCTAAGAACTTGACAGGCATCGGTTACCTTAACTCCGGAAGGCTTCCCATGAGCTCGAGTTCCTTCGCCCTATCCTGAGCACGGAGCTTGCCTTCAGCGGCCGTGATGATCATCCAAAGCTGGTAGTCCTTGAATGATCCCTCCCGCCAGTGGTATTGGTTACGCTTGATCCCCTTCCAGGTCAACAAGATACGACCCCCGTAGTTTTTAAGGTATCCATATTTCAGAAGCTGAGCAAACGTTATCTTCTGTGCCGCCTGAAGCCGATCGAGATACGGCTCCCCTTTCAAGGCCTTCGCCGTCAAGAAAATCGCCCTGATCATATGCGCCAGAAGCGGAGGAACCTTCCTGAGCTTCTTGAGGTAAGCGAAGGTAACGTCCGACCCTGGATACTTGATCTCTCCTGGCACTCACAGACCCTACCACTGATCGGTGATATCGGTAAGGGAGATGATCATAACGCTGGCTCTCCGGACGGCGTCTTTGAAATTATTTGCGAGCCGCCCGATCCGCTTGGTATCCCCATCTCCCTTCACCTGTTCGTTATAGAGATCGTTGGCGAGCTTCTTCATCTCCCCGACGACCCCAACGAGCTTCGAGACGTTCTCTGCAATCTCGGCCTGTTGCTTCTCGGGATCCCCACTCCGGAGCCCGGCTTCCCCAGGAGAGAGGGCGGACTTCAAGGTCTCCTCTGTCAATGCGACCGACTTAAGCAGGTCGTTCATTTGGTCACCTCGTTGAAAATGTCCATGAGGCCCTTCACCTGTCCGGCCAGGGTGATCCCGGACTTCACGGCCTTCCGGTGAAGCCGAGACTCCTTCTCCTTGCGGGACCTCGAGCGCATGGTGAGGCCGAGGTCGGACTTCACGACCCTCCGGGTAGCCCTGCGGGCGTCCCTGCTGAACGGGGACACAACCCTTCCTGACTGCACCGCGACCTTCCGGTAAGGGACCCGCTTCCACTGCCGGAGATGGGTCTTCTCTCCCGAGACGACCGCAGACGTCAACGCCTGCACTTCACTCAACAAGACTTTTAGGCTCATGGTATTTTCTGCTCCCCTGGCGCATCGGCATGCCGTTTAAGTTCACAAGTCCAGAACATGTGGTCACCCGTCCCCCAGTAGAACTCCGTCGGCGTGACCTTCACAATATCATACTTCGTAAATAAAGGCTGTGGCGTATTCCAAACCAACAGGATGTCTCCCCGCTTCGGAAGAGGCCAGCTGTTGTCCTCAATGCTCTTCCGGGGCAGGTGGGCGAGAGCATCGATCTCCCCGATCCCTCCAACCTCGTTCTCCTCCCACGACCACGTCGGCACTTCGAGATTACCGATGATGTCGTAGGGTCCGGCAAAGACGAAGTCGGACTCCGTCGTGGGCTCCTGATACAGCGGGTCCTGAATCGAGGCCGCCCGATTGATCGAATAGAAAGAGATGTGGAACCCGCTGAGGGCGGGAACCTCCTGGGCGACGCCGTCGAACATCCTCCGGTCACGTGGATTTTCAAAGAATCTATCGGCCATGTGAAAGCAGTTCCAGGATGTGCTCGAGGTGGCTGTCAATCCCCACAGTGAAGTAAGGGCTGTCGATCGGCTTCAGGTGAACGGGGTCATCGTAAGACTGCTCCTTATCCTGCCGGATGGTCTCCCACTCCCCCGTCCCTTGAGCCTTCTCAACCTGCACGAGATAGGCGACATCGTTCAGCATCCCGAGGACCCGATTGAACTGCTCCGTGGAGGTCTCATCGGAGAGCTCCCGGGCGATCTCCAACATATCCTTCTTCGGAACGTAGTAGCGGTATCGCTTCTTGTCTGCCCGCTGAACTTCAAAGAACGGATCGCCCGAGTCGGGCTCGATCAAACGGACGCTGAACGAATCCTCGGTCTTGAGGTGATCCCCGACTTCCTTCTGCCCGCTCGCCCGTTTCTTGAGGGTCTCAATTCCCTTTGCCTTGTCGAACCGGAAATCATCGAGAAAGCTCTTAGTGAACCGCTGGCTGGGAAACCAGTATTGAGTGAGCCCGCCGTCTTTGTCCTGCAGGACGACGAACCAGCCCTTGCTGTCCGACCCGACTTCGTGAAGAGTGAGCCCTTCGGGATCCACTCATTTCCCCCGCTTCTCGTAGGATTCGTAGGAGATCGCTTCCAGGTTGGAATTCCCCCGAATGAACCGCTCGGCCTCAAAGCCAGTCATGATAACGGCGTCCTCGGGATCCTCCGTATAGTTACCCGGCCCCTTCGGGGTAAGCCACAGGCCCCGCCCGATCAGCCGAACCATATACTCATCCTGACCACGAAGGCGATTCCCAAAGGCATCCCTCGTCACGAGGTTCTCGAGCTTCTCATCATCCGTCACCCTCATGGCGTGGGGACGCTGTTTGATCGTGTCCAGAACCCCGAGCGTGTCGTCCACGATCTTCCTGAGATTGTCCAACCCTAATCCTCCTCCCCCTCTACGAAACCGAACCGTGAAACCGATCCCTTGTAGATCATCATCTGCGGGCGTGTGTCCTGCTTCATCTGCCTTGTCGACAAACCGAACAGCAGGGGCGGGGAGCTTGGCCGGGGTTTCTAGGAGCTCTCGAAGGGAGGTGAGAGCTGGAGCAATGGAACCCATGAAGAAGACCCCCCGCCCCAAAACTGTTTAGGTGATCGTAAGGTAGAAGCCCGTCATGACCAGGATGGCGATCACGAAGGACATCGTACCGGCGTAGGCATCGAGCCCCACCGTCGCGATATCACCCTGAGCCGCGATGACGGCGTCCAGGTACGTCTTGAGGGCGCCCGTCACGGTGGCGTCGATCGCCACCACGAGAGCGGCCATGTTCGCCACGGCAACCGTGGTGTCCGGAGCCAGGTACTGCTTGACAGCCGGAACGAGATCGCCGAGACGGAAGTCCAGCGTCTCCTGCCCCACGTGGACGGCCTGGTAGGCTCCGCCTGGGGCGTATTTGCCACCGATCTGACCCTGCACTACTGTGAACGTCATTTCATCCTCCTTTTGGTTAAGTGACTACCCCGTTAAAAACGGGATTTGTGAAGCCCTACTCAGGCTATCCTCTTCGGTCTCCTTGAGTTCTTCAGAGGATTCTTCCAACAACCTGTCGGCGTCCATCTCGACTGGACCGCCTGGCCCAGGGTACTGCTTATACTTCCCCCTGATCCTTCCGAGTATCTGCTTACATCGCGCTGTCACCCTCCGAGCGTAGAGATCGATATCTGCGGCCGCTTGAATGTCCTCAATCTTCGTCGCCAGAATCCAGGCGTCGTAAAACAACGTGCCGATCGTCTGTGGGAGCTTCCAGGTCCGCAGAATCCTGGTCCCGGGGTCATACTCCCATCCGGTGCCTCCGGCGATCCGCCCGAGCGTCTCCGAGTGCTGAAGGTAGAGAACGAGAGCGGAAAACCGATGCCCCAACCTCCGGTAGTCGTGCCCGACCTGCCAGAGAACGAATCCCGGGAGATCAAACGAGAACTGACCGAGGTAATCCAAACCCGCATAGACGTTGCTCACCCCGATCGTCCCGCTCGGCAGGACATGTTCTTCATACGCCCAGTTCCCAACCGGGATTTCCAGAGCCAGAACCTCCGATCCCAGCCTCGTGTTGAACCACCGCAGGGCATCCCTCAAAGCCGCCTGCCAGTGTTCCTCCTCGAGCTCGACGGCGACCTTCGTCCCGAACCCGAGCTTGGCGAATACTTCCTGCTTGAGCTCGGCCTCGGTCATCTCTGCTGGCGCCAGCGGAGGTTAAACATACGCCGTACCCCGCCCGCCCTTCTTGGTTGGGGTGTCCTTTTTGGCCGCTACCTGGACGGGCTTCGACCCGGGTTTCTCCGGCTTGGACGGGGAACCCGCCTTTGGACCGGGTTTGGGAGGCTTGGGAGCCTCTTTCTTACCCCCCTGGGCTTCACCAGGGGCTTCTGGTGGGGCTTTGGCCCCCGACCCGGCCTCCGACCCCTCCGTCCCGGCCTTCCCCTCCTTTGGGGGCTTTCCCCCCTCAGCCTTCGGCGCCTCCGGAGCATGCGTGTGGAGTGGCGTTTCCACGGCCTCGGTCATCGCTGACTGTAGGCCATCCCCGACCCCTAAAACGACTTCCTGCGGAGGTTCGGACGCAGGCGACATGGCGGGAGCCGGAGTTACCGGAGGCGCAGGCTGAGGTATAGGCGACGCCCCAGAGGAGCCTATCCCTTCGACAGGTCCAGGAACCGGCTCGTCGGATGCCGGAACCTGTTGCACAGGAGGTGGAGGTGCCGACAAGGGATTGCCGGAGGCGTCGCATTCTATCAAACGGTCATCCGGAGGGATCGCATAGATCGCCCAGTGGTCGCCTTCGATGACCGAGCCGGAGCTGAACATATTTCCCCCGCAGGATATCTGGCCGTATTTCGGATTCTTCTTCCAGTATCTCATCAATCCTCCTATGCCATCATTGAGGCCCGAACGAGGTCCAGAAGCAGGGACTGGTTATTCGCCAGATCATGGAGCTTCTGCCGAGTCCCTTCCAGGTACTGCACGTCTATAAGTGCTACCAACCGATGGGATAATTTCACGCTCACCTTCTGATCAACCCCGGCGAACCTGAGATCGTTGGAAATGCCTCCCGAAAGCATCCCCACGATGTTGTGAAAGTCTATTCCCCGAAGGTAGTGCTCGACCTTCTGAACGACCCTTGCTTCCTCCGGTGTCATGTCCATAGCACCCTCTCATTGGGATTTGCTCCGAAACAGCTTCTTGATCTGAGCGTCGGTGTAGTGCTTGACCTTATACATCGCGAGGTCATCGAGGGCCCCGTTGATCGAATGGTAGTTCTCGTTCTCGAGGATCTCCCACACCCGCTCCGAAAGGGAGCTAGGCTTAACCCCGAGCCTCCTAACGGCGACCTCTACGTTCTCCTTATAACCGTCCCAGTCCCCCCAGGGCCCCGAGGCGTCGTCCCAACCCTTGCTCCGCCAGATGTCATCGTCGATCTTCATGAGCTCGGTCGCCAGCTTCTTGTCCCGCTGTGGCGTATCCTTCAGCCGGGCGTAAAATGGGGACTCCCCGAGGTCGTCCGTTGTGCGGACGCTTAGGAGCCCAGCAAGGGACCGAATCGCTTCAAGCAGGGTTCTCATGGTCTACATGAAGAACTTCGTGAACTCGGGATCCTCGAGGGCGTTCGTATAGGCTCCCTCTTCCTCCGAGATCCGGCGAACTTCCTTCGGGTTGATCGCCTGCTTCTTGATGATCTGGATGGCCTGCTCTTTGGTCATGTTCTCGTCTTCCAGCATGTCACCGATGTGCCTGGCGTCTCTGAAGTCTCCAAAGAGGACGATCGCCAGGTCAGAGTAACCCTTCTGCCGGAGGGCTTCGATCCACGCATCGGCGAGCTCTGGGTTCGTGGCGAGGGCCGAGTGACCCCAGAAGCCGAACCCTCCCGAGATGTAACGGCCAGCCCGCAGGAACTCCTTCGTGGAGAGCTTGTTCTTGACGTCCCAGATCGACCTCTCCCGAGCGTCAAAGAGCTCCTCCCCGCACATCGAAGCCAGAAGCTGAACGGCTCGAGTTTCCTTTTTCATGTCAGTCCTCCTTGTGGTGCGGTTTGTCGCCCCGGCTTTTCATCCAGTAGGAGTTATGCGAGAAAACCCCTGCGGATATGGCGAACGTATGAATTCCCTTAACAGCGACATCATACATCGGAATGATGGTATCGAGAAAATCGATCTTAACTATAAAGTGGTTCTGAGCCTCTCGAGCTTCCCGGGCCCTTCGCTTTCCTTCGCCGACCTTTTTCCCATGATCCGAACCATAGTTTCTCCGAAGATTTGCCTGCCTAATCTTCTCTATCGCATCCGCAGACTGAGAAGTTCCGAACGGACGACCGCCAAGCAAACCACTCCTGTAAGACTGATCCCTGAGAAGTCCCGACCGACGTTCTCGCTCTTCGGGAGACATTTCGGCCCATTGCTTCAACGTAGTCTCTTTGGACTTTTTCGTATGCAACCTTCTGAATTCCGGGTCCGATCTCCACTTTTTATCCCACGCTAACCGCATCGCCTGAACCTTGTCCTTTCCATGATGCTTATTATGGAAATCCCGCAACATCCAAACTAAGTTTTCAGGGCGGTTATCTCGAGGGTCTTCATTGAGATGGTGCCCGACATGCTCGGCGGAGGGACAGCCTAAACCCATCTCCCGCATTACAGCCCAATGCGTAAGGCCATAGCACCCGAGGCCGGGATGGTAAACCATCTCATGCCCCACAATTCCACGAGCCATTCTTGATTTTGACACACTGCTTGTCGTCCTGAATGGCATCAGAGAATCATCTACGTTCAGAGCCTTCGTTTCGACGAAAGACCCATCACGTTTGACCCAGCGGTGCTCCGGAGAACAGGTTAGAATCTCACCGTTATCAAGCGCAATTTCCACGGCAGGACGCACCCCGACATACTTTACCCGGGCAAGACCGGGAACGACTATCCCTGTCGGGTCAACGGAGTAAAGCCAGAACTCGGCATTAGCCTCTGCAAGTGCATGCAGTGACCTGATTTTTCCGTCCAAACATGGAACCTCCGTATCACCTCCTAGACACAAAGCGAAGGGGTTGTCGATGTCCTTGTGCTTCTTCATCGCCCGGACGGTCCCGCCCCAGCCGGGGGGAGACACGTTCACGAGCTTGAAGCTCTGCGAGAGATCGACGACGGCAGTCAATAATTCCTTCATGATATCCTCCTACGCGGCCTTCAGCCCAACCTGCCGGGCGTATTCTTTCCAGGTATCCCCGTCCACCAGAATGTCGGCCACATCGTTGTTGGCAATCATATCCCCGTACTCGTCCTGCAGGGTCCCGAGCATCTCTTCCACGATCCCCTGGATGAACTCCGTCAGGTTAGCCCCGCCGAGCGACGGAGGGACGCAGGAGTAGCCCCGGGTCGAGAAGGCGATGCTCACGGGAGAACGACGATCGTTCAGTGCTTTCTGGACCTCTGGATCGTTCGGGTCTGCCCCGGCCTCCTTGAGAAAGAGCCTGACGTCCTTGACCACTGCGTTTTTGAGCACGAGGCGATCGGGCCTGAAGTAGTAGTCCGGGCTGTCTCCCTCGGGATCCTTCCAGCTCATCTTCGGGCTCACCCAGAGGACATCCTCACATTGGATCCCGTAATCCGACAGGCGGCTCCGGAAGTCCGGCTTCACGTTACGATCGTAATCCCCGTAGACCCGATCTCTGCGGAAGAGCTCCATCATCATGAACTGCGTGGACAGCTCGAGGTCCTGAAAATCCTTCTCCCGGTTGGGATCGAGATAGAGCCCCAGGAAGATCCCGCTGGTTAAGGTATTCACAGCTTCGAGCAAGTCCCTCACGGCTCCCTTAAGCCAAAGGGATCTTCCTCTGCGAGATCACGGACGACCTCCTGCAATTTATCCGTAATCAATCCCATGCCCTTCTGGATGTCGGAATTGTCCCGCAGGTACTGAAAGAGCACGTCCACGACCTGTGCAACGACTTTGGAATCTCCGGAATGCCCGACCGCATCCTTGATGAACTTCAGCACGTACTCGGACAGCTTCTCGGGGTCGCCCAAGACTCCCCCGTTCGCCACCTGAAGGGCAGTCTTCTGAAGGACAGCGGGATCCACGCCTTTGTAGCCCAAGACCCTGGTCCCTGTGGACAAGATCGGTTCCCCGCACAACTCGGCAAGGATTAAAACGGCTTTATTCTCTTGGCTCATGCTATCCTTTCTCGCCCACGGCGGTGTAGATCGCCTCGTAGACCGCATCCGCATCGTCCCGGTCTTTGGCGGCATATTCAAAAGCCCCGACGATGATATTATAGGCCTTCGATCCATCCGAAAGGGTCTCCTCCACATACTGCAGGTTCGGCTTGCCCCGATCGTCCATCAGGGTCTTCATGAGAACCTTCGTGTTCCTAAGACCACTCTCCAACGGCTTCCCCTCCCGAGAGCTCCCCATCGGCCAACCCCTCCTCTCGAGGATCTGTGCAATCTCGGAAGTGACATCTCGGCCCTTCAGAGCCTTCTGCCGGAGCCGAACAAAGTCCCAGGCTATCTCATTGGAGACCTTCCCTTCTTTCTTGAAATGGTCTGCCATCTCGGAATCCGAGGACGCCTCATCGTTGACCAGGATGGCGGCGACCCAATTTACTAAATCGTCCGAGGGCTTCACCGCGGCCTCGAGCTCCTGCAGGGCTTTGATTACTTGGCTTCTCATGGTCATCCTAAGCCCAGTCCCGGTTCTCGAGGTTCTCCTGTGACTTCTTCGCTTCGAAATACATCTCGCTAGCGGCACCAGCGGCCGTGCGGAGAGACTGCACGACCTTCTTGATCTCCTGGGTATACTTGGGATCGAACTGCTTGATGGCATACTCCACGTTCCCGGCCAGCTCGTTCAGGAACTGCTCGGCGGCTTTCCCCCACCTCATCGTCTCCTTGAGCTTATCCATGTCATCGTCTGACATGAAAATCGCATCGGGGTCGCGGGCGGCCATCAGCCTATCCCCGATCTCCGTCCCGTCGTCCTCCCCACATAGGACACCCAGCCAGTCCACCGCTTGCTTGAGATTGTCCATCACTTCTTCCCCCATTCTCTTGCGAGAGCATGCCACACTTCATCGACGGCATCCTGGATGGACCGAAGGGCGTTGCCGAGCTCCCCGGAAGCCGACGTCCTTCCCCCCATCGTCTCTTCGAATGCGTCTCCGGCTATCCGGGCCAAATCCTTCGGGTTACTCTTGTTGATCATCCGGGCCTTCTCATCGATCTCCGGCCACACCTTCTCCTTGATCACAGAGAGGATATCCTGCCGGAGATCGCCGGGCTTAACGGCCCCCGTCATCAGCCCGGCGAGGGTGTAGAGCTCTTCCTTGTGGGTAGCCGTCGGGTCCTCCCCGGCGTTGGTAAGCTTCTCGGCCATGACCCGGCCCCGCTTGTCGTAGCCCCAGATCTTCAGGTAGTTCCGGGCCGAGTCCGCCAGCTCTTTGTAATCCTTCCCCTGATCGCTGTTCACCCCGTAGATGTCGACCTGCTTCTCGAGGGCGTAGATAAAGGCATACATCTTCTCCGGCTTCCCGATCTTCGTGATGCGGGTCCTGAGAGCTGGGATGCTCATGGTTTCGATCCGCATGAACTCGTGGTCGACCTCCCGGTAGGATGGGCTCTCGAGATCGCCGGTGGGACCCACCTTCGAGTAGATACCTTCGACCCCGGCGGCCCTCATCCCCCCGTGCTTCCTCGAGTAGGTGATGAAGTCGGTGTCAATGGCCTCGTTCCCGTGATCGCTCACCATCCAGACGCTCGGCCAGAACTTGTTCTTATTCATCCAGCCCAGGATTTCCTTGTAGAACTTGTCCCAGTCATCCCCGTCTAAGGTAGCGATTTCCTTCTGACTCTGATAGGCCGCAGTTCCGCCACCCCGCTCGTCCTGGATGAAGACATCTTCCTCGTCGGGCTCCAAGTCGTCCTCAAACCTCGAGAGGACGAGAACCTTGCGGAGCGAATCTAAGGATTCCAAAAGGGTATTCATGATCCTCCTATCGGGATAACGCCTTTTTCTGGTAATACTCGGCCTTCTTCGAGAACTGATTCCACATGGCCTCCATGTTCCGCCCGAGGCTTTCGATATCCGCCAAGACCTTCTTTGCCAGGGGATCGTTGTCCCACGCCCACCACAGGATTCCCGCAACCTCCGGAGCGGCGTCTCCCCCGATATCTTTGAAGAGTATCTCGCTGAAGTAGCCCTCCATCATCCAATCCTTGAACCGACGAGCCTCCTCAGTAAAGGTTGCCAGCTCCCTCTGGATCTCCGGGATGGAATGATCGTCACCCCGGGCGGAGACCACCAGACCACGATCGATGCCCTGTGTAGCTTCCAGAAGGGCTCTCACACCTTCCTCCCCAAGTCCCCGTTGATCTGACCGATCAGCCTCGACGTGATCCGGGTGTGCTTGTCCTCGTCGGCGAAGTTCTCGATCATGTCGCCGTAGGGATCGATCTTCTCGAGTTGGTTGAGAAGCTTGTCGATCTGGACGAGGAGGTCCCTGCACTTCTCGGCCCGGGCGGCGAAGTCTCCCCGCAACGTATCCGTTGACCGGGCGGAGACCAGTCCCGTCTCGACGGCCTGCATAGCTTCTAGTAAGGTTCTCATCTGAGGCTCCTTTCGATTGACCGCAGAGACGTCACCAGATCGTTCATCGGCCCGCTTTCCGAGCTCTTAACGTAGGTGTCGACATCCACACCCCCGCACTTCGGGCACCCGTCATTCGCCGCCCGCTCGGCAGAAGCTGTCGTGTAGAACTTCTTCCCGCACTCCTGGCACATGAACAAGGGCTCTCCGGCAGACTGGACGACCTGCTTGGTCTGGACCGGAACCACTGCGGCAGACACCGGATCGTGGGCGGCTATTCCAGGGAACAGAATTTGCTCCAACCGTCCAAAGGCTTCTTTGAATTCCTTGTCCATCAGCCCTCCCTCGGCTTGATAATCCCGCCCGCTTCTTCGAACATCTTTCTCGGGTTCTTGGCGATCTGCTTGGCGTCCTCCAATTCGCCCTTAAGAAACTCCTTGATCCTGCGGAGCTGTCCGTTCTCCCCTCCCGTCTGACGGTTCAGGATATGGTAGAACACGTCGACCAAACCCGACCATCCGATATCACCCTTCGATGGGGGCATCAGCTCATCGGCAATCTTTCCTACGGCATCGTCGTAGGCATCCTTGATGGCATCGACCATATCCGGATCGGTTAAGGCTTTGGCGTAGCCCTCAGCGTAGTTCCCGAGAGCCTTCACCTCATCGTCGGAGTCCAGCCAGATATCGCCCCGGGCCGAGTTCAGCCTCCGACCACGCATGATCCGGGAGTCCTCCAAGTCATCATCGTCCTGCTCTTCGATCCCCTCCACAAACCGCAGGAAGTCCCTCTTGATCCGGTCGCGGTTCTTGTCGTCGATGATATACTTCTCTTTGCGGAGGTTCTCGGCAATGAATTCAAGTTGCCATGAATCCCTGCCAACCGTCTTGTGGGCGAAGTATTTCTCCTGATCGGGGATCGTGATCTTATACCGTTCCCACATCTCATCATCCCCAAGTTCATGCTCGAGATAGACGTAGCTGTTGGGACCCGTGATATCCTCCGGAACGACCCCGCCCGTGGAGACCGTAAGAGTATCCCCCTTCTTGACCCATTGATTCTCATCATACATCACCACGAAGGTGATGCCCCCGAACTGGTCGTAGAAGGAATGCGTCCACCTCCGGGCGGTGTCATCGTCTACGCCACCACGTGCAGACTGCAGGCCCACCTGGGAGGCTACGTCCTTGACCGCTTGAAGCAGGTTATTCATCTCAATTCACCCCCGCGATTTTGGTAACGAACTTGGCGATCCGGTCGAGTTCTTCGACGTTCCTCTCAAGCTCCCTTTTTATGCTACTATCCTTCTTGAAATGGTCCTGAAGGCCAATGAGCCCGCCCGCCGCCGCTTCGGTATTGTCAAAGGCGTCCTGCGCCTTTCTTAAAAAATCAGCGTCCTCGTCCATCTTGGACTGCAGGGCTTCAACCGCAGACAGAAGGTTTCTCATCCCTTCCTCCTTTCGATGTCTTTCATGATCGACTCGGCCCGATCCGAGAACTCCTTCGCATGGTTAGCGAAGCCTGCGGCCTCGTCCTTGAGCTGGGCGATCAGGATAAGCTCATCGTCCGAGGCCTTCCGGGCTACGTTCGCCCCGCCGATGTAGCCGGACGTATTTCCCCGGAGAGCTTCGACATCATAATGCCTTTCCGGTTTTGCGAACGTGAAGGACGAGGTAAGACGCCCTGACCGGACGGCGTCCTTCTTCTCATTGTCCCGCTTCTCCATCCGCTTTCGGGTCTCGTCGTCGGGCACGTCCTTCGTCGGGGAGGCGGGGGACATCGGCGCTAGGGAAGGCATGGCGGCATTGACCAACCGAATAAGTTCTTTCATGTCAAATCTCCATATCTGGATGTGAATTGAAACTCCCCAGTCTTCCCGAGCTCCTGAAACATCTCGAGAATTTCCTCAAGCTCGCTCTTGGAATCTACTCTCGACGGGACCCGGGAGGCATTCGGATATCCGGCGACCTTCCGATCCTGCTCATCCTCCGAACGCTTCACGGTGCGGGCTTGGAACCGGAGCTCAGGTCCAACCTGTGCGATCAGTCGAAGCAGTTCGTTCACCCTATAACCTCAACGTCAAAGAAAAGATATCTCGGGATGCCTTCTTGAACCTCTCGGGATCGATTAGCTGTCCCATCTCAGCAAGGGCATCCAAAGCCTGTCCGGTCTGGGAAAGTATGTCCTTAATGCTCTCAAGCATATCCGCTCCGGCCATCTCGCGCCTCTTAGGGTTTGGATCAGAGGCCTTCTTGACGGCTTCCAAAACATGATCAGCGAAGTGAGCTATGAGGTTAGCGCGACCCCTAAGTTCATCGAGTGCACCTAATGGATAACGATCCTCACGGTTCCATACGGCCATCAAAGAGCCTTCAACCAGAACAAGAGAAGATAGAAGCTCCCTCATCGGCGTGGCGACACTCCCTGAGTAGTGGACTCCCCGGGCTTGCCTGTTCGCATCATCACATCCCCTCGAGTAAGAAACTCCCCGTTCTTCATGATAAACCCGTCGACGAAGCCCGCCTCATCGGGATCCTCCATCAGATCGTAATACCGATCCACCACGCTGGCGGGTAACCGGGCTAACAGCCGAGCATGGGTCTCCCCCGGCCTGCCCTGGTAGACCCGACCGTCTATCTCGAAGGCCACAGCGTGAACCTGCTTCGCCGGAACCAGATCGACCGCCGAGTAAACCCTCCGTGTGCATATGAGGAGACAATTCAATCCAATCCCGCTTGTTTGAGCCTGGTGTAGTAGTCGGGGTGATCTTTGAGATGCGCCAGGGCGATATGCCCCGTGGTCACGAGATCCCCGCCGGTGACGTCGTAGTGTTCAAGCTCGTCCGCAAGCCCCATCCGGAACTGCTCCGGATCGACGTCGAAGTCCGGGGCGATATCCTCAAGCACCTGCTGGGCGATCGCCTGCGATATCTCCTGGTTGATCAGAACCCTTCCTATGCGATTAACGGAGGCCAGAAGCAGGTCCATCAGTCCCACCAGAGGCGGATCTCGTTGTTCTCGGCGTTAACCTCGTCGGCCCCGACTTTCCGGGAGTCTTCGATCATCTCGGCAATTTCCTCGAGGGGTCTCTTCCCGCCACGGACGTAAACGCACGGCGATCCCTCCCGAGCAAGCTGGACCTCGAGCTTGGGTTCGATCCGCTTCAGGGCTCGGATGCTGTTCGGGGTGAACTCGTTGTATGAGTCGATCCCCGCATGTTCGAACTCCCGAGCGGCGTCATCGATGGAAAGCCATCTCGAGTCGCGCCACTCGTAGACCTCCTTCGTGCGCTTGAGATCGCCCCGCCCCATCCCGTAGACGTCCTTGAGGCTTGTGGCGCTCGAGAGCCGGACCCTCTTGGGCTCTCCAGCCAGGGACTCAAGGCAGGAGTTAATGACGTTCAAAAGATAGTCCATGTGGCCTCCTTATAAGGTGACACCCGCCCGCTTCGCCATCGAGACGGGATTCTGTGCGGTAGCCTTGCAAGCCGAGATGAGCCGATCGAGGACGCCATAGAGTGCGGCCTCCATCCCTCCCTGAGTATGCTCGGCCTGCCAATCGACTATGTTCTCTGTGATCGCCAGGATATCGACATCGTCTCTAAGCCCGGCCTTCTTCATGGCTCCCTCCCACCGCTCCCCGATCGCCTCCATAAGCATCGTATAGAAGTCGCCCTTCTCGGCTTCTATTTTAGTCGCCATCTCTGTGGCGAGCTTCGCGACGTTATCCGACATTTCCTGATCGAATCCCGATCCCCGCTGGGACTGCACGGGCGGTCTGGCATTCAGAAAACCCTCGAGCTCCGATATCGCATTCATCAGAACCTTACTCATGAGCCCTCCTATAAAGACAAGAATCCCCAAGCCCTGTTTTCGGCAGGTCTCTGGGGAAGCATGATGATGATTTCCTTAGACTGGCGGGGCCGTGTTACAGGCCCCTTCTTATCGCAGAGCTTTGGACGGCCCCGCCAGGTTTCCTTGTGAGTTCTCTCTAGTCCCTCGTGATTACATGTTGAGGACTGTGACGAGGGCGTAGTACTCGGTATAGATGAGCTTCGTGGCATACCGAGTACGGAGACCCTTCTTCAACCCGAAGTCCGTCGGGTCCATGAACGTCGGGGTCATCTGGATTGGGATATACGGGGCGTAAACGTAGCCCGCATCCATCCAGTAATCCCCCTTCAGGCCCAGCAGAACCTTGGTCGAGGTGAAGTAGGGGTCTACGTAGACCGCCCACTTGGACTGCAGAGTCCCGGCGAAGTAGATCCCGGGTCTCCGAGGCGGGGTCACTGGGACGCCCGTCTCCGGGACGGAACCGACCGCTGGCCGGAACAGCTGGTGCGTGGCGAACTGGTCGAACAGGGCCGCCACGTCGGGCGAGGTCACGATCCAGTTCGCGGGCGAACGGAGCGTCCGCTTGTGGATCGCATTCGACGCCGTCGACAAGACGGTTAGGATCGACCGGATGTGATCGATGTCCGAGATGCCGGACGGCACGGTGCGGTCCCAGTTATACTTCACGACCGCATCGACGTGGGTGTAGATGTCGTTGATGATCTCGCGGTCGACTTCCAAGCCGATCTGGCTGGAAACCCCGGCCACGAGTTCCGACTCCACGTCGATTCCGTGCAGGGCCCGCAGGTCTTCTGCGGACTCCGTGGACCAGACGGCCTTGAGCTTGCGGCTCCGCGCCCGAACCTCGGCGATCTCCACGGCCACGTCCACTTCCGGGACCGCCGTGTTGAGCTCGCTGTTGTATTCGTAGAACGCGGTGACCACGCCCACCTTCTGCGAGGTCAAAGACGGAATGACCATGGCGAAGGCGCCGTTGGTGTAATTGATCGACCCCGAGGCTCCGACTGCGTCACCGACCAGGGTGCCCGACCCGTTGGCGTCGGTGTAGCGGATCGTCCGGGGGGACGTCTCGTTGGTCACGACGGTGATGATCGGCCCTGCGGCTCCGGCGTCGGTCGCCTTCTTCACAGGGGTGAAATCCAGCGAAGCGGAGTAGGTCAGGTCCCCGCCGCCTCCGGCTGGGGTCGTCCCGACTGCCTCGTTGCTGATCGTCTCCGACGAGTAATACATGTCGAAGTTTGCGATCATCTCCGTGCCCTTCGTGGTGGCGCCCTTCTCGGTCCCGTATTTGACCTTGAAGTAGGACACGGCGCCCACGGGGGCATTCATGGGCTGGACGGACACAATCTCGTTGGAGATCAGGAACGGCCAGACCCTCCGAACCACCGGGAACACGTGCTTCGTGTAGTAGCCCGCATCTCCGGTCGTCGTGCTCCCGGCGTTAGCCAGGTAGATCAAGTGGTCCATCTCGTTCTCGAGGAGCCGGGACACGCAGAACTTCCGGTACGGCTCCTTGATCGAGCGAGTGAGACGGTGCCACTTGCTCATCAAAGCCTGGGCTTCGGGAGTTTTCCAGGCTGTCAGCAACTGTTCCATGCTCTAACTCCTTATGTGTGTGCTTGTTGTGTGACGGTATCGGCCATCTTAGATAGCCGAATTACTCTTCGCCCGACAATTGGGCGATTCTTTCCATCGACATCCCCGTGAGCTGTTCGATTGCCGTCCCCCGCCCGGTTCCCCGGGATTCGAGAACGACGTCCTCGTTCAGCAACGTGGCTCCTCTCCGCATGCCCTGTTGGACACGCTGAAGAAGGGCCCCGGGGGAGTCCGGGGAACGGTCCACCCACTCCCTTAACTGCACGGCTGTGGAGATGTCGCCGGATTCGACGAGCATCCCCAGTTTGTTTCGAAGGTTGATTACGTCAGACCGATGAGAGATCTGCCTCTCAGCTTCCAGCATTAACTGCACCCTCTTCGCACGAGCAAGGGCAGACGTGGCGCTTTCCTTCTCGATGGCCACCTGGTTCCTGAGAACATCCACCTCCCCACGAGTGATCTTCAAGTCCTTCGTCAGCTTGGCCACCTCGGACGTAAGCTCGGCTTCCTTCTCGTCGGCCTCCCCCACGCCCCGCTTGATGACCTCGAGCTGTTCCTGGGCTTTCGCGATCACGCCTTTGGCCTGCTCCAACTCGGCACTCTTGCCCGTGAGCTCGACCTCCAGCTTTTTCTTGTCATCGGCGGCTCCGGCCTTCTCCTTCTCGTCCACCTCGTCGGTCTTCTCGATCCCCATCGCTTCGGCGACCTGCTGGGCGGTCTTGGTCAGCTCGTTGATATCAGCGAATCTCCCCAGGTCACCCAGGGCGGCCATGAGAGCCCCGGCCTTCGGGCTCCGGCCATATTGCTGATTCAGGAAGAGCTTGAATCCCAGGTTCTTATACTCGTCGCGATAGGTGTTCGCGAGCTTGGTCAGGCGATCGACTTCTGCCTTCAGCGTGGCAACAGCTTTGTCCTTATCCGCTTCCAGCACGACCGCCTCCCCGACAGGCTTGATTTGAGTCAGCTTAACGCTTGCCGCGACCTCCTCGTGGAGCATCTCTTTCAGCTTGCCCGTAATCTCCTCGACCAGCTTTTTCCGAAGTTCGTCATTTCCCATCAACATCTCCTCGTTAAAGATGATCTCTTCTGGCCAGGTAGAATCAGCGGGCTCGGAAACTGCATCAAACGTCAGGAGCCTGAAATCGTCGTTCACGTTAAATGTGTCACCCTCCTGCGCCAACGACCCGAATCCCCGGCTCGAGATCCCCACCTTCGCACCCGACTTAAGGATGCTCCGGAGGTTGTTCCCTCGCTCGGTATCCAGGACTTCGGCCTCTCCGATGACCTTCCCGCCGTCACAGCGGAGGTCCGTAATGATGTGGCTGACCTCGTTCAGGCGGGTCCGGCCATCGGCAGGGTGGTCCAGGCATCCGAAGAGCTTCCGATCTTTCATCAACGGTCTTAGTCTCGAGATCTCACGCTCCCAGAGCGCATGGGGGTACACTCGGTTGTTCTTGTTCGGATTGTCCGCCAGAGCGAACTCCCCTCGCATGATCACCTTGCGAGCCCCACCGCCAGGCGCATCCTGCTCGACTAACTGCAAGCCTGGGGCGTCGTAGACTGTGGTTAAGAGTAACTTCTCCATCCGAGCCTCTCCCTAAGACCGGGTTACTCCCGGCTTAGACCGGGATGTCTTCCGGATTGGGCTTCTTCTCGACCAGGGTCGGGTTGTCCGGATCGTCGGTGTCGTGGAGCTTCTTGGTCGTCCCTGCGGCCGGTCCCGGGCCGAGCGCCTGGTCGACTTCCTGGGCCACCTGCAGGAACCGATCCATCACGGCCAGCACGTCCTGGGTCGAGGACTTGATCTCCTCTTCCTCGGGCTTCTGAGCGGCCGCCTGCTTGGTGAGCTCCTTGTCCGCCGTGTCGAGATCGTCGGCGGCCATCGTCGCGTCCTTCTTGTCGATGACCCCCTCCTCCGACAGGATGCGGAACTTGCTGGACAGGACGCTGATCATCTTCTTGACGTTGACGATCACGTCTTCGGGCTTGTCCTTCACGGAGGCGCTGGACAGCCGACGTCCGAGGCGCACCCTTGCCGCCTCGAGACGCCACATCGTCTCGCGCTGTTCGCTGGACCCGAGCTCCAGCCGCTTGGCCGCACGGGCGCAGGCCACACGGCCCGTGCCGCTCGCCAGCCAGGCCTTCCGATCGGCGCTGTTATTCAACGCCGGGCTCTTCTCGATCTCATCCCGACCTTTCGGGGGATCGTCATGTTCCTCCCCCGGGACCGGTGGATCGACGCCTGGTTCTTCTTGCCGGTCCTCTGCGACCAGCAATTTTCCCAGCCCGAGGATTTTCAAATCCTCCTCGAGCGTGGAGAGTCGTCCCGTCTTGTAAGGCATTGTGGGTCCTCCTATCGTGTTAAACGGTTACTGAAGAAACCGGATGTCGACGGATATCGGTTTCTTGACTAACTTACTGATCAAACGCCCTACCACCTCTGCGGAGTAGAGCCAATTAACAAACTCATCGTGAAGTTTGCCAATCGCCTTTGAGGAGACCTGTTGGTTGTCCCCTTCATCATCCAGACCGAGATCACCGAAGCTTTCAATCACTTCCTCTACGTTATTCAGATAGTCGTGTCCAAACTTAGTTACCGCTTGAATCACAGTGTCCCGCTCCACGCTCATGAACGGCTTGATCGAGTAGTTCTCCTCGAAGTCCGCCGTCAGCCCGGCCACTCCGTCGTAGAGCTCCTTGAGCCGCTTCACTGCGGAGGACAAGCTCGACCGGATCTGCTTGCCCCACCAGGAAGCATAAACCTCCGGGATCCCCTCATCACAGATCGCCTGATACTTCGGACGCAGGCGATTGCTGTCGAGGTCCAGGAGGTCGTCCCGGAGATAGTCGCGAATCCTCTTCTCGTTGGTCTGAAAATACTGCACCCAGGAAACGTTCTTCTTTAATGAGCTCATGATCTTCCCGACCGACTCGACGTTGTCCTTCACGAGCTTCACTTCCTCTCCGAGCTTTTTCTGCGCCTCCGCAAGCGGCTTCACTTCCCCTAGCGTTGGTATGCCGGAGTCGTTCAACAGGATCGTTCCCTCGTAGCACAGATCGCCACTCGAGAATACCACTCTCTGAGCGGTCGTGGCCACCAGTGCGGGATCCCGATACCCCGCCTTCTCAATGGCCACCGAGACGTTCTCGAGGAGCTCTTCGATGGAGCCCTTTCCAACGCTATTCATGAGAGCAGACTGATACTCGTTTGCCGAACCTGTGAACCGTAAGATTTTCATCGATAACTCCGAGCTTGCGTTTTTCTCACAAAAAGACAGCCCAGGACTGTAATGCATCGTGGACTTTCGGGCTTGATCGACGGTTGGTGAGTCGGGTGCTACCTAACTATTCTACCACAAAACCATTTATCGAAATCAAGAGGCTCCGATAAATCTTTATCGGACCGTCATTTGCGACCCCCCTTCTTCATGTATTTACCATAGCCCCGCACGGTCTCCCTGATCTCAAGCATGAGAGGCTTCAGTATCTTGACGGATTGCTGTAGCTCCTTGTTTTCAAGCAACGACCGGCGCATCTTGTTCTCAAGAATGAGGTTCTGGCGGTTCGTCCCGTGAGGACCGAGAATGCGCTCGGACTGCTTCTGGAAGTCGACCTCCGTCTGCGGGGGAGTCTTGCTCTTCCACTCCTCCGGAGGAACCTCACCGGTGGCTCCGCCTTTGGCCACAGAGTAGTCCCTGATCTCCTCGTCGCTGAAGTGGAAGATGTTCTTAAGGAGCCACTCCATTGAGACATACTCCCTCATCTGCGAGGCGACGTTCGCCCGGACGGAGAGCACGTCCATGTAGTTCTTCTCGAACACGAGCGACGGGACGGACATGTAGACGTCGAACTCGGCGGTCTTATCCGGGTCGATCCCCCGGGCGGCCAGGTGGACCTTGCTCATGTGCTTGAAGCCTTCCCTGAGCGATCGCTGGATCCGCAGGATCGTGCGGGCAAACCGGACGTCCTCCGAGGCCAGGATGTTCTTCGCCGACACATCTTCCTCGAACCCCAAATAGCTCTTAGGAATCTTGATAGCGGCGTAGAGCTTGTCCTTGAAGTACTCGAGGTCGTCGATGTTGTTCCACTCTAACCCACCGATCGACTCGATCTCCGTTGCCTTCTTTCCGTCCCGGGTCGCCACGAAGAAGTCCTCGTCTGAGGCAAGCGGGTTATAGCGTGTATCGAGCTTCCCGGTATTGGGGTTCACGAACTTCTTCTTCCGGAACGTGGCGACCTGGCGCTGGATGTAAGACTCGGCCTCGGCGGGCGACCTCTTCCCGACATCAATATAGAAGGCAAACCGGGCGGGCGCTCGGGTAAGGCGGTAGATAAGAGCGGCGTCTTCCATGAGCACCAGACGCCTCCATATCCAGCGGGCCGGATCGAGAACGCCTCTCCCATAAATATCCCAGCGTTGGCGTCCTCCGAGCTTGAAGTGGGCGCACTGCCAGTCCTCAAAGACGATCTCCCCGTCTCCCATCGTCTGCTTGCCTTCAACCTTGGCTCTGAACTCCTTCTCCGTCATCGGGGTGAACTGCCCCCGGATGTTCTGGATGTACCCGATCACTTCGCCCCGCAGGTCGATTACGCACCGCATGGTTGGCTGGGCGAGGTAAGATATGCCGCAAAGCCCCTCGTGTTCCTTAAGGAGAAGCTCGTGATACTCGTTTCCATACATACAGATGCCCCGGGAGATCGACCAGAGGTGGTCGTCGAGATAGAGCTTCTTGAAAACATCGTTCAGCTCACCAGCGAGATTCTCATCGTCGGACTCCACCCAGACCGACTCACCGGAAATTATGTTCGGTTGGCTGGATTCGTCAGCGTATATGTCCAGGGCGGAGGAGAGGTCAGGATAGTCATTCATATCTTCGTAGTCCATATACCTTCCTACGAGATCCTCCTCCATCTTGAGAATAGTCGAGAGATCATACCCGCCCATCGCAAGGGCAGATAGGAAGTCCCACATTTTGATAAGCTTTTCCCGAGCAGTCGGGACCTGCTTACCCTTCTCGCCTGCCCACCACTTCTTTAGGAAATCAAAGGCCATAGGATTACGCTAAGATAGTCCTCGTTGGAATGTTCTCGTCTGGCTTGAGCAGAACGACGTGCTCTGCCGGACGGGGAGGGATGAACCCGCCCACGACGATCGTGCAACAGCAGTAGGCGCAGATATACGGGGACCTCTCCCTGGCGTTCAATGGGGCCCCGCAGTTAGGGCAACGGAGGGCCTGCAGGGACGTCTCGACCGGAGCCAGGGCGGGAACACCCGAAACGCCTCGGGGTGGGCTGTCCGGGTCAATACCCGACGTCGGCTGGTAACCTCCGGCTATGGGCTGGTCCCACGATGCCACAAGCCTTTTCTGCTCGGATATCCCCCGCTTAACCGTGTCCACCATCTTCAACAGCGCATCGCAGGACTGGCTCATGGGGTCGGCGGCTTCTGCTCCGCACTGAGCTTGTGGGCTTCCCATCCAGAGTCGAAACAGAATTTGGCAAACAGGCTGAGGAGCTTCTCCACCTTCCCCTTCGCGACGTACCGGCTCACCTTCTCGTCGTAGGCTGGGGAACAGACGAACTCTTCGAACATCATTTCCTGCTTGTCCATCAGGGCTTCTTTATCCAGGTGCCGACCTTGCTCATCACTTTCGTGTTCCAGATACGACCGACCCACTCGAACACCTCGAGGGCCCCGAGGCCCAAAAAGATCGTCGCGAAGTTCGGCGGTCCAGAGAACCAGCTCACGACGATATCGACCTTCGGCTTCCAGTAAGGTCCCGTCCCAAAGAACGACCCGACGAGTTTCAGTATCTCCGGCAGGAGCCCGACCGCCCAGATCCCGTAAAAGGCCGTGTAGACCCCGAGGGCAGTCCACAGATCGAAGGTATGCTCCTTCAGCCAGGCATCATACTTCTTGAGGGTGTCTCCGTTGGTCGTGCTCTGCCCGGACTTCTTCTGGCTCTCGAGATACAGGTGATACCGGAAGTTCATGTCGATGACTATCCCGAGCAGACCCCACAGGTAGACCAACGTCCTGTAGATCAGAAACGACCTCACGCGAAGTGCTCCCTGATCTGGGCGATCAGATCGGCCACGGAGTAGACGATCTCGAGCTTGGGCCGGACCAGTGTGGTCTGGATCTCCACGTCCTGCTTCCGCTTGTAGTCCGGATGGACGCCCACGAAGAGCTTCTTGCTCGTCCTGATCCACGACCCAAGTTCATACAGCACGATCGGGCAGAGGGTCTCCGCAGGGAACCAAAAGGAAACCGCCTGAGCCTTCCTCAAGTGGCGGAACTCCCACTCAATCTGGTCACGGGCGGCGGTCGGGTCCCCGATCGGGAAATTCTCCCTCCGGGGATTCAGGACGGCGATGTCGAGGTCCGCCAGTCCGGCGACGACCTCCTTCTGCCAGTCAACGCATCCCGTAATGCCACCAGCCAAAAACACTGCGGGGCGATCGCCATCCCACTCTGCTGGACTCTCAACGTAAATCATCTGGATCCCTCCGTAGGTTAAAGTCTACTGCGTTGGCCCGCATTTTGTTCCAGTGAGATCACTCACGGATGTAACAGGACGCCCGCCGAGGGCACCCGCGTCGTCGGCTCGCAGTAGACGGGGCAGTCAGTGCTGGCGTATGCACTGAGAGATAAAACGGAGGATGACCTCTGGACGTATCCATTGGCCCCTCCTCCATTCGATGACTGAGGCTTCACACCGCTTGTATTCTCCGTAGAACCGACCTCAATATATTGTGGTCATTTCGGCTGATGGGTATAAGTTTACTTAAAATCGTTTACCTTTGTCAATACCCCTCCCGTAATTTATCGTCAAAAGGTTATCCACAGCCTTGCGAAAATCCTGTGTAAAAAACTTTTGTAGAAGGGGTCTTTCTTCTGCCGATAGTGCTGGACCCAGTCGTCCACGATCAGCCAGTAGCCGAGGACGTAGACCGTCCAGACGACCCACTCCGGCCACCTCGTCAGGTGGATCGGGGCGATCACCACCATCAACCAGCCGTAGTAAAGATGATGAAGCTCGTCCTTGTTGAAGGCGAAAGCCCAGGGCAGGGTGATCATCGTGAGCACAGCCACGAGTCCCGAGGCGAACCCAAGCCCGGCGAACATGATCCGAAACACCAAGTCGTTCACGGTCTCCTTTCCCAAGAGAGAACCCGCCCTCAGTGGGCGGGATCCTCCTTGCTCGGCTATTTCTTCTTAGCCTTCTCCTTTGGGGGCACCTTCTCCCCCGGCTTGGTTTCGGGTTGTTTCTTCTCCTCTGGAACCACAGGGGTAATCCCGGCCCCAAAGGATAACTGCACGGGCTGAAGAGTCATGAGGCATTCCTTCTTGAGCAGGGAGGTGAGATAGTCGGCCATCCCCTCCGAGGCCGTAGACTCGAACGCGATCTTCGCCTTCACGACCTCCTTGTCTCCTTCCTGCACCATCGAGAAGGAGACTGCCTTCACTCGTCCCGTCATCTGGTTTGGTCCCACGTCTGCATCCTCCTGGTTAAATTTCCACAACCCCGATCCGCACGACCTTGCCGGGAAGCCGGGGGTTGATCCGGTAGACCGGCTCGTCCTCGTCCACGACGAACGGGATCGTCCTGAACGCCCCGTTCACGTCGAACACGTCCACCTCGACCTTGACGTCCCCCCGGGCCTTGAAGTACCTGCTGACCCGGAACTCCACCCCGTAGATCGACACGCCCCGGCATCCCGGTCCGAGCTCCGACACGGGTAGGCTGTTAAGGGGGTAGGCCTTGTCGGAGGCCTTACTCCCTGGACCCGTCACGAAGAGAGGCCGTAGGGCATATTCTGGGGCTTTGGGAGGCATTTTGGGGGCATAGTGAGGGGGACGGACAATGGGCGGGACATAGGGAACGTCCGATCCCCGCTCGGGAAGGCAAAACCGGAGGCAGTCCCAGCGGGAGAGCGACTGCTCCTTATTCTTACGCTTCATGCGATCTCCTTTCAATCATTCCGGACAATATCGGTATCCTCTGAATCGCAACGGGGGCACTTGACATCCCCTTCGTCCTCCCATTCGTGACCACAGGCATTGCACCTGCGGAGCTCGTTAACCTCGGACAGGCTCATTATACTTAAAACGGGATATCTGCGTCAGAAGGAACCGTTCCCCCAACCACATCCGCCCGAGGCGCAGGAGACGCTGAAGCTCTCTTGAGGCTAGGCATATCTTTTCCCGCAAGCTCCAACAGAGATGGGCCCCACCGTTCCGCAGTTTTGGGATGATCCGTCTCGCCCAAAACGAACTGCACGTCGACCACGTCCCCTGTCCTTAAGGCAAACCACTTATCACGGATGAACAGGTGGGCTTGAAGCATCGTCCGGTCTCCCCACTGGGCCGGATCGTAATGAGCTATGTCCCTGGTGAGAAAAATGAGAAGGACGTAAGAACCCTGCCCATCCACTCCTTCCACGTCTTGCCCGAACCCGGCCAGAGCCAGAAGCCATCGCTCGCCTCCATCGGTAGGGTTTAGCCGGATCCCGATTGCGGGAATAAGCGTCCCCACGTCCCTGATCTCGAACATCTTGATATCCATCGTGCATCCCTCCGTTTATAAATACCCTCGCACCCCGAACTTTTCTTCCCGGGATCCATCGTCTCTCTCCATAACGACCCGTTTCTTTCTCCGGAAAACCCGAGCTATGATCCAGTCCCCACATCCATCCGCAACCCATCCGAGAAACATCATCAGTAGGGAAATCGAAACGACCAAACACAGAATTAAGCCGAGTATTACGTTTATCCAATCTAGCACATTCATAACCCCTCCGCTCCGAACTTCTCTTCCCGTTCGATCTTGACGTTTGCCGGGGTCCCGCTCAAGGATATCCACAAGATCGAACGGGAAGAGAAGTATGGCGGGGACGGACGTGAGCCACTACAGGCTCCCCTTCACGCCGAAGGGTTCTTCCTTGTCGGGATCCGGGGTCGGTCTTTTGCCCGGGGCGACCCGGCGGGCCTGACCGCCCGCTACCCACAGAAGGTCTCTCTCTATGGTCCTTCCGCTCCCATTACAGACTGGACAGGAACTACGGCTCCCGGGATAGCCATCAATTCCCACTTCACCCAGACCGCCACAGCGAGGGCAAGCCTCATCGACCGCTCGGCGGGCTTCCTTTATCTTGTCCTCCAACACGGTCTTATAAATTGTGAAGGATATCATCCCAGCAGAAACGAGGCAACAGACGGCGGACAGAAGAAGATAATACCACGGCTTATGGCTCACAAAATACTCCCGGGAAAACATCACGGTGAAATAGGCGTAGATGATAGCCTGAGCTATTCCGGGGGCCCAGCGGGCGAACAGATCAGACCCTTTTTGAGACATAGTAGCCCTCGTGTCCCCACTCCCCTTCGAGATGAACCAGTCTGAGCTTCCGGAGCTTCCCGAGATAAGCACCGCCCGCCGTGTGCATCCCGCCTCCCTTGTGGGTCCCGTTCCCGCACCGATACCGCTTCTCCCAGCACTCCGAGTCCGGCCACATCAGCTTCGCAAACCGCTGAGGCCGGATCCCGGGGTTGGCCTGCACGATCGCCAGGGCTTGCTTCTGCTTGGGCGTGAGAAGAGCGGTTCTCGCGTCCGCTAAGTCCGCCTTCAGTTTCCGTATCTTTCTCGAAACCATCCTAACCTGCTTTTTGAACTTGTCGCTCGAGCGCATCGAGCTCCTCCGTGGTCATGAGTTCCTGGGCCCGGGCGGCCACTGAAATGAGCGGAGCGAGCTTCTCCATATACTCCGGAGGCACCGTCGTCCCGTCCATGAACTTGAGGTTAGAAAATGAATCCCGCATAATTCCCTCCTGATGCTAGGTGTTTACGAATCCGGGCAACCACCTCAAAGCCCAAATCCGTCATCCGGACCGACCCGTTGACCATCGACATCACGGTGACCATCCCGGACTTCTCGAGATCGTCCAGGCAGTCCCAGTCGTCGTGACCGGGAATGACTGACCCGTCCCTGAGTCGGGTAGCGTAGCCCGGGGCCCAGTGGCCTCCCTGAGATCCCGGATGCTTCTCCGGGTTCGTTCTCATGTGCCGGAAGTCCAGCTCGCCCTTGTTGTCCACGCACCGGCTCTCGGCGTAGGTCAGCGTGGACCAGTGGTCTTTCCCAAACTGCTCTACTTGAATGGGCTCGCTCATCTTCGTTTCCCCCGCTTGTTCTTCTTCCGCATCACAGCACCTTCCAGATTCTCCGTGCGATCATCCCGCCCAGGTAAACGGTGCCCGAGGCGAACCCCATGTAAAACCCGATCTTAGAGTGGGGAACCGCCAGAGCAACCCCGAGAGGAATAAACCCGAGAACCACGCCCGTTAGAATACAGAATAGATATCGCATCACAGCCTCCTCAGTTTGTCCCGCAAGCGATCGGCCCTTGCACGGAACGCCTTCGCCATCCCCTGGCAGGTGGCGCACTTGCAGTGGGCCCAGGTCTTGGCGTTCGCCTCGCAACGCTGAATCTCATCCGTGATCATTTCCGTGACGTCTACGGTCAGCTTCTTCTCGCTTCCCATTCCCCCACCTTCTGAAGGGTGTAACGGTACTCCCTTATAGTATGCCTTAAATTGGGATGAAAGTAAACAGCCTTCGTTCGGTCCAGATACCACTTCGGGTCTTTGATCGCCTTCTCGCAGGCCTCGGCTATCTCGTGGATGTGTGGTAGCGAGCCCGGGCGACCCACATAGCCAAGCCCTTCTGCATCACCCCGCAACAGTTACAATGGACGCAGATCTCCCCGTAGCTCCACATGATGGCATAGCACTTCTTGGTGGCCGGGACGCAGATCGCTATGTGACCCGTCCTCATATAGCTCCCCGGACCCCGAAGGCTTCCTCTCCGGGCGGGTTTAAAGGCACCATCCCCTTCGCCGACCGGACGGCAAAGAGAGCGGCCTTGCAGATCGCCTCGGGAAAGTTCGTAGCCCCAAACTCGCCCTTGAGCGGGAAGACGTGAACACCGTCCCCGACATCAATAAAGCTCGCACGGTAACGGCGGCTATCGTAAGTCAGAGAACACAAGCTCGTATGGGCCCTCATCATCGAGACAACCTGCCAGACCCATTCTTCGTTGGTAGAATAAAAACGGAGGGGATGGGGATGAACGGGAAGGTTCGAAGAAGGATTTACTATCCCCACGCAGATCGGACGGTTGGGATGAACGTCTGGGCCGAGAGGAAACCCGGGATACTTCCCCCAGAATTCCTCCCGATGCTCAAAGACTTCTTCTATGATAACTTCCCGGGCGATGCGGATGTCCATAAACTCCCCCGGCTCCATCGCGTCAAGCACTTGATATAACTGCCCGATGTTGACCCCTGCCGAGGCCACCGTCTCTATGGTGTCTATCGAACCACAATACGGGCAGGACGGGCTCCCGATGTTATTGAACACCCCACTGCAAAGATTGCACCTTCGCATCACGGCACTCCCCCGATCCCTGACGACCCGCCCATCCGGGGCCCTGACGACATCCTCCCGGAAGCCAACCGAGTAAGGTCCTAAGTCGGGAGTGCTGAGATCAGCCATCACAAACTCCCCACCACGGCAATCTCCTTCCGCTTCCGCTCCTGCTCGGCCTCATGCTCGGCTACCGCCTTCTCGCAACAGGCCGGAGTCCCCTCCTCGTCCACCTCCCAGTCCCGGCCACAGAGCGAGCAGACGTCGAACTCCTCCTTCTCGAGCGATACCCGGTACTTCGAGAAGGCATCATGCTCCTTCAAGAGCTTCTCGAGATCCTCAGCCGCATCCTCCCAGTTCCGGGGGGTGTCGTAGTAGAGGGCGGGATCCACCTCTATCCAATGGCGCAGGGTCTTCTTGATTCTCATGGGGCTAAACAGGGCCTCTAAGGGGTCTGAAAAGGGCATCCATCAATGCTAGTGAGTGCAGGAGTATGCAGTCGGGAAAATCATAAGTCATTGAAAAAGTGCTCGTTGTGGATTTTGAAGTGCCAAACCTATACCGATACTTTGTGAAAATCAAGATTTGCGTGCTCGAGGTCCCTTAAAGGACATCTCTTGGGGGGCGGTAAATGAGCCTGAACGGGAAGGAAGACCCTCCGGGAACAGAGTGGAGAATGACTTCCAAGCGGCACCTGGCAGTAGAAGCATTCCCCGCAGTGCTCTATGATGTCGGTGATCCCGAGGATTGTCTCGAACTTAGCCACATCTAATCCCTCTTATCCCGCTCGATAAACAGCTTCATCCCGCCGTGCTTCCTGACCCACTCCTCCAACGGTTTGCTCTGCTCGACGAAGCCCCCGAGGTCGGCAAGCGAAACAATCAGGACGTCAGTATGAGAGTAGACCGCCGACGGCATCTTCGAGATGTACCCGAGCATGTTCGATCCCATCAGGTAATCCCCCATGACCCCTTCATACTTGGCATGCACCCCTTCAGTCAACCTCCCGGTCGGCCAGTTATTTTCGACGAGCAGTATCCGCACGACGGAGTTCACAACAAAGGCCGGACCGGCATAGGAAGGTTCTTTGACCACGACGATCTTCCCGGCATACTTCGGATCGTGGTGGGCTCGCCAGTTCTCCACCTGCACGATCTCCGCATCGAATCCGAGCTTCTTCTTGATCATAGCCTTCATTTTCTCGGCCTCGATCATGTGCTTCTGCATCGTCTCGGCAGACATCGTCTCCGCCACCGGCTCATACGCCCGCTTCGCCACACCCAACAGCTCGTTAAAATCTCGCATCACAGCCCTCCTCCCTGTAGCCCATATCGAGAAGCATCCTCCCCATAAGTCGATACCCCGGACTTCGACCCGGATATAATGTCGGCCTAAAATGCCTCGGCAGGTCGGCCCGAGCAACGGACAGCCCACCATCCTCCTTTCTTTCACGAGGAGAAGGGTTATGGGCTATGTAAATCCCATGCACCTTGTCCGTCCAGCCTCCCCTCACCTTTCTGGCCACGGAGCCTTCCCGTTAAGCTGACAGGCCGGAAAGAGAGATACAGGATGCCTCTTGGCCCTCCACCCCGGGCTCGAGGCCTTAAAGATGATGTCATACCTCATCTCGGTTGCCCGGGCACACATGAGCTCCCCTCCGGCCACCAGGAACATACAGCAGTTCGCTCCCTTGCCTCCCCCGCACTTCTCGAAGGAGGGATTCGGGTTCTCTGGACCCAGATCTTCGAGCTCCTCCTTGTTCGTCCCGCAGAAACTCGTCGTCCCTTCGTAGACGACGGGAATCTCGTAAGACGCACAGGTTCCCATAAAGTCGGGAACGACGAGGCCCTTCTTTCCCGTTGTGGCGTTCAGAACGATATGCCCGATCTTAAACATCATGGCGTCATCCTGAACATGTCCTGCACGATTTCATGCGTCCGGTAGTCCCAGGTAAGACCACAGGCCAAGCAATGACCATGACCGCATCCTCCGAGCTGGATGACCCGACTCCGGCAGTCTGGATTCGGGCATCTCTCCATCGGATCGGTCCAGTCGTATTTGACTTCCTTCTTCTCGGCCATCGGTCTCTCCTCGTATTATAAGTTCTTAACTGACGGGGCCGGATTCGAACCGGCTTACGTGTTTCGCTTTTATAGGATCGCATACGGCAACCGCTACCGACAGCGTGCAACGCCTACATTCGGTCATCGGGCGTGTTCCCACCACACCGCACCGTCAGTTCATTTTCAAGGCGGGCAGGGAGGAAGCAGTACCTATCCCCTAGCTTCCGGGCTTAGGATTCAGCCGGACAGGTTGGCCTATCCCCCGTCCCACTTCCCACGCCCGCCAGAAACATTATACCTATTCCCAACGTAACAGTCAAGTCCCTACGAAATTTTCCTTCTCGACTTAACCCACGCTATGAACGAGCGTCTCGTAGCTCTACGGGACGACGTTAGCATAGACCCGAAGAAGGCATTCCAGAACCTCTTGCTGTGGGGCTCATTGAACGGGACGTCTACCGGGGGTTGGGGAGGGGTATTTAGAATCTTCTCCATGCTCCTCTTGAGATCGCCAAGAGGGTCGTTGGATCCCGGACCGGCTGTCGTATCACTCCATCCCGTCTTCAATGGGCGGCTATAGCCACTGCTGGCGCCAGCAGTTAGGAATGGTGATCGCGACGAACCTTGACATCCGGAAGGACCGGCGTGATCTTAATGTTCCCGAGGGTCTCATCCCGAATGACGACCTCCCGAATGAGCTTCCCGGGAATCGAAGCAAGGGTGATCCAATTCGCGGCCCATATCTTTCCGGGGCCGATCGGGTCGACCGCTCCCGGGCCGACATAGAGATAGGTCGGCCTCAATCGAGCTTTCTTGGCCGAGGCTTTCGATACGACGTTCACATCGTAGACAAGACCCCTTCCGATGTGGACGACCTTCTTCTCCTCGTCCACCCCGATAAGGGGCCCAATCACGGTCTGAAGGACGCACGTCCTTCTCTCCCGCAAGACCACCGTCACGTCCCGACCGACATACTGCCTTAGTTCGACGAACGATCCTCCCCCTTCATCCGACATCCACTCCGCTCTCGACATACTTCCTCCTTGCATTAAAGGTTAACTGCACTACGTCATATCGGTCACAGCAGAAGTCGTGATCCCCATCCTCCGAAGCATCCTCTTGGCATCCCGCAGGACTGGCCAGCGTCGGGCATCGTGCTCCCGGTCCAGCAGACAACACCGAATCATTTCCTGCTTCTTGCACTTCCTCAGCCCCCGGTTCTTCTTGTTCCTGATCCTCCGGACACAGGCCGAGCAGACTGGCAGGGTCTTAATGATCTCATCGAACTTAGACCCGTTCCACATCGGGGCAGACGCCGTAAGAATCCTGATAATCTCTTCAGCCTCGGGCATGGCCATTCATCCCAGATCGCAGGGGAAGCCTCCGAACGGAATTTCGGGATACGCATTCCCGCTGGCCGTCAGTAAACTCCACTAGAATGCTATTCATTGAACCCCGTGCGATAACACGGCACTCCCGACCGTATAGCTGTTTTCGCTTTGGGTTGTTTTTCCAGGCGTAATAATGGGTCATCTACTCGGACGTATCAGAGTATTTTTTGTAGAGCTGATCCACAAGTCCGGCCCCTCTCTCCATCGTCATGCGTCTCGTAATGACATGCAGACAGCAATCAAGAAGGTGCTTGATCTGGCACTTCCGCATTCCGAGATGAACGATGGTTTCCTGGTGGCATTTCGGGCACGTAACGTGAAACATGTTCTTCAGCTTGAAGGCCTCGCATATCCTACGCCAGAGATACGTCAGATCGGGATCCTCTTCGTAATTCCGGGGGATACGGGGAAGGACGCTCATAGCCACAGCCCTTTCTTCATCCGGATATCCACACACACCTTCCGGCCCTCAACCCACGACTTGATTATCTTACCTGCCCCCTCACCGGCGATCGTGACCTCTGTCCCCATGACCTTCGTGGCGAGATCCTGAAGGCCATTTGGATCGAATCCCCGTCCGGTTATCGTAGACATGTCTGCATCGATTAAAACCGCCCGCACGAACCTTTGAACTATCGGGGTCTTGTTGGCCATCCTCCCCTCCCTCCCTCTTCCTGTGGAATCATCCCCCCGATCACCCAGGAGTCTCCCTTGGGCCCCTCATCCTCGGGTTCGGGCGATTCGCTGATCCCAAGCCTCGGCTCCGGAAGCTCTGCCCCGGACACGGTGTGCATGTCGATCTGGTAGGTCACCCCAGCAAGCCCATCGGCGACGTCCTTGCTCCCACCTTCGGGGTGATCGATCTTCTGACTCCCCACGTCGTATTGAAGCTCCCGTAGTTCCTTCTCGAGGATATAGTAGTGGTAGAAGATCGCCCGATCCTCATAGAGAGACGTCCGGCAGGACCGGTAGGGCTCCGGCGTCGTGTCCACGGACTGGATGGTCGCATCGAAGCCCCGGGCGTTGAACTGCTGGATGCTGTCCGCGCTCTGGTAGGTATCTGCCGTGATCTTCAGAATGTGGAACCCATGCTCCACGAAGTCGTAGATGATACCCCTGATCTCCGCAAAGCTGATCTCCCCGCCCGGTGGAGCCTGGACCGCCAGAGTAAGGTCGGTCCGGATGACAGGAACCTCCTCAAAATATTCCATGAGGACGTTCTCCTCGGACTCCTCCCGCTTCTGCCTCTTGACCCGAACCTTCCCCGCAGAGTGAGCGATGACCACACCCGTTCGGTCGCCGGACTTCGATGTGTCAATGTGAACGAACCGTGGGGCATCCGGGCTCTCCCGTGGGACCCTCTCACCCCGCTCGTTGGTCGTGCAGAGATAGTCCCAGTCGATCGTATACCTCTCCCCGCTCATGTGGATGAGGCTTCCCCCGCAACGGAAGGGGTTCTTCCTCTCCCTCTCCCGATCGAAGGCCTGGGCGATCTTCTCCCTACGGTGGATGAAGGGGTTGATCGCCGTCGTGGAGATCCCGGCAAAGTCCCTGAGTGACCCATCGATATCGTCCTCAAAGTTCTTCCGGAAGTCCTCCGGGACTTCGATAATGAAGCACCCCTCCTCGAGGAGGGGCTCCTCTCCGGGAGAAAGAATCCGCGACGGGATCCGCTCGTTGCCGACGAACACCCGGAACCTCTTGCTCTGCATAAAAACCTGTTCCCGAGTATCCCACAGCGAATAATCCCGCACGAACACGTGAGGATCGTTCTTGACCTCTGCGATCTTCCGGTCCAGAAAGTCGGTCTTGCTCCGCTTGGACGACACCAGGAACAGGATGCCGGGGAGCTTCCCGTGCTTCATGTAACGGGACTGCATGCGCCGGCTCAAGGCGTAGTAAAGTCCCTCGGCCTTGCCATAAATCCTCGTCCCGAAAATCGGGATGGCCTTGTTTTTATGACCGAGATCCATGAAGTTAGTTTCATCAACTACAGCACTGATCACATTTTGTCCGAGAACGGAAGTATCCTGCGAGCTGGCAACGGAGAGGAAAATCTTGTTCGGGAACCTAAGCTCCTCCTGCGTCTCTGCAAACTTGAACTCCTCCCGAAAGTAGGGGATGGCGTTCAGCATGGCGGCAATTTCCCCGAACACAACGTGCTTGGCAAGCTTCAGGGTGAGAGAGATGAAGGAGATGACGATCGAAGTGGTCTCCATCTGACCGTAGGTCATCTGCGGGCTCCGCAGAAGGGACGTCTGATAGAGGGAGTAGAGCTCGGCTACATCCACGACCGTGGTCTTGCCCCATCCGATCGCCCCGGTCACCAGGGCTTCATAATACTCCCCGGAGAATAGCTCGTAGAGATCATCGATGATCTTGGGGAAAACCTGGATCCCCAACCGCCCGAAAAAGTAATCGTTGGTCAGAAAGGTTTCTATATCTACGGGCTGGCTCTTGTATTCCATGCGACTGAGGGTCTTTTCGAAATCCTCCCCAATAACATCCAGGTTCCGGACATACAACATGATGGCTTCGATCTCATCGGGACCCAACCCCTGCAATTCAGGTATGGTGTCCCAGAGAGCATCATCCACCGTCCGGATGCTCCGGCTATGTCCCCCTGAAGTTTCGATCATCTTTCCACGTCCACCTCAACCGCCATATTCCCCCGTCTGGCTTTTGGCCGCCTTCCCTCCTGGACCGCATCGATAGACGGCCTCATTCCAATGAGCTTGGACATCCCCTCCGGCCCGAGGCCCCTTAGCTTCCGGATAACCCCGAGGACCCTGGTCCGCTTCTCCGGCGTCTCCAAGACGTTCATGAGAGCCCGGCTATGACCGAACTGCTTGTGGGCATCCGACATAATGCGGCTCATGTCGTCCGGCCCACCACCTTCCATCCAAGGCACGTGCCTTCTGAAAATCCCTAGATCCATTTCCTTGTCCATGATCGTCTCGAGAATCTTCCGGGCGACCTCAACCTCAAAAGCGTTCTTGAAAATCTTGTGAATCTGGCGCTCGGTGGCGAGATCGATATTCAGGCGTTCCTTCTGGATGGCATAAATCTCCCACAGTTCCTTGATAGGCCGGATTCCGGCCTCAAGAGCTTCGATAGCCTTAGATATGGTGGGAGGGATTCTGGTCGAGGCAAGTTCGCCGGGCGGAATAGACTCTCGGAATGCGTCCACAACCCGGCGAAGGCTTTCGAGCTTAACGTCCGTGTATTCGTTCTGGCTCTGGATGAACTCCGCTATTTTTAGGGCGGGCTGGCCTTCCCTGATTCTCCGATCTACCTCGGGAAAGCAGATTAGGCCGCGAAGACGTTCAATCTTCGCTCGGGGGAAGGGTATTTTAGCAAACGTCCTTCCCCCGCTGTTGACTCGATGACGATAATGTTTTGGCATCCGTAATCAAGAGGTTGCTTTTGAAGGTGGTCCGATAGAAACGCTTCTTACGTCCTCAAAGACTTCAAAGCTCATTCCCTTCATCATGGCTTGAATCCCCTCCGATTTTCCCGTCCGGAGAGCATCAAGAAACTCGGGGATCGACGTATCCGGTTCTTCCTCCCTAAGTGTGATCTTGAGGACGACGGTTTTAGTTACCGGTCCCAAGGTACACCTCCCGGGTTAAACGGCCGGTGGAGGGATGGGCGATTCGGGTGCGGTTGGCGATTCCACAGCCGGAGGAACAGGCACCTCCGGAAGAGGAGCTAACTGCAACGTCCGCTCGAGCTCCCGCAGGCGCTTACACTCGTCGGCGACCTGCCCCCGGAACTCCATCATCTTTCGCTCCATATCCCCGATGGAGTTTACGAGCGATGCGAGATACTTAGCCTTGAGCTCTTCGATGGTAAGATTCTCGAGGCTCACAGACAGGTCAGTAGCGTAAGCTGTGCTCACATCGCATGGGTTGAGAAGGCGGTCCTCCTCGTGCTTGGACGGTCTTGTCCGGGACAGGGAAGCCCCGAACGTCCGCACGATCTCCATCTGCCCGCTCGTGATGGCCGGATCGACCCAGGCCGGGAAGATCAGGACGAGGAGATAGTAGAAAAACTCCTCCGAAGCGTCGTTGATCATCGAGACGCCCTTCTCCCAGTTAAGAAGGAAGGCATCCCCGGAGAAGTTAAGGCCAATGTCGTCGTCGGTGATCATCTTGATCATGCCCCGTTCCATCATGGCCGAGGCAGTCTCCTGCGTCCGCTGGGCGACGTCCTTGTAGCCCTGCAGGAACTCCACAGATCTCCCGCACATGTCCCTGGTGGATTCGATGACCTTGATAAACGCCTCGGCTACGTCGTTCACCTCATCGCTCTTTTGGCGACGAAGCTCGTAAAGCCACTCCATCTTGGCTTTCAGGCCCGCCGACCGGGCTCCGTTCAGGTGGGACACGCCGATAAACTTCTCGAGGCGGTCGAGAAAGTCCCGCTTCTTATTCCGCAGGACTTCTACTTCTTCGATCTTCATCATGGTGGGTCTCCTTATTCTAATGCCTAAAGAGTTTCTGTAGCAGGCACAGGGTTCTGAGTCTGATACCAGCGGAAAGCCTGCTCGAAGGGTGCGTTCACGTCCTGCCCATGATCATAGGCACGGGTAGCAATTTGCTCAGCAAGTTCAAAGACGGCATCATTGGCCACGACGAACAGAATCTTCTTGTCGCTCCCTTGGTACGAAAAGACCATGAAATTCGACCGGAGCTGATCCCCGTGCTCTAAGAATAGTTTCCGGAGGAGAGCGGACAATCCCTCCATCGAGTTGACGTTCTTGGACATGCGAGCAAACTCATCGACGACCTTCTTTGGGGCCCCCGACTGCCCCAAGCCTTCCCCGACGTTTTTTAGGAGCTCTTCAAACTTCCCCCGATCGGTAAAGGCGAACAGCTTCTGCAACGCCTCATCGCCGTACCGGATGGCCATGTCCTCGTAAAGTTTCTTGAACTTCAAGGGGTTCATCCTACCCCGCAGAACGTTCAGACGGACGGTCAGAAACTTCTGGAGGTCCACATCCTGAAACCGGGCATCGGTCAAGACGTTCACGGGGATCTGGCGCCACTTATCGGGATCCTGCTCCCGCAAGACCTTAATCGCCCTGATCCGGTGCTCTCCCCCAAGAATCCGGTAATTCCCGCTGTCGAGCGGGACGACCTCGGCGTAGGAGATATAGCCCATCGTTCCGATCTCCTCCACCAGTCGATCGAACTCATCGTCCGTCATCTGGTTGGGATTCCAGTCGTTGGCCACGAGCTTGTCCGGGTCGACCATCTGAACCACGCCCGGAACGGCTGTGACCCCCTGGATCCCCTCCGTAGGGGTAATTCCCGACCCGGGGACAGGCTGTGGCGCCTGAGAACCCTCATGGGGGGCTTCCGTAGGGGCTACAGGGGCTTCTGGGAGGCTTTTCTCGGCCTGGGGAGGGGTAGTAGCCTCGCTCGGGCTCTCCCCCTCTTTTGGGGCTTCTTCGACCGGGACAGGCTTTCGCCCTTTCCCGAACTTGTCGACGACTCTTCGGAACGACCTTTTCTGCTTCTGCTTCTTCATTGCACCCCCATCGAGACGGGAATCTTTCCCCTGGTTATGATCGCATCGAAAACCATCCGGATGACCTCATGGGTATCAAAGCCCCAGTCGCTCGGATCGTCCCCGAAGGCGACCTTGTGGACTTGATTTATGAGATCGACGTATTCCTCACTATAGTGGTTGACGGGAAGAGTGGCATACTCCTTCTTCGACCCGCAGACCGAGCACTTGAAAAGCACCCGGTCAATCGTGACGTAGTGGATATTCCCGCCGTCCAGCTTCCGACCCCGTCCGGCCTTACCTATCAGCTCCAAGATATGACACGTCGGTCGAGCGGGTATCATCCGCTCCCGCCAGCCAAAAAACCCCCTGATCGCATTGATAAATCTTCTCATTTGTGCTCCTCGCATCCTCCCACAAATTCTCCGATCGGGACAACAGACTTCCCGCACTTAGGACAGTAAAAGACCTCTCCGCAACGGCATCGATCCCAGCCAAAGTATTTCATCTTATCCTGGTGGCCTTCGGCGGCACACTCCCGGATGGCATCCTCTCCGAGCGAAATAACCTTATCTTCATCCAATATACTCATTGGACTTCCGGCTGTAGGTGTATTTGATGTTCTCCCGAAGCCATGAATCGACGAGAAACCATAAAAGCGGCGTAAGAGCGGCCACGGCCACCAGAAAGACCACGAGCCCGCTGATCACGTGGATCCAGAACAGGGCCCCGTGAACCTGCGGGTGATCGACGACGAACCTTAGAATTGCATCCACGGTTCCTCCTTAGATAGTCATTACGCTGGCCGCCTCCCGAGGGGTAACCATCGTAGCCCCTCCGGATATTGCCCGCATGACTGCTCTCTTCGTTGTGAGATCGTAGTGCGGATGCCGATGATCCTGAAACCACAACCGCTTCAAATTCATCTTCTCAGCAAATCGATGAAGCTCATCGATGGTATCCGCCACCAGGTGCTTCCCATCCGTGTAGACAGCCATCACCCGAGTAGCGGCCAGCCCGCCGATGGTTTGCTCTTGATAAAAGGATCTCGCCCATCAAACGCTCCTGTCGAACGGGCTAGCCGTTTCATAGATAGCCTATCACCCTGATCTTGTCGTCGTCCGGAGGTTCCTGCTCCTCCTTCGCCTTCTCCCTCTCCTTGGCTAGCCACTGCTCTCTCCCGTCAGGTTCCTGGCGCACGTGGTGAGAAGCAAAGAATTTTCTTATATCGTTAATGGGCCTCTCCAACCCCCAGCAGAGACCCACAAACATAGCCAGGGACGTCATCATCTGCTCTATAGAACCAAGGTTCGGATAAGCCCAAAAACTCGAGCCGGTGATGTGATGGATGATCTTCATAATCACAAGTCCCATTGCCCCGGAAACCATCTTAACCGACCATTTGAGAATCCATTCCTTCCGCTCGTCCGTCACCCAAACCTCATTTCTTCGGTGGATCGAATACCACCCAGACGTTTACCGAGTCCGGAGGGTCCACGTGGTGTCCACGGAGATCGATCCGGTGGCCCTTGACAAGGCCTCCCTTGTCTCCGCACCAACGGAACCCAACCCCTTCGATGTAAACAATCGTGCCTTCCGGGAAGACAGCGGGATCCACTGCCACGACGCTTGAGCAGGCCTTTGCCCCGCTCGAAGTAACCTTCCCGTAAACGTAGTGGGTTAACTTAAATTTCCCGGCGTAGTTAAACCGGGCAGTAATTTCCTTGGCGATCGGCCCGTTAAGTTCTTCTGAAATGGTCACGCCGACCCATAAGGCCACCAGCATGATCACCGAGGCGGTGAGGGTCTTCATAAAACCTCCCAACATTAGGGGGACGAGTAAATCAAGAATCGTCACGACTTCCAACCTCTTCCTCCATCAGCAAATCCTCGGTTGAAATCACGTCCGGAACCTCTTCCTCTTCGGCCAGAACGGGATCCGGAATCGAACTCAAACTCCATATCGCTACCCCTCGGTTATCGGTTTCGACATTGCAGTGCATGCAGTAGTAAGTCCTCACCCTTCCATCGTCGGCGAACGGAACGGTCTCCGTCCCGCACTGGTCGCACTTAGGATCTGCTTCTGGCATACCTTAACAAATGCGCTTGCCGCATTTTCCCCCGCTCCGAAGAACCCTAAAGTGTTCCCCATTCCGTCTTTTCAAATTAACAGCGGAGCCGACATACGCATGTCCGTTAAAGAGGTTTCTTAGCCTATAAATGCCAGATAATTTTAGAGTAGTCATCGTTTCCAATTCTTTCCTAGGAGTGACGGATTGACGACCTTCTTAAAATCATCCAGCGGCATCAGATACCACATCTGAGGCGCCGGGAAATATATTTTAGTGAAGTGAAGCCGGACAAGGGTGTAGTCGTGGTCTCCCTGTTCCTTGCGGTCCCGGATAGCCGCATCGAGATGAGCCACACAAACCCGCTGGCTCTTCTTCTCGGTAGAGATCGGTGGGAGCTGGCTAGGCCCGAGTTGCCACTCTTCCGTATTCTCATTCAAAACCTTCTCAACATCCTGCTCCGGAAAACCCATCCACTCCCGAACCCCGTCCGGACGGGTGAAGCAAAGATTAAGAAGGGGTATCTTGCTTCTCTCCATCGCATGCACATCGAGCTGACGAAGCCACTGCGACTGGACAGACATAAACGACTTGGCAGTCTCCTTCTCTTGGCATAAAAAGCCGGGGAAAAAGACATCCTCCTTGCGGAAGTGGCCCGATCCGGACCCGGGCTGGGGACGTCCTCCCAGCTCCTTAGCGAGTTTCTTCTCGTGCGACAGACCCAACGGACGCCTCGAGATATTGGCAGACCTTCATCCTCCGGATCGCCCCGAGAGATTTCCCGACCTTCCGGGCATCCTTCGGACAAACCGCCACACCCCCAGTGAAGTCCCGGTCGTTCCTCAACAGAACTTCCCCATTACAGATAAAGCAAATTCCCTTACCGACGTATTCGTTCATCATACTCCTTAAATCGCCTGATCGTTTTCGTCGACGGCCCTGAGCACATGCCCTCCCCGCCCGACCCCAACCTGCTCAAACTCTTTGATATCATATTCGTTTGGGGGAGGATTTCCAGCCGACTGAAACATCGGGAAGACCCTCGTCATGATATCCTGAATCAGCAGGATGTGCTTGCATATCCGGACGTGCTGGAACACGAAGCTCGGGCAGGTGCAAGACCACGCCCCGGAAACCACGATGTAAATCGTCCCGGGATTCGTGAGGGAATCTACCTCCCACTCGTCTACTTTGATCCGTCGAGCTTGAGCCATGGCATCCTCAGTCCGGCTCCGGGAGGCCACGGCTCTTGTAGATCACCTTGTCGTTGCCATCGACCACGAGGAACCGTAGCTCCCCCTGCTTCTCCCAACGCTTCAGGAGAGATAGAACTATGGCTGGCGAACCCTTTGTCCCGATATTGTTACTCACGAAGTGAAGGCAGATCAGCGAGAGGGCATGAGAGGGCTTGTCCGTCTGCCCCATCTTCTTCGCCATCTCGATCGCTTCCATGACCGACTGGTGCTGATCCCGGTAGAGGACGAAGGAGGACCGGAACACCTCCTCCACCTGCGGGATAACTCCGGCCTCTTTCTTGACATGCTCCCGGAACTGAAAGACGTTCGAGGTCTCGGCGAGGGCAACGAGCTTCTTGATATTCTTAGGCGTAGCTACGCCCACGAGCTCCTTCGCCTTCTCGAAGCCAATTTCCGAGACCCCCTTGATCATCTCAGGATTATCCTTGTGCTTGACGCAGAAGTGCTCGTAGAGAGAGATCAGGTAATAAGCCTTCCGGCCCTTGAAACCCATCTCGGCTTCGATATAGTCCTCAAATCTTTCGAAGCCCCACTTCCTAAACATCTCCTTCGTGCTGACCCGGTAGAGGAGCCCTGCAAGCTCAAAATAGGCCTCCTCCACCCGCTCCTTTAACTGCACTGCCCGGCGCCTGACTTCGGACTCGGAAAGTCCATCCACAGACTTCTGAATCCTGGCTACCTCCAACATGGGCGTTCTCCCTTCTCATCGTTTGAGATTGCATCTACTCGGGGATATGAGACTCCCTTGAATCTGCTCCCCCTCCTTCGACTGGCGGGATTTTCCCGACATGGTTTGCTCTCGGCTTCCGGAGAGCGACAAAGCCCCTTCCCCTGATCTCGAGAAGGTTCCGGGCTCCGAGGGACTTGGCGGGATCCCCCGAGGCCGCTCGGTTCATGAGCTCCCCCCGAATGATCACGTAGTCCCCCTGCTTGACCTTCTCCCGGACGACCGGAATAACGTCCCCGAACATATTGATTCGGACCCACGTTACGATGTCCTCCGACCTCGAGCCCTTCTCGTTGATCACGATCACGAAGGTGCAGGCATCCATCCCTTCCTTCGTCTTATCGAACGCAGGGTCCCTGGCGACATTCCCCGCGACGACGACGTTGTTGATTCCGAGCATTAGGGTTTCCTCATGTTAGGGTGTCTTTCTGCCAAAGGCACCCGATAATAATACACCATAAGGGTTTACCGTTTTCAAGAGGGTGAGGAAACCCTATGCCCTTATAGCCCCTCCATCTTCAAAACCATGCGTGGGATTTTTATGCCCAACACCTTGCCCTTCAGATAGATGGCTATCATCCAGGCATCCATCATGTCCTTATTTTTGAATTCCATCCCCCGACTAGTTAGGAACTCCCAGAGCCGGTCCTTCTTGATCGCTCCCCCGCCCTTCGTTCCGATAAAGAACTTTCGGGCCGCCGTCGAACTGACGACCACAATCCTCTTTCCGAAGTTTGACCAGATCCCAGACTCCACCCAGCCCAGAAGCCTCCCGAGACTGAACTGAGGCCCCTGGAACTTGGAGTAGGCCGGACCCTCCACCCCGATCAGCCGGGGATCGTAAGACCCAACCTGATTCTGAATCTCAGTTGAGATATCGACAAGCCTTTGAAACCGACCTTCCTCATCGTCCTTCTTGACTTCACACCCTGCCCCGTATTGGTGGAACTCATCGTTGTCCAGGGAGAGCAGGACGATACCCGTCGACCGCAGGCTCAGGTCGATCCCCATGACACAGTTACGTTTAACTCCCACAAAAGAGGACTTGATTTTCTTCATGGGGTCTTCCAAGCTGTGTCGACGCACTGCTTGAGGGTCTGGCAATAAGCCCTCCGGGATGGTGCACAGGTAGCCTCCGGAACAGGCCCGGCCCCCGTGATGGCATCGAAAATCTTCTGGGACATCTCGAGATAGGGATTCACTATCGAGTTGTCGAGATCCACATCGAATCCCTTGAATAGGGCGGGATCCCTGGGCTTCCCCCGGGGGGCGTAAAGGATATGCCCCCTCGGGACCCCCTTGAGATGCATGTAAATCTGCGTCTGGTGAACGGCAGTAACCTTCGGGGCAGTCATCCGATTGAATGCCTGGGCGTCGACCGTCTTGATCTCCAAGAGGCGGTCCACCCCAGTGACCCCGTCCGTCCTCTTCATGGGCATCAGCAGGCCATCGTAATGCCCCCGCAAGTGATACTGTTTGCTCTCGATCGTCTGCTCCACGTACCGCCACTCCCCATCCTGACCGCAAACGCACTTAGCCGGGTAGTAGGTATTCTCTACGATCGTAAGACACTCCGGACACCGCCAGTCCCCGATCAGGATCCCGAGCTGTCCCAAGTAGGTCTGGACCAACTCGTGAATCTTCGTCCCGACGTCCATGATATAGCCACTGTGGATGTCCACCTTTCTTGTTAGAGTAAGATTGTGGATCGAAGCCAGAGCGACCTCCCGGGGACAAAAGTCCTGATTCACAATGTTGGACACCCGGATAAAGTCCTCCGGGCCGAGGGGCTTCACAACCTGAACTCTCGTCCACATCTCGAGTGCCGATGCGACGTCCGACTTCGCTACGGGCGGCTCGGGTTTCTTCTCCTTATGCGGCTTGGCTAATGGTTCGGCCTTAATTAAATCCCGAATGCCGACTACCCCTAAGACTTTATCGAAAGACATCTCTTTGCTCGCTTTCGCTTTTGTTGTCGCTTTCTGAAACGAGAATAGCAGTGTGAGGAGCAGAAGCTAGATCGTCTGTGCTCCGGAACGGCCATTCGGGTATAAGTCTTAAAAGAATCTCCGCATCCTTTACAGACACGGTTGTAAACGTGAATTTCGAACACGGCTCACTTTAACTTTATCTTATCGAGCAGGAGCCTCTTCACCTTGTCGTATTCCTTCGGGTTGGCCATCCAGAAGTCCACGATGCTGGACTCCGATTTAAGGGGAGTCTCCATCGGAGCATACTCCCGGCCATCAATAAGGTAGCGGCCCTCAGCCCTACTGATAATCCCGTAACGCATGCCGATAGCCAACACCCGATCCTCATCAAATATGTCCCCGATCTTCTTGGTCTGGGTGTTCGCCAAAACCATCTTGTATTCGCCCTGTATGTAGGGAGTCGTGAGAGAGGAAGTTTTAACCTCGAAGCCAAGAGTCGTAGCTAGAGGAAACTTGATCCCCGTCTTCTGGTCGTCATCGTAGTCGACCTTTCCTCCCCACATCCGGATTTCGATCCCTGTAGCGAAGCGGTGCCCAAACCCTCCGGGGGTTACGGTGGGGTCACCCCACAGGACGCCAACCTTGTGACGGATCTGGTTGAGCAGGATGACTGCCGGGCATCTTCTGTTCTGCGTCCAGGAGTGGTTGAAAGCCGACGTCCATTTCCGGATGCCCTTGTTGAGTATTCTTGCCGCCAGTCCCTGATACTGCTTCTCCATCGCCTGCTGTCCCTCATCGAAGGGCATCATGGCGGCCAGGCTGTCCACCACCAGAACGTCCACGGCGGTGGACTTAATAAACTCTTCCACGATGTTCCCCGTCTGCTCGGCAGAGTCCGGCTTTGAAACGTAGCAAGGGTTCTGCCCGTCCTTATTCATGTCCACCCCGAGATGGATCGCCCAGGCCTCGTCGAGCTTCCCCTCCACATCTATGTAGACAACCCTCATGGGAACTTTCTTACCGCACGTGCAGGAAGAGAGATAGACGTAGCAATTCCGGCAGGTCTTTTGGGCCTCAGCACAGACCCTCAAGGACATGGTCGTCTTGCCGGACGACTTCATTCCGTAGATTTCCGAGAACCGCCACATGGGGATCCCGCCGCCCGAGGCGAAATCGAGAGCAAAAATACCCGTCGACAGTCTCGGAATGTCTATCTCCAACGCTTCTGAGCCAGCGGCGGTTACTTCCCCGAACTTCTCGTTAAGATCGGAGACTACACTTTTGAGGCTTCTGTTTGTTTTGGGAGCTTCCCTCTCGGCACTATCTTTTGCCATCAGGAAAACTCCCTACGCCCCAGGAACTTCCGGGGCATGCTCTTCGCCGGGACGGGAAGCCTCAGCACCGGGTCGAACCTGTCCGGAGAGCTCATCCCTCTTGGCGTAAATCTTCTCAGCCTCCACGGAGACTTCCTTCTCCACCATCCCCTTTGCCACGAGCAGAGTGGCATCCAGCTCCTCCTTGTAGCAGGGAAGGGTGACCTGGACGTAAATACGCCCCGAAGCGTAAGGCGCCAACGGGATCGTCAAACCGAAGCCCGCCGTGACCGTGGCGGGCGCTGTAACGAAGGACTTGACCTCGAGGGTGCGTTCCGTGACCGGATCGCCCCCCGGATAGGAACGCTCGACCATGATGGTCGACGGGACCGCCCGGGCGTCGGGCTGGGTTGGGGCGGGAAAGGATAGTCTAGAAGCCCCCTGAAGGATGGTTTCAAAACCCTTGAGAAACTTATCCAACACCTTCGATAACCCCTTGAAGGCATCACCCTCTTTCCCCTTTGCTCCTTTCGGTTTCGCTCGCATCTTCTGTTCCTCCTAAATCTCTACGGGTTTAGTGATGTTGACACCTAACTTTTTCCACTTATCCGCAACCAGCCGATACAAGAGAGCCCTATCGTTCTTCCCCCGGGGAAGCCCTATGACACAGGGCGCCGCTACCTGGACGGCTTCGATCATGTCCGCAGTGTAGAGCCTGGCTCCCCGGCGACGGAAGGGAGTTTTTGGAAGCACCCTCAGCCGCTCCCACTTTGCGATCGTCACCTTCCGGACTCCAAGGATGTGCGACAGAAAACTACTATGAAAATAAGTCACACCCTTCGATTCGACCGGACGTCTAGTCCGGCCCAACGGAGCCTTGGCGATCCGCTCCTGGCGTTTCTTGTTGAACTTAAGCCGACGGTACAGAAGTCTCCTTATGACGGACGGAGCTTTGTAATCGGGATGGGTCATCCGAAACTCCTCCCGCTTCTTGCGTCGCTTATCCAAGAGCTCATCCTTGTGATCGAGATACCACCTACGGAAGTATCTCTTCCTGACGGTTACTGATTGCGGAACCAAACTAACCACCTCCTGATTAGTTATTCAGCCACGCCCGGTGGTGTGAAAATCAACGTCTCGGCTCCTGCATGTGCGACCTTCGTCTCCTCCGGCAGGACAACGTCTGGGAGGTCCAGAAGGGCGGCCATCATGGAGATCGTCTTGTCGACGGCGACCTTCTGCTTTTCGATGTGCATGTTGAGCTCCTTGACCTGAGCCAACATGCCCATCTGACGGAACATCTCCCTCCGGGTCTCGAAGTCCACACAGGACATCCTGGCCTCTTCATACATCTGAAGAAGCGTCCGAACCTTCACAGCTACGGTGAACATCTTCTCCGGCATCCGAAACAGGATATTCTCGCCTGGCGTGTTCTCTGACATCCCTTCCTCCTTATGGTTGGTTGTGTATTATAACGGTTTCCAAAGTAATTGTCAAGATGGCTTAGATTCTATCTTCTCGGGAACGTCGACCTTAGACATCCTGGGCGGCAGTTTCTTCTCGATCTCATCGAAGAGGGCGACCCACTGAGCCTGAATGTTCTTCCACTCACAGTGCTCCTGGACCCAACGGCGGAGCCTCTGGGCCCTGAGCTCACCCTCCTTCGGATACCGCCAGACCTCCACGATCGCCTCAGCAAGCTTGTCGATGTCAATGAGAACGTCCTTGAAATTCAGGGCGGAGTCCAGAGGATACCAGTCGGAGTAGTCCACAAGCCATCCCCTCTTGTCCGCAAGGATTTCCGTCATCGATGCGTAGTTCGTCCCGACCGACGGCCTCCCGGCCATCGCCGCTTCGATCAGAGGAAGCCCCCATCCCTCCCGACCCGAGGTCAGGACGTGGACGTCCATCATCCCGTAGATTTTGTTGAGCTCCTCCTCTGATGCCATCCTGCTCATGTCGGTTGGATTGGGAACCTTCGAGATGAAGAGCTCCCCTTTCTTGTAGCCCATGTAGGATGCTAGCTGAACGATATCCAGGCAGTCCTTCGCCACGTCGACGGGCTGGGTGTGAAGCAGGAGCATGGCATTAGGGATATGCTCCAGGACCTTCCGGAAGGCCCGCATAAGGCGCTCGGGGTGCTTACGTATGCAGTTTCGGAATACCGCTCCCACGATAAACCGGCCCTGGAAGCCGTTCATGGACTTGAACTCTAGCTTCTTGTCGTCATCGATCACCTTCATCGGCTTGACCCCGTGGTAGATCGTCCGGAGCTTCGGGGCCAGCTCGGGAAATTCTCCGGCAATAACCTCCCTCGCCCAGTTCGTGAAGAACACGGGGTAGTCGATCTGCTCAACGACGTGCTTGACGTGGAGGGTATGGTTCTCTGAATCGATGGCGATATAGGCGGCTACGGGAAGCTCCCGGATCTTCGCCTCGTGGACGGCGTTGTGGCCACGATCGCTCATGAAGTGGGGATCGCCGTAGGTAAAGACCATGTCGGGGCATATCTTATCCATGTAGCGGGGAATTAACTGCACTCCCCAGTAGTCGATCATCGAAAGGGGATAGCACTTATAAGGCGCCCCCACGATCGGGTCCGTCCCATTATAGCTCCAAAAACAGGCGTGGACTTCATGCTTCTTCGAAAGGGCTTCCAGAATCTTGGACCCCTGGGCGGCAAACCCGCTTCCGATGAACGTGTTCTCCCCGACATACATGATTTTCATCGCATCCTCTCTGCGTATAGGCAGTATCCGATCTGTTGGACATTCCCAAACATCGGATTGTTTTTCACGCTCTCTATGGCCACTCTCGTTGGTCCAGGCCACCAAGCAACAACGTCGTGCAGGATAACCACGCCACCAGAGATAACGTGCGGAACCCAAAGGTCGAAATCCATCCTGACCGACTCGTATTCATGGTCACCATCGATGAACAAGAGTCCGATCGGACAGCTCGGCATCGAAGCGGACTGCGACGTCGCAACCACTTCATGGACTAATTCCTTAACCCCAAACCTCTCGATATTACTACGAAAGGATTGGAGGGTATTCAGCACACCTTCCCGAGCGTGTTCCATCCCACCTTCATGTGGATCGACAGCGTAGACCGGCACTTTGTTGCCAGACAAAGAACCCTCAGCTAACACCACCGTCGACTTCCCAACCCACGAACCTATCTCTACGATACAAGAACCTGCGGGCACTCTCATCGCAGAGCGGTAGAGCAGTTCGACATCCTCATCGTGAAGCCATCCCGGAATTTCATGTGCGATGCTCTTAATTCGAGAGCGATCGGCACACATCTATTTCCAGAACCTCACGAGAGCCCTGTCTCCCTGCTGTCCGACCGCTTCAAATCTTGAGAAACCAGCCCTCTGTCCCATCTTTCCGATACAGGCAACCGTAAGCCCCCAGAAGTTCGTGGGGTCGTTATTCAGCTCCCTATCGCTGTAGAAGTATCCGATCGGCTGATCGCCCGGAAAGACATGCCCCTCCAAAACCATGCACTGCCCGGTCACCCTGGCTAACTGACACATGGCCTTGTAGGGGTCCTGGATATGGTAGATCAACCCGAAAGCGAGCACCAGATCAAACTTGGCATCGCCTAGACCCGACAGATCTTGAGCATCCATATTCATATACTCTATCTGGTCTACGGGTTTCCCCCATATCCTTCTTAGGTCACGGGCAACCTCAAACCCCTTCATTCCAGCGGCACTGTGCTGATACGAGTCGACCGCCGTCACCGTAAATCCCCCTTCTCTCAGCCGGAAGGAATGATAGCCATCCCATGCCCCGACATCGAGGGCTGTCTTAAAATCATTAGGCGGGATTGAGGTTAGCTTCCAATCGGAAAATCCGAACGGTTCGCATCCGGGCGTCCTGATACCCGGATGGACTTCTATCTGTCCCCACCATCGGGGGACGACGGACATTCGCTCATGAACTTCATTTGGGCTTAACATCCCTATCCTCCCCATCGGTCTCTAAAAGGTTCTCTGAAAAACAACGGATCCCGAATCGGTTCTCCTTCATAGGGCTGAACCTCATCGGTTCCAAAGTTTCTAACATACTGCGGATAAAGACCGTCGCAGATCACCCGGGCGGCGCATCTCTGACACTTCTCCCCGAACATGCTCGAGGCGACCACTCTGGATGCAAACATATTCAGGACACGCTCCTCCACGGAGTCCCCGAAAGCTCTCTCGTTAGTTGCCTGTTTGTCGAGCTCCGCCAATTGACTTGTCATCGTCCCGTAAGCGGAAAAGTATTCCCACTCGTAAGGGTCATATTGCCACTGCCGGAATCCGCAAACGTGGCCCTCAAAACCCTTCAAGAGACACATCGGGAAGTAGCGGACGTTCACCCAGATCCCGGCCTCATCCAGAATGGCAATGGCCTCCCTCAATTTGGGCGCCACATCGGAGTGCTTCAGCTGGAAGACGACACCGTTCTTCTCCGACCACTTAGTTCCGGGATGAGGGTTGAAGCTAATAAAGTTTACGATCCTCGGCTTGATCTGAACGAAGAACTTGGCCAACCGATCGAGATCGGGAACGCAGAATCCGGTCAGCGTCGTGTTCGTCCGGAAGGGAAACTTCCTCCCGATCAGAGTCTCGATCGTCAACCCGACCTGCGTCCAGGCCATCGGCTTGCTCACCGCTTCACTATGCCTGTCCTGAAAGCCGTGGATGGACAACAGGACGTCCTCTAACCCATAGCTCTCTATCAGCCCGGCGATCCTCCCGGTCAGAAGCCCGTTCGTGATGATGGTCGGCTTCAATCCTATATCCGCACAGTGCTTCACCAGGCCCCCGATATCAGGATAGATCGTGGGCTCCCCTCCGGTGATGTCGACGGCCTCGAGCTTAAAGACGTCTCTCAGCTTCGAGGCTTCAGCCATGACGTCCGCCCTCGTCCTCCAAGCAGGTTCTTTCGTGTCGAAGTAATAACAAAACTTGCACTTGGTATTACATCTCATCGTGGGATACATCACGCCACGGCGGCCCATTTTCCTCATGCAAAGACCTCGCCGTTTGGACGGACACCCCAGGTCTGCTCGTATTTCGTGAACAGGGTCATCAGGCGTCCGGTCTCTTTCCACTTCCTCGTAAACGTGGCTCTGTCAATCATGTCCATTTCACCAGTCCTCCCGGTCTGGTTTATCGTCGCCCCGACTAAATGGACAGCTCCCATCGATGGGACATAGTAACTCTCAAGTCCCTTCTCCCATGCCTTGAGACTGAAATCGACCTCCTGGTAGAACTTCCTGTATTCGGCATCGAACGCCCCGACCTCCATGAACGCCCTTCGGGTAATCAGGCAAGCCGCACTGGTGACATACATGGAGGCCCGAACATGGTCACTTTCGTCGACCCTGTGGAATGGGAAAATCTCTGGCTCCAGCTTAATCACCCCGCCCGCGTGGTGCACAGCTCCCACTTCCGTAATGATCCGGCTTCCAAACACGCCACCTCTCGGCTCCTGGATCGTCGCATCGATAGCTCTCTTAAACCATAACGGGTCGATAAAACAGTCATCGTCAATAAGCACCAAGGCTTCCGCATCCGATCCCCATCCGATCATGATTCGGTTTATTTCTTGGGTGTGGCTGAAAGTTCTGGACCACCCATTATCGCAGATAACCATCCGGCTATCGATATCGTAGTGATCGAGCCCTGCTGTTCCGAGAGAAACCTTGACCGACTCAATGCACCTCTGAGCGTTCGGGCCTCTAACATCCGGCGTTGGAATAAAGATTACGACTCTCACTATACCTCCCCATGCACGAGAGGAGGCCCGTGCCAGATGTTCATTCCGTCCCTCCGGAAAATCCCGCACCGCTCGTTGGGAACGACCGTAGCGAAGCAGACCCGAGCCCAGTAGGGCATAAAGAGGGCTCCATTCGCGTCGATCTTGCAAAGCATGCGGATCCCGGGGAACGCCTTCGGAGCCTCCGGCTTGATATGGGAATAAGCAGACTCCGGCGTCGGGGCGAAGGGTACTGCGATCGCAAGGGCATGGGCGAGGTCGGTCGTGTCATCCATATTGATCTTGGCCACAAGGTCGCCCTCCTTCACGAAGGCGTCGTCTACGAACCCAACCTTCTTCATGCTCTCCGGGAGATCACCTCCATCCTCATTCGGAGGGCCCCACTCATCCCCCTCAAGGAAAAAGACCTCCGTGTCCTTGATCATCTTGGCAAGGTGTTGTAACGCCTCGGGAGGCGTGAATGCTCCGGTTCCATTCGGGACGACAGAGGAAGCTACGATCGCATCGATCTTCATGGCCCATAGTCCCGATCTTTGATCTCAGCCTCCATCTCCACGGACATGGTCACGACAAGGATCGGGGACGTCTTGAACTGCTCTCCCGAAACGAGCCCGCCCCTGGCTGTCTCGACGGCCCTATCGAACCTTCCGGTAAGGTCTTTGGCGAGACTGGCGATTGCCTTCTTCCTCTTGCCGTATTTAATCTTTCCCGATACTTCGACCTTCATTTTCCCCTCCTCTTGGGACCCCTCATTCCGATTGCCCTCAAAAGATAAATCGCCTGATGCCACATCCATCCGAGGACGTGGACGATCAGTGAGGCGGCCAGGACAGGCCAAAAGACGTTCCAGAAGAAAGTCATTGTTTAACCTCCTCTCTTTCTAAGACGCAAAAACGGTCATCCAAAATCTTCGACAGGACGGGCTTCACTTCCTTCTCCCAGTCGAGCCGCCCGTTACCGCACCCAGGGCGGGGCAGATAAATGATCGGGATCTCCTTCTCACGGACATGGACAGCTAACTGCCGGGCCGACGACTCTATGAGCTTGAGATCGGCCTTCTGCTCCCAGGAGTGCTTCACGGGGAAGGATGCGATCTTGCGATCGTCGAAAAGGAATACCCGATTGCCGAACATCCGTAGCCGATCCCCGAGCTCGAAGGGAAGCTTAGGGTAGAGCTGAGCGGCCTGCAGGGCCACCCCTCTGCCCATAATGCAGGCCCCGTCGCGGCGTGTCGCCCCATTGGTTGTGACAACGACCCACTCCCCTTCCCCGTGGCACCGCCAGATGTCTCCCTTAACTTCCAGCATGGCTTCCCAGCACAGCCTTCATGCCAACCGATAGGGCTCCTCCCAAAGCCTTATCGACGGCCACCAAGGCCCTCCCGGGTCCCTGCCTGAGCTTCTCCTGTAGCCCCGGGATCCGGGAAACGTACCGGAATCCCTGGAAGCCCTTGAACGGGACGGGGAGGGGTAACCACTGCCATTCGTGGTAGCGGACGCACCATGACCCCCTGTGACCCCAAATTCTGCCTGTCAGGTCGCATTCCTCGGGCTCCTCTAACTGCTCCACGTCGCAGAAGACGACTCCGTAGCCCCGGATGACTCCCCCATCCACGAAGTAAACTTTATCTCCCCTCTGGACGTTCGGCCTTCTCGGGAAGACCCTGAACCAGTACCCGTTGCCATCAGCGAGCGCCTCCCCCTCCATCTTGGCGGTCTCGTGCTCGGACTTGGGCGTCGTCACCAGGATATCCATCAGAACCTCACCTTGCAGAGTCTGACCTCGTAGGTCTTATCGTCCTTGAAATAAACGGGAAAGGCGTTATACAGCGGAAGGTGGGTCATGTTACAAAGGATGTGGTGGATCACGTGGAAGGGCGTCTCCCCGTCATACGGATTCCAACAGCTGTGCGGAAGGGCATACCGACCCCAGTGGTCTGGACCCTTCAAAGCATGCAGGACGAGTTTCGAAAGAGAGCAGTAGTTCTCGGCCACGAGCAAAGCGCGTTCCTTCGATCGCTCCTTCGTTGGTTCGCCTTCGAGATGCCGGGAGCCTCCCAGGTCGGCAAGGTAGTCGTAGTCCCGGAAGTCCGTGATCAAGCATCCGGCTTCCGTAACGAGCTTCTGGACCATAGACTCAAACGACTTCGGCACACGCTTCGAGAGATAGGGCGAAAGCGAGGACAGGCAGTAACGGAACTTGACGCTCCGGAATTCCCCGGTCTCGGGATCCTTAAAGTCGGCGGGGACTTTAGAGAAGTCACTGTCCCCGGAATCGAGCTCCGGAACACAACCGTAACGGGTGAACCAAAACCACTTCAAGGCCACACGATACTTCCTCACGACCGGGGCGATGATTGCTCCGAACACCGTCTCGGCCCACAGGGTCTCAAAGCGTTTCGTTCGGGGAATCCAGATCCGAGTTTGTCTTATAGTCATCTCAGCCTGATCCCCTTGGCACAGCACCGCTTGAACCGCACACCGCTCCCGCAGATGCACCTGCTGTTCCGGCTGATCCACTTCCGATCCTTCAGAATCCTCTCCCGCAACGCCTTCGGGAGAACGTCTAGGTTGACGGGCTTGTATTCCATTCCTCTCCCTCCCCATGACTAAGGTAAATATCCAGCAGATAATCCCTCTTGGTCGGCTCCTCATCCTTTGGAACTTGAACAAACTTATCGCACCAGCGGCAGTTTCGGCCTATAAACTTCCCCCCTCCGTAGCCCCACTCCGTCTTGCTTAACTCATGGCCCGTCGTTGCCCCGCACAGCCACTCGAGAAACAGCCTCGGCCTGGCCTTCCGTAAGATCACACCCCGCTTGTTTCGCTTCCACCTCTTCGGGCCGCAATACCAGAGCTGGGGATACTGCCACCTGTCGGGCCGCCAGTTCTTGGGATGCAGACGGGCTACGATAGGCAGAATCCAAAGAAGAAACCTACTCATCGATGAAACCTCCTATCCCATTCCGATCGCTTTCTAGCCAAGACAGCCCTGAATCTTCTATTGGCCATTCTACCATATACCTCGCATACTTTAATCCAGTCACTCACCTCGTTCAAATCTAGAATAAACAACCGCACCAAATCATCCCGCTGGACAACTCCTAATATCTTTTTGATATATGCAATCGTTCCCTCCCTGTCTTTTCGATCTATAACGATGCTCGGTAAATTACTAAGCTCCCATAAACTTTCCTTAACGAGAGGCGCTCTCATCTCAGCACCTCCAAAATTCTCCTTGCCGTGTGTTCCCGACCAAATTCCCTAAGATACTTGATGGCCTCTTTTAAGATTTCATGATCATCCCCAGCCAATCCCAACATGATGTTGTGTATCTTACAGAGAATACCCCTCACCTTCCCGGTAACGTGATCATGATCAACCGTAGCCATATTACTATGCGTAGCCTCTGGATCTGAGGGATGTTTAACGGACACCCCACAGATAGCACATCTCCCCTTATGCCTTTTATATAAAGCATCATAATCCTTCAACGAAAGTCCATACACAGACTTAAGATGATAGGCGCGCTTATCTATCGGGTGATCTTTCCTATATTGTCTATCACGAGCGAGCTTCGCAGTCCTATTCTTACGATACCACTTTTGCCAAGATTTGTGGCGAGCCGGTTTGTTGTTCTGATAGTTTCTTCTATCCCTCAGAATTTTGGCTCTTCTACGGGGGTCTGCAATAGTAGTTAAATCTATTTTCCTCATCTCAAAATCTCTAAAATTCTACGAGCCGTTATTTCCCAAGTAAATCTCTCTCGCATCCTTTGTGCGGCCTTCTTTCCCTTCTCATGAACCTCATCCCGGTGCTTGTAACAGTGCCACATAAGCTCCTTCAGATCTTCGATCTTGATCACAGCGAACCCGAACTGCTGTCCCTTGAGCTCCGGGCCGGACCCGACTATGTTCCGGGTAGGCTCAAAGCGTATGGGATATCCGATCTCATCTGTCATGTATTCGGCCATGCCGGAGTGCGCCGGGGCGATCGCCGGGATCCCCGTCGCCATCGCCTCACAGGGAGACATCCCCCAACCCTCCCCCTGCGACGGATAGACGAATACGTCACAGGACTTATACATCTCAGCCATCTCCCCCTCTTCATAGAGATCATTTATGACCTTGATCTTATCAAAGTTAAATCCATGAGCGAGATAGGGAGCGGATTTTATATACAGGTAGACGTCGTCCACGTCCTTGAACAGGTCGAGAAAGGCTTCCACGACCATATTGGGGTTCTTCCGAGCTGAGAGCGTCCCGGCCATGACGAAGGTGAAAGTCTCCCGGGGCGGCCGCTCATAATACTGATAGACCTCCACATCCGCACCCAGGGGTATGACGTAGACGGGTTGAGTGCATCCGGCCTCAATCCATAACTGCTTATTCTGCTCGCAGGGAACGAAGTTCGCGGCTACCATGTTCGTCCCGGCGACCCAGGCTTGCGGGAAGGGAATGAACTCCCACATCGAAAAGCCGATCTTAACGCTCCCCGGGGCAAGGTTGAAGCTCGGAGGCGTCGACATGCGGATCCCGTAGGTCGTCTCCACATGGAGGCCCCGCTGGGCGATCTGCTGGACCCGGGGATGAACACCGACGAGCCTGGTATGCCCCCAGGCCGTCGTGGAATACATGTCGACCCCGAGCCGATCCAACCACATAATGATCTTCTCTGCGGCATGGCCATAGCCGTCATCAATCCCTAAAGGCGCATCGAACCGCAGTTTGTTCTCGAAGGGAGGCTTGCCGGGAATCATGGCAAGACGATTGCCGAGAGAGATTTGTCCAGAAGCCTCGGATGGTAGGAAGCAAGCTCCTCCACCATCTTCGGAATCGTAGGAATCTCTTCGTAGCCTGCGAGCCTCCATAGTTCACGGTTGATATTCGCATACACGGTTGACAGCGATCGGTCCAAACCCATCTCATGTGGAGCCCTGCCCTGATGCGGTACGATCCGGATGTCCTCCCGATGATAAGCCGTAGCAAAACACTTCAAGAGCTCAAACTTATTGATCCGGTCCCGGGGGACGACGTGCTGGACCCCCCGGAACTTCAACGTGCGATAGTCCCACATGATCCCCCAGCAGATCTTGGCGAAGTGCAGGGATGTTATCCCGTTCCAGGTATGGCCAACGAAACCGTTTACGCTGGCCCCCCGTTCCTGGCTCCGAAACCAGTCGAGCAAGGACTGGTGGGTCCTGAGCTCCGGGCCGACAAGAGAACACCGGAGATTGATAAACCGATCCGAGGAAACTTCCCCGAGGCTCTTGGTCTTGCCGTAGACGTCGGTAGCATCATGGAGAGCGTTCTCTGAGTATAATCCTGTCTGCCCCGAGAACACGCAGTCCGTGTTAATCTGCATCACCCGGAAGCTCTCCCACTCCGAGGTGACCGCAAGGAGGTACGGGAAGATCGCATTCACCCGAACCGCCCGCTCGACGCTCTCCCGGTCATTTTCTACGATATGCTTGTTGATCACCCCGATGCAATTCACGACCCAATCCACGCCCTTTAGAGATTCTCCGACATCTCCCGACACACAAAGCTCGGCATCCAGGTGTCGGAACTCCACTCCGGGGTAGGACTCCTTCAGCTTAACGTAGAGATCGGGTTCGGGATCCTCTTCCCGGATTGGAAACCGACCTATGGCCACCAGATGACACGCCCCATCGAGAACGCCCTGGTAGAAGTAATCCAAGACCATCGACCCGAGCATTCCAGTAGGTCCTAAGACGGCTATGCTCTTCATTGTTACTCCTTGAAAAAGCGAATGAGACAGCGGTCACCCATAGTGTCCACCATCTCATGCTTCTTGAATCCGGCCCGGGTCGCCATTCGCACAATGCAGGGAAGCGTAAGCCCCCAATAATTGGTGTCATCGTTATTCAATTGCCGGGGGTTGTAGAAGTAGCCGATCGGATCGTCTCCCTTGATAAAATGCCCCTCCAAGACCATGCACTGCCTCGTCAGCCGAGCAAGAACCTTCATGGCCATATAGGGGTCTTCCAGGTGATAGATCGTCCCGAAGAAAAGGGAGACATCGAACTCCTCCTTGAGGGACGGTAGATCCCGGACGTCCATGTGTAGGTAGCGGATCCCGTCCACCGGCCTCCCCACCTCGTTGAGAAGTTCCCGGGCGAGCTCGAAGCCTTTCATTCCGACTTTGTTCTGGTAGGAGTCGATCGCCAAGACATCCGAAGCCCCCTGCTCCCGAAGGTAGAACGTAAACAGCCCATCCCAGGCGCCGACGTCCAAGCACTTCTTCCCGGTCACGGCGGGGATGGCTTTAATCTTCCAGAGGGAGAACTCGGCAGGCTCCGTCCCGGGCGTCTGAAACCAATCGTTGCCCACCTTCTTGATCGAAATCCTGTGAAACCAACGAGGGACGACGTTACAGCGGGCCCTCAGTCTACCAAGCTCGGGGTTCATGTTTTCCTCCTGATAAACTGCCGTGCGATCCCATGAGCTGACTGCGCCATATTAAGCCCCCCGTTGATCTTCCGAAGGAACTTCTCTTTCTGGCATTTTCTTATCGGGGCAACGGCAACCGTTCCCCGGAGATACCGAGGGACAACTTTCTCCATAAGATGCTTGCTCATCTCATCGAACTGGTCGGACTGCATGAACTCTATCAGCTTTTTAGCATCCATCAGATTGGCTCCTTAACTCGGATTTCCCCATCCGGAACGAAAGGCGCCAAATCGAAGATCGCCAAAGCGTTTCTCATCGCTTCGATCCGACCCTCCGCACCGAGAAAGGTAGTGGTATAGCGAAATACTTCATCGAGAGAAGCATTATAATCCAAACTGAAAAGTATCCTGCCCGTAGTGACCTCGACGACGCAAAGCCCTTCCTTCTTCTCGGACATCGGAACGCCGTCTTTGAACCTCTGTAACTGGATGGGTCGCTGGATAAACAGCCGGAACTCCTCAAGGCCGGGAACGGTTATCTCCTCCCCGAGCTCCCGCTTCCAAGCCACCTCCCCCGGCGTCTCCGTAGTCACCGCCACGAGGAACTCCTTCTGCGATCCCTGCGGATCCAGAACCGCCTCCGGATTTATAATCTGATCATTCATAACGCTAGTCCCATTGTCGTGACGGATCGTTTTCGAGACATGCTTTTGTATCCCAGGTCGATCCCAACCCAGTCCCGACTCAGACTCTCCGCAACCTTCCCCGTCGTGCCCGAGCCGATAAAAGGATCCAGCACCCGGCAAGGAATAGCAATACCCGACGTGTCATGCTCGCAGGTTCGTCGCCATCCGATGGTTCGGGATAAATAATTTCCACGTTGTTTGTCAAAGTTTGGGCGTAGAGAGATTAAAGATTTCTTAATCACCCTAGCCCACGGAGACCCACACTGCGGGCAACACCCTCTCGAGCTCGTTCCGGCAAGGATGCAACGGCGGGGGACTTCCTCTGGATAGGTAGCAAAGTGGGCTTCCCGGTAGGGTTGCGTAACTATCTCCCAGACCGACCTTAGATTTCGCCCTGCGGCCACAAAATTCTTCGACCTCTCACCTAAATCGTTATCGTTCCTATCCTTGTTAATTCCACGTGAACGACCACCAGCCGTGAAGTTAGTTCGAGTGGGGTCGGCATTCTTCTCTCTCACTGCGTCTGCATCGCAGAAGTATTTCGGGGACTTGGTGAACATGTAAATATGCTCAAAGGAATTGGTCGGCCTCCACGACCCCCGTTCCAGAACAAGCCCATCATTCGGAGAACACTTTGGACAGCCGGGACAGTCGGTCCATTCGGTCTTCGGTTGCTGGCTAACGGGAACCGAGATTTCACGACCCTCGGAATGGTGAAAGCATTGCCTCGGGCGCCGGGCGGCATTCACTTTAATCTTATGCCTTTCCCAGTGCCAACCATCCACCGCCTCTGGCATGGGGTTCGGCTTGGCCCAGATTATGTCCGAGCGGAGCCACCAGCCGTCTTCCTGCATCGCCAGGGCGAAGCGAGCGGGAATTAAACAGAGGTCCTTTGGCTTTAGGCCATCGGTAGAGGCGGCGGATCGCCTAATCCCTCCCGCACTTCGCTTCAGAACGGTCTGCTTGGTCGGATCGAACTGTTCCATCGAGCTCGACCTCACCGGGCTGTCCCCGAAGTAAGAGTCCCCGATATTAACCCACAGCGTCCCATCCGGCCTGAGCACCCTCTTGACCGCACGGAATACGACAATCAGGTGAGAAACATAAAGTCCTATCGTTGGCTCAAGGCCGAGCTGACCACGCCAGGAATCCGGCCAGGTCACGTCCGGGATGTCGTATTTTCTGAGCGACCAGTAGGGCGGGCTGGTCACGACGGCGTGAAAGTGATCGGATTCTAACGAGGGAAGGATATCCAAGACGTGCCCTTTAAGAATCACATTCCCTCTCTTGGTCGGGGAGGCCGGACTCGAACCCGCGACCTCCTGATCGACAATCAGGCGTTCTCCCACCTGAACTACGCCCCCGTCCATCCTATCTTCTTGCTGGCCGCAACGTGGGCCCCTTCGGGAAGGGCGTCCCGCTTCTCTGCCATGACCTTAGAAAAGTAATCCCCCGTCTCCCCCTGGAACAACGGCTCCCCAACCGGAGCATTCCTCCACAGCCGGAGCATCGACTCGTAGTCCATCCCGTCGATCCGCTCCTTCGTTGCCTGATCCATCTCGCATCCTCCGTTTAATTTTTGGTGGAGCCGGAGGGAGTCAAACCCTCATTTGGTGGACCGGCGGGGACTCAAACCCCGACCCATAGATTGCAGGTCTACGATGCTATCAATTACACCACCAGCCCACACGGTTTTCAAATCTTCTTCAAAAGTCGTCTCGGAGTTAAGCATCCCCAAGCCACCACCCATCCATTGGCCGTCTTTCTTAAATGCCTTTTAGCATGATGATTCCAACAGACCACTTCCCAGTTTGATTTCTTGCGGCTTCCCCTGTCTCCATCGATATGATGAACGGTTAAAAGGTAATGCGTTTTCTCCCCGCAATCCACGCACCCTCGCTTGAGTTCCCTCTCCATCTTGCTCCGGTAGTCGATTCCCGTAGCATCTATCTTGCCATAATGAGAAGGCCATATTTCCCTGCATCCGCCTTCTAATCTTTGCCCTTTGTCCTTGCACTTCCTGCGACAAAAGAAAATTCCATGTTTCGACTTTTTGATATGACCTATTGGCCTAAAGAATTTCCGCCCGCAAGTAAAGCACTTTAGCTCTTCTCTATTCTGAAGCGATATGTCCCGACACTTTCTCGAGCAAAACCGTTTCGTCCCGCTTTTCCTCTAAAGGAAACCTTTCTTACAAGTTCCACACGCCGTCCTCTTTGCTCGCCTTCGTTTTCCTAACGTAGCGGCTGGAGGTTCGATTCCTCCTTCCAGCACCCATAAATCTTGCTTCATGTCATTCTCCTATGCTATAACTACTTGAAACTTCAAGCAATTATAGCATAGGAAGGCTTACCGAAGTCAACGGGTGCAAACCAGTAGTCCTCCCGTTAGACGACGGTCCCACATGGTGCGGCTGGCGGGAATCAAACCCGCGACCTCTGCTTGGAAGGCAGACATGATATCGCTTCACCACAACCGCAATGGCCTAAAATTCATCATCGATACGGTCCCGACAGATCGAACAGTAATGATCCAAACAATGCCCCTCCCGGTGGGCATGCTCCTCCTTGGCCCTTCGATCGGCTCCTCTTTCAATCCCAAAGAGAATGATCACCCCGACCGGGATCCACCAGTAATGCTGTATCAATGCCCACATCGCTTCCTCCTTTGGTATGCCCGAGAGGACTCGAACCTCCAACCTACGGCTCCGGAGGCCATCGCTCTATCCATTTGAGCTACGGGCATACGATCTTCTGGTACGCCCGGAGGGACTCGAACCCTCAGCCCTCTGCTTAGGACGCAGACGCTCTATCCATTGAGCTACGGGCATGTTGGCGCGCCTGGGGGGAGTCGAACCCTCAACTCTCGGGGTAGAAACCCGATACTCGATCCATTGAGTTACAGGCGCAATTGGTACGCCCGAGAGGAGTCGAACCCCCAGCCTCCAGGTTCGTAGCCTGGCGTTCTGTCCAGTTAAACTACGGGCGTCCGTTCTGGTGCAGGCAACAGGAATCGAACCTGTGCTCGTCCGGATATCAGCCGGATGCTTGACCCCTAAGCTGTGCCTGCGTATCTTGGTGCGGGCGGAGGGATTGGAACCCTCAACACCCAGATTAAGAATCTGGTACTCTACCATTGAGCTACGCCCGCTAGTGCAGGTGAGAGGAGTCGAACCTCCAACCCCCTGGTTAAAAGCCAGGTCTGCTACCATTGCATCACACCTGCGATCTGGAGCGGGTGACGGGTTTCGATCCCGCGACCTCCTGCGTGGCATACAGGCGCTCTACCATCTGAGCTACACCCGCTCGTCTTATGGCGGAGCGAGAATGATTCGAACATTCGGGACCCGTGAGTCCAACGGTTTAGCAAACCGTCGCCTTCGACCACTCGGCCATCGCTCCGGGATCTGGTGCCGGAGGGCGGTATCGCGCCGCCTACGCCAGGCTCTTCAGACCTGCGCTCTACTATTTGAGCTACTCCGGCTAATCTGGTGCCGAGAGAGGGATTTGAACCCTCACGCCAAAGGCACACGCCCCTCGAACGTGCGTGTCTACCAAGTTTCACCATCTCGGCATTAAGCTGAGGGAGAAGGAGTCGAACCCTCATCACAAGGTTCAAAGCCTTGCGGCCTACCGTTGGCCTATCCCCCATCGTGGTGTCGGGCCGGGGATTCGAACCCCGACGATCGCTCAAATGGGTTTGAGCCATTCGCGTATACCAAGTTCCGCCAGCCCGACGTTTGGCTGAGGGACTGGGATTCGAACCCAGATACCGAGGGTCAGAGCCTCGTATCCTATCCAATTAGATGATCCCCCAGAATGGCGGAGACGCCGGGATTTGAACCCGGGGAGCTTTTCAGCTCGACTGCTTTCCGGACAGCCATCTTAAGCCTCTCGATCACGTCTCCCATTACAGCGGAGGGCAGGGGACTCGAACCCCCGAGCGCTTTTACACGCCAGCAGTTTTCAGGACTGCCTCCTCGTACCAGCCGGATCGCCCTCCATCTATGGCGGAGAGTGAGGGAATCGAACCCTCGACCGCAGTTAACGGTAACGGTTTTCGGAACCGCTTCCTCGACCAACCGGACACTCTCCCTGAAATTGGTGGTGAGGGCAGGATTTGAACCTGCGTGGCTTGTCGGCTTCCGCTCTACAGGCGGACCCAATCGACCGGACTCTGGCACCTCACCCTTTCTTCTTGACCTTCGGGATCCGGACCGTGGACAGAATCCCCCGAACTTCCATGATCCCTTCCACCTTCCCGGCAAAGAAGCAGAAGGCTTGAAGGCTCTCCTTCGAGTTTCCCCGCTCGACCAGAGCCTTAAATTGACGCTCGCCTAACTGCTTGTCGGCCCAGGCCACCGTCCCTCTCGCCGGAATCTCCGGCTCCTTCTTCTTGTGAGACCTAACCGATTTCTTCATCTCGCATCCCTCCTTTGGTTAAAGCTGGCAAGAGGCATCGAACCCCCAACCTTCTCCTTACGAAAGAGACGCTCTACCGTTTGAGCTATGCCAGCATTCTGGACGCGGCAGGGGGAGTCGAACCCCCGCATAGCGGTTCTGCAGACCGCCGCCTTTAGCCACTTGGCGATGCCGCGATATCTTGGGGTGACCGGGGAGTGTCGAACTCCTGTTCCGTGGGCCACAGCCACGTGTCCTACCGTTGGACGACGGCCACCATAAGCCGACGAGAGGAGTCGAACCCCCAACCTTCGCATTACAGGTGCGTTGCTCTACCGGGTTGAGCTACATCGGCATTCTGGCTCTGGCGGGAGGAGTCGAACCTCCAACAACCCGCTTAACAGGCGGGCACTCTACCGTTGAGTCACGCCAGAACATTGGTGGGGGAGAAGGGATTTGAACCCTTACGCCATAAGCACTGGTGTCTGGAACCAGCGTGTCTACCAAATTTCACCACTCCCCCGTTTGGTGGGCCCTCCGGGAATCGAACCCGGAACCTTCGGCTTATGAGACCGGCGCTCTTCCATTTGAGCTAAGGGCCTCTGGTGGGGACGGGAGGACTCGAACCTCCAATCTCCTGCTTGTAGGGCAGGCATTCTCGCCATTGAAATACATCCCCAATTTTTGGCAGGAGCGAGAGGATTTGAACCCCTATCAACACGGGTTGGAGCCGTGCGTTCTGATCCATTGAACTACGCTCCTATGGTGGCGGGCCTGGGATTCGGACCCAGACGGCTATGTAAAGGCCATGAGGGTTTAAGCCTCACTTGTCTACCATTTCATCAGCCCGCCCTTTTATAAGTCCTGGTTGCGGGGCTGGGAGTCGCACCCAGAATCCGACAAGGACTTGCTTTCCGTAACCCTACTGTGCTATGATTTAACCGTAACCTAAATCGGAGATACCCATGAGAAAAGTATGGCAGTCCGCCGGTGGCATAGCCACAGCTAAAATCCTCAGAGAACGGGCCCTCAAAAAATATTACAAGCATCCCTCAGTCTGCCTTCAATGCCATAAGGTTATCGAGGTTCCAGATGGCCACAAGGTTGGAGAAACGAAATCCAAATGCTTCTGCAACCACACTTGTGCCGCAATTTTCAATAATGCCCGAAGACGCCGAACCCACAAAACATACTCCTATGAATGTGAACGATGCCACGGTTCATATCCCATTCAATATAATTTCAAAAGACGGTTTTGCAATGACTGCCTTCAAATTATCAAGTTCGAAAGAAGCATTGCGAGCAAAACCAAAGGCGAATTCTTTAAATCAAAGAACACTTGGCAATTAGCTAGGAGCAAAATAGCTCGCATGGCAAGACTGATCATAAGGAAATCCGGGATTAAAGCAAAATGTAGAATCTGTGGATATCGAAAACACGTTGAATGCTCTCACAATAAAAGGGTCGCAGACTTCCCGGACACGGCTTTCATATCTGAAATTAACAATATCAAGAACCTTTCTTATCTCTGCCCTAACCATCACTGGGAACATGAAAACGGATTACTATAATCTTCTTAATCTGGGAGCGGGGCTCGGATTCGCACCGAGAATTTTCAGGTTATGGGCCTGACGAGTTGCTATTGCTCCACCCCGCCCCTTCTGACTTACCGGATTGGTCTATCCCGCTACGCCCCTGACTTACTGTTGGTCTACCCCGCAACGCTACCTGCTGGCGCCAGCACATCGCTTCACCCGGCCATTCGCGTAAATCACTTCGACCTGATTGAACAGCGGGGCATCGTCCCGCACCCTCTTCAGGCTCATCTGGATATACTCATCCGAGACGTCTATCCCGATGGCATCCCTCCCGAGACGCTGGGCCTCGAAGCAGGCTGTCCCCGATCCCACGAATGGATCCAGGACGACTGCCGGAATGGGCTCCCCGGCGTTGCACTTGCACGTCGGTCGCCATCCGAGATGTTCGATCTCCACATACCGTTGGGCGTTCCCCGTCTCGCCTTTGAGCTCTCCGTATTTCCCCTTGTATCTTGACGGACGGAACCGTGGATCTGTTCGGTCGAGCTCGTGACGCTCGAGGCTCTTCCGGTTCACGACCCGGGCCCACTGGGATCCGCACTTCCTGCAGACGCCCCGGAAGCTCGTCGACACGTTCACCATGACCTCCACGAGGGCCGGAGGGAAGGTGGCGAAGTGGGCGCCTTTGAATCCCGTCGTGTTGATCGTCCAGACCGTCCTGCGGTTTCGGGTCTCCCTGGTTTCCATCGGAACGTATTCTTCAAGCCTGGACCGTGCTGAGATGTGCTTCGGTCCGATCCCCGGCCACTCCGAGGTGACGGCCTCTTCCCTGACAGCATCCCCGTCTCCGAAGTAACGCTCGCCCTTCGTAAACATAAAGACGTACTCGTGAGCCTTCGTCGGCCTCCACGCTCCCCTCCGAAGAACGAGGCCATCGTTCGGGAGGCACTCCGCACACCCGGGGCAGGGCTTATATTCAGCCCAGGGATTGTGGGACAGGCCCGGCCCGGCGTCTCCCGAAGTATTCCCGCTCTTGGTAGCCCACTCGGTAGACGCCTTCCGGAGATTCTTCACTTTCACCCTGTGCTTCTCCCAACGCCATCCGTCGATGCTCTCGGGCATGACGTTCTCCTTCTTCCAGATGCAGTCGGATCGTAGCCACCAGCCGCTCATCTGGAAGGCCAGGGCGACCCTCCACGGCACGGCGCACATGTCCTTCATCTTGAGGCCGTCCCCACTCCGGTTGTAGGGTCGGCAGTAGATGTCTCCTCCCTTCCCGTCTCGGAAATCCCCGCCTGGACCGCCGCTCCCCATATAGGAGTCTCCGAGGTTAAGCCAGAATATCCCGTCGTCCCGCAAGACCCTCCGGATACCCTCCCCAATCACGCCCAGATGCTCCACGTAGAGCTCCAGGGTAGGCTCCATGCCAAGGACACCCCTCCACGCCCCGCAACGCCCACAGAAGCATCCTTGATCCCCCGTCTTCCTGAGCCCGTGCTGAGCGGCCTTCGTCCCGACCGCCACACAGCTCCCCGGACCGTGCTGGCCAGACTTTCGCATGGGGTGAGGGATCGTAGCCCCCCACTTGTGCTTGCAGTCCCTCTTACCTCCCCACACGGAAGGTGGACTCTTATACGCCCGGAGTCCGTAGTAGGGCGGGCTGGTTATTACGGCGTGGACGCTCTTCTCCGGCAGGGCGGCCAGCACGTCCCGGGCATCTCCGATGAAGAGCTTAACCATCCAGGTTTAAAATTATGGTTCGGGCACGTCGTGGGCTCCGGACTGTAATAGCTCCCTTGTCGGGGCGATGGGATTTGAACCCATGATCGCCTGCTTGAAGGGCAGGTGTGTTAGGCCGGACTACACCACGCCCCGATCTGCGATACCCGTTCTTCCGAAGCATAAATTCGATACCGTCCAGGACCCTACCCAATAGCTCTTCCCGACGAGGCTGTTTTGTCCTCCTCCGCATGGACGTAATCACCATCGCCATTATCCTGTCCCACGCTTTCCACGTTCTAAGGATCCCGCCCTTATGGAGATTATCTCCGAGCGTTTCCAGTATCCGGTCCCTCACTTTACATCCCGGCCTCATCATGTAGAGCACCTGGACCCTGGCGCACATCAGTGAAGTCACCTTAGAAGAAGAACAGTGCCCTGGACTTTTGCGTATGGTCTTCTGCAATCTTCGCATAGCTCGGTTTCAATTCGATGCCCACCGAATGACGGTTGAGCTTGATCGACGCATCGAGCGTCGTCCCAACCCCCACAAACGGATCCAGAACCCAGTCCCACTCGTCCGTGAACAGCGTGATAAACCACTCCGGAAGCACCTGCGGGAATGCGGCACTGTGAATCCGGTTCTGCGTCTCGGTCGGCAGGGTCAAAACGTTCGTCGGATAGACCTTCGTCCGACCAACCCAGTTTGCGATCCTGGACCCGAATCCGCTCTGCGTCTTATTCGTCCTCCGGACGTAGTCGTCGCCCCGCATTTTCTTAGCCCGGGTGACCGTCCGCTCGCTGGCCGGAATCATCACCCGATCCTGGAACATCTTGAACTTCGGCGTCTTGTTGAACTGCAGGAGACGCTCCCAGGCATCCCGGAATCGGTTCGGCCACTTCCCGGGATAACAGCAGACCTTGTTCCAGATAAACTCCTCCGTCCACAGCCATCCCTGATCGACCAACGCCAGAATCAATTCGAGGACGTAGGTAAGCCGCTGTCCGTTCTCCGCACTCTCCTTGATATTTAAGATGAACGTCCCGGTCGGCTTCAGGGTCCGCAGGAACTGCTCACTGCGGGGGAGAAACCATTCCACATACTTCTCCGGAGGGACACCCTGATACGTTTTCTTCCGGCGATCGGCGTAGGGAGGCGACGTCATAATGAGATCGAATTTATCAGCCTCGTGGCTCCGGAGAACCTCGAGGCAATCACCTTCGTAAACCTTCGAGATTAACTCCCTACTCAAACTCTAGCTCCTCGAGGAACGTCCCCTGCGGTTTGGTTTTCAGAAAGCAGGTCTCCCCACGTTCGAGATGATCGAATAGACCCTCCTGCAAAACCATCCCGTCCCGAACCAGTCTATTCTTTGTGACCTCACAGTAAGCAACGTCTTTCTCGAAGCCGATCCCTATTCGTCGATCGAGCGCGCAGGCCACCAGAGTCGTCCCCGATCCGACGAAGGGATCCAGCACGGTGTCCCCGACGTAGCTCAAGAGGCGCATACACCTTCGGGGAAGCTCGACGGGAAAAGGCGCCGGGTGTCCGGCCACTGCGGGATCCTCCCCTCCGATGTTCCAGATCCCGATCGTCCATTCAATGAACTCCTCCCGGGTGATATTCGACTCCCCCGCTTTGTTCTTCGCCCAGTTCTTCTTGTAGAGGACGACGATGGCCTCCGCAGGTTGAAGGATGTGCGGGGCACTCGCTGACATCCACGATCCCCAGGCTGTCCGGCTTGGAACTGCCTGCTTGTTCCACACGACGGTCGAGTGATACAGCCAACCGACCTTCTGGGCGAGCCAAGTGAAGTCGGCCAGCGTCCCCCGATGCCCCCACTTGTGCGTGTTGAACGGCACGTTCAAACAGAAACGGCAATCGTCTTTCGCCAACCGGAAACACTTCGCCATCCAGGTCTCGCTGAACTTGAGGAACTCATCGTAGGGAAGGTTGTCCTCGTGGCCGGAGTAGTTAATCCCGACGTTATACGGCGGTGACGTAACTATCAGATCGACCGACCCTGCAGGAACGTCCTTCGCCTTAAGGAAGTCCCCGTGATAAACCTTCTGATCCCTAGCTGTGAAATAGAGGCTCATGACAGAAGTATTATAGCGGATTCCAAAGTAATTGTCAAGAGGTTAGGCGCCACCCCAAGATTTTGGCTTCCCGGTATCCCCAATTACCCAACCGTGCTCCCGGTAATATTCAGATCTTCGGATAGCGTCTTTCCTGTAAACGGGCATTCGCCAGTCGACGAAGTCACGTCTTTTTCTTGTGGGGGCAATACCCATATTGATCTATAGCTAAATGACAATTCATACACTCCACAACAAGCCGGGGAACCTTGGGGAACCTTCTCTTCTTCAGCCACCTATAAAATGCTCCACCCCGAGACCAAGAACCGATTTTCTTCCTGTGCTTGGCCCCACCTCCATCCACGTGATGAAGAGTCAAAAATTCTAACCGGGCCTCCCCACAACAAATGCATTTTCCGCCATAGGCGTTAAGAGTTTCCCGCTTAACTTCTCGCTTCCGCTGGTTCCGAATTTCAGCGAGCCTCTCCTTATTGTCTTTCCTATACTTTACATTCCCGAGATAGTGCGACCTCTTTTGGGCGGGTGTAAAGTCTTGGTAGCGTTTCCGACCCCTTAAGCGTCTAAGCCGGAGATGTCTAGCGCACACCAGATGCCCCTCAACCACTTTTTCCCTACCATCATCTATGCATAATCCTTTCTCCTTAAGAATCTTTATATAACTTCTATGTTTTCTCAAATATTCCCTCCTTCTCTTAAGGGATAATCCCTTCCACCATTCAAGTCCTCTCGACGGTTTATCACTTAACATGATTCACCCCCAAAAGATTTAGGTTTATTAGTATCTCCCACAACCCATCCATGTTCCCTATAATAACTCATACGCCGAATAGCATCTTTCCTAAAGACAGGCATTCTCCAATCACAAAAATCCACTACTATTGGCGTGTGGTGATCATCCAAAACTTTCTCCGGCATCTCCCGAAGGATACGCCCGATGCTCTGGTCGATTCCGATCTTGGGCGTGGCGAAGAAAAGGGTATCGAGCCGGGGGACATCCCCTCCGACTGAAAAGTATTGGAACGTCGCCAGGATTATCCGACAGAGGGAGGACTTCTCAATCTCATCGATCTTCATCCCCCCGATCATAACGCCGACCTCCGAAGTCTCACTCCCCCTAAGCAAAAGGGCTTGCTTCAAAAGCTCCATCAGAATCTTAATCTGCTCTAGCCGCTCGGTTAGGACGAGGATATTTCTATCCTTCTCGTAAGCCTCCATGATCTTCCGAACGATCAAATTACTCCTCTCCCCATCCCGGACGAGCGGCTTAAGAAGGGTATCCCTGGACATCCTGTCGGGGTCAAAGCCCGACGACCTAAAAATCTCGAAGTCCGTAAAGACACGCAGGATTTTAGGTTGCAAGGCTTCGGCATCCTGCTCCTCCGACGTCCCGGCTATGATCTGCCCGATGTGGTAAAGAAAGACCTTCTCACAGTGATCGAACCGATCGAGGGTTGCCGTGAGCCCGATCCGGTATTTGCACTTGAACATTGGAGCAACTCTGGACCACTCCGGGGCCCCCAGTCGGTTTACCTCGTCCGTAATGACCGTCCCGAACTCCCAGTAGAAGAGAGGTGTGAATTTTCTCGAGTGCGATTCGAGAAGCGTCTGAAGCATGGCGACTGTGAAGTCCTTCTTGTTGTAATCAATATCCTTCCCCTGGATCTTGCCAATCTTCGCCCCGGGATACCACTCCTTGATCGCCCTCTCCCACTGTGCGGCCAGGAGATTCGTCTGCACGATAATCAGCGTCCTCATCCCAAGACGATAGGCCACCTCCAATCCGAGAAGGGTCTTCCCGAACCCCTTCCGGCAACGGATGATTCCCCCAATCGTAAATGAGATATCTCCCTTCCCTTGAAGTCTGTCGAGAGCCGCCTGCACCACCGGCCCCTGCTCCTCCCTCATGTTTGGGGCAAACTTATTTACGATCCTCCGAGACAAGTTCCCCCCATCGGACACCTTCCATTCGATATCGTAGAGGGTCTTAGCCCTCTGCAGGAAGTAAGCCCGAGGAACGCCTAAGAACCCCCGATCCTCCTTCCACAGGATGATCGGATGGTAGTCCTTAGCCGCAGGCTTGAACCGGGGAGAAACATGCGGGTAGATCGTCAGCTCGTTCTTGAGCCGGTGGATAAGCAGTGGATCGAGCGTCTTGAGCTCGAGCCATGCCATATCGCTGATTATAACTTTTCGGGGCATGCGACCCTCGACAGACCTTCGGGTTGGTTAAAACCGGACGGGTTGGTCCTGCGTGGTTTCCGGATGCGCCTCAGTCTCCGGAGGATCTTCGATCAACCGGGGTCCGCCCACTCGTGCGGCTACCCGGATAAGGGTATCCACAGGAAGCGGTCTGAAAATATCCTCGTAGTTATACGGCGTAGGCATGTTGCGCCGACCGTCGGCGTAGGGCGCCAGATCGGTCACCGTTCCCACGAAGTCAAAGACGCTCCCGACCACGGACGACTTGCCGGTCCCGGTGTCCACCCTCGTGACGTTGTAGAGGCAGTTCCTCAGCCCGTTCGTTCCCTTCTTCAGCCTCAAGAGCTCAAGGGGCTCTACGGAGGCCACGAACAGCATCCGGACGTTCCGAACTATCTCCCCGGTATCCCTCGCCTTCCAAGCCTCGAGATCCACGATCGTGAAGACCCCCTTATACCAGGGACTGCACTTCAAGGCCGGGTTGCAGAGAGGGCACTGTCCGTAAGTGTCTGCCCCGCAGGTGTAGTGTTGCCAATCCGGGGTGGCCGGAGACGCCCCCAGATTGACGGAGTGTTCGTAGAAGCAGAACGGCTCGTCATCCAAGAAGAGAATCTTCTTGGTTACGTTCTGCGGACGTCCGGCCTGGACGATCCCCCTGTCCAACCGGATCCCGAACCGGAACACACGGGCTCTCCTCGACTCGTCGAGGCCTCCGAATCCTCGCTTATACCATTCACTCATTTCTTCTCCTCTGTTGGCGTTAAGGTTTGTTGCTCACCCACCTGTGCCGCCTGTGCTTTCGGCGCCGGGGGCTCTGTCTCCCATCCTCGGAACTCTGCGTCGGTGATCAGCTTCTCAATCTCTTCTTTTGTGAATTGGTCTGGATCCCTCCCTTCTGGTGTCTTAATGGTGTAGACGGGAAAGTGCGGTTCAAATATCCGGACGAGCTTCTCCGTAGCCGTGGCGTTGGCCTGGACCGTATCCCCATCCAAAAATATGTAGGGGTTAAAGAATAACCTCTCCCCGAACAGCCTCATCTCATCGAGCTTCGTTAACTGCTCCCTCGTGCATTCCTTACCGAAGAGCCCGATGGCATTGAAGCCGAGAGCCCGGAGATACATGACGTCAAATGGCCCCTCCACGATGAACACGATGTTGAAGGGCTCCCGTTCGATGGGGCTTGAAGTGAACTCCCTCTCCCCATAGAACACGCTCCGCTTAAACCCCACGTTGAACCCGAACTCCTTGCGATCGACAGACCGTCGCAGGATCCCGACGAGATTCCCTCCCCAGTCGTAGATCGGGAAGAGGGTCTTACGCTCCTTCGCATCGTAGCCGATGTTGTAGAGCTTCATGATCTCCTTCGGGATCCCCCGGGCGATCACGGATTTGTGGGCCTGCCCCGCACAGGACTCCACGTAGTCCTCTGCTGACTTCCCAAGAGGCTTGGGAAACACGACACCCTCCGTTGGCACGGGGCTAAACACACCCCGCATGGGATCAAACTTCGAGTCCCCGTCCGGAACCCTGCCCGCGATGTTCTCCTCGGTCGGCTTCACTTCCTTTTCGATAACGAACTGCCGGATGGGAAGCTTACTCCGATCAAAAACGGAGATATCGTGAGCCAAGAGCATCAACGACCCCATCCTCCCACAGGAGTAGCACTTAAACGACGAATAACCGTCCTCCTGGACCTTGATTCCGAACGATGGATGAACATCCGTCCCCTTAGAATGCGAGTACGGGGCGAACGGACAGGACGCCCTGATCCATCCCTTCGGGTTGGTCACCTCGATCCCCCGGCAATCCAACGTCCTGAGAAGTTCCATTACGTTTTCGTATTTCATAGCGGTTCAGTCTCGAACTCTACCCCCCCTTCTATCGGGATTTCCGAAAAGTCCATGTGATTAAAATTCCAGTTAATGATGATCTCCTTATTCCCCTCACTCTCACGGGTCTTAAGTGGCAGGAGAGCCATCTTATGACCGTCCTTTAAGTCGTCGTCCTGAAAGGCCGCAAACACCCAGTCGGAGTCGAAGTTAACGACGTCGGACATGGCCATTGACGTGAGGTCTGCCCTACGGGCGTTCTGCGGAACGCTCCGGTTGAACTGCGTGGACACGATGATCGGCATCTTCCAGTGATGAGCCATCCTCTTAAATTCATCGGCCACATTGGAAACCCTATCAAACCGATCCTTACCCGTCGCCTTCACTAGATAGAGTCCGTCCACGAACACAATGTCCGGCCTCACCCTTTCGATGGCGGCATCGATCGTGGAGATGTCGACGTTGAAGACGTCACCGAGAATGTGGAACGGGCGCTCGGTTCTTAGACGTTCAAGCCCTTCCCACAACAGGGGCTCTCCGTATTCCCCGAGCCGGCCCCTGCGGAGCTTCCCGTAGGCGATCCGGAGATAGAGGGACACGAAGCGGAGGGCGATCTTTGGCCGGGCCATCTCCGTCGTCACAAAGAGGACGTTCTTTCCATCCCTCCAAGCGTGATGCGCCATAATCAGGAGAAGCCAAGTCTTCCCGATGCTCGTCCTTGCCACGAAGGTCGCGAGGTCAGCCTCCTGAAACCCCATCGTGATCTGGTTGACCGTCCCCCACGGAGTGCAGACCCCCAGGACCCCGTTCTTCGCCCTCTCGTAGTCCTCCCGAACTTTATCCCCGTAGTTCATGAGGTTGTCCACGAGCCCCCTAGCGCTCCCCGACCGCCTAATCTCCGTGATAACCTCTTCAAGCTTGGTAAAGGCTTCCCTCGGCTTGAAGGTATCGAGCTCCCGGGCGACGTCCCGGAGCCTGTTCTTGAGGAGGTTCTGCAAGAGCCTCTTCCACACCTCCTCAATGAAGTAGGAGAGGTCGCCTTCCTCTCCTATTCGTTGGGTGACAAACCCAGTTTCGACTCTTACGATTTCTTTGTTGGGAGTATTCCCGTGCTCGGCGTAATATCGCTCGATGAACGCCCAGACATCCTTAGCATTTCCCGAGAGAAGGTCGTCATTGATCCCCTTCTCCCGAGCATCAAGAAAGCCAGCCTTCCCTGCAAGGATAAGACTGCTTAGAAACAGAATGTCAATCTTGGGGATAGATTGCGCCATCGTTTCTTTTAAACGGGAATTGTTAAGTGGACCTAAGAAGCAGGCTTATTATTGTTCTCTAAGTTTTTCAGCCCCTCCTCAATGTAGGCATCCATCTTCCTCTCCTTCTCCTTCACCTTCGCTTCCCCGTAGTCGTAGGCGGCCACCTTCACCATTTTCATTGCCTCCACTATATCTTTTTGATCTGCATCAGAAACGTTCTTAAATCGGTATCGCTTTATCTCTTTTCCGGTCTCGGGGTCGACCTCCCTTATCACTTCTCCGGTTTGGGTGTCCTTCTCTACGACCTCTTCGAGATCACCCTGAATTACCAGAATCGTCGTTCTACGCTCGAGATTCCTATACTTCAGGATGGTCCGAAGGACTATAGCCTGAGGCGCAGGAAGCTCCTTCTCATGAAGAAAAACATCATCCAAGAGAAGGACATTTACCTCCCTAGCTCTCTCGCTAATGGTGCAGGCATCATTAAAAGTGTTCTTACCATTCTCGGTTAAGTTTTCTAACGTTACACGGTAAATAAGTTTCCCTTTATCAAAGGCTTCCTTGAGTAGAATACATCCAAGAAACGTTTTCCCACTCTTGGCTGGACCATAAAGACACAACCCTAACCCCTCGGAAACCATCCTGGGAAGATCTCCTTTGTAGCCAGCAACAGCCTTACGATAAGAAAGGTCTATCTCCGGGTTTGGATCGGACTCAGGGACTTGGGAAATATCCGCTTCCCAAAAGTCCTTCGGTATTCCAGCTCGAGCGTAAGGTCCCTTTTTATCTTCGGGTATCATTTTGATTTCCTCTCGGGGGGAGCCGGTCTATGTATCAATACCGGAACGGCCCTGCGTTCCACCGTCTTAGGTGCGAGCTCTCCGATCAGCTGAACCCCAAAACCTAAGATGATTCCCATTGTCGGGACGCTCGCATTTGACAGCTTCCACCTCGCACGAAGAGAACCCCAGTTTTTGAAAATATACTCCACGAGAACACGAGCCCGATCCGGCCCGACGTTAGTTATCAGCATCTTGGCCTGGCTCCATTCCCTTGAAGACCACTGGATGGGTTCGACATCCGGGAGATGCCTCCTGAATCCCTCCCGATAGGCATTCATAACAGGAATAATCGGTTTCCGTTCCGCTTCCTTCTTCATCTGGCGCTCGTCGCGATTCTGCCGGAGCTTGGAATCTCTCTTTAGTTGGTTTTCGTTCCTGGCCGCCTCGCTCTTGGCGATCGCTCGCTGGTGAATGGCTCCCAGCTCTTCAGAAGGTCTCGCATCATCGCTCATCACAGGTCTCTTTCCGTTTCCGTTCTCCAACCTTGCCATCTTCCGGAAGAAGGTCGCCCGGTGGATCCCGATAGCCTCACAAATGGTATCGGCATCGGTGGGCATCCCCTTTCTTTTACGGGCATCGAGGTATATCTTGAGTGCCCTGTCGCTGAAGTTTGTGACCGTCCTGTCTTCATATCTTCTTATAAGCCGAGCATCATCATGCGACTCTGCAGGCACCACGGTCTACGATACTTTGGCAAGTCGTGAGCGTCCGTCGATTACCTTCACCAAGTGGAGGAACTCTTCCGGATCGGGCACGAGTTTCGTAGTCATGATCCCATCGTCGAGCGCCCGCATGGCCACGATCCTCAAGGGGTAACCATCCCGCACCTTGATCCCCTCCACCTTATAGGCTCTCCCCCGCAGTAAAATTGTGCGTCCCACGAGGTCGTTTAAACCATCCATGTTTACCACCGCTCCTTTGCTAAATGCAAAACCATTATATCATAAACGAAATTGCGTGTCAAGAGGTTGGGCAATTATATTCCTCCCACCACGTGCGGGCTCTCTTCAGGGTCAATAAGATCGGTTCCCGGACCAAGGATATCATCCGTATCAAGTCTCTCCGGCATAGGCCCTAACCCAGGGGGGTCCTCCCCTGGTGGCTGGGGCCCACCGATCGGGGGATCATCTACTCCCAGGATATCCCTCAACGCCCGATCGAATCCTTCCATGTGATCCTCTCTGTGGGGTCCGATCCCTGCGCCAACCCTCACTCCGGTCGGTGGTCTCCTCTCCTGCATTAAGCTCTCGAGCCTCCTTAGAATAGTCCGGTACTGCCCAAAGAGGTTATCAAGCCGCTCGTCCGTGTGGCTACGGAACCTCTCGAAGTCGGCCTGAAACTCCATGACGTTGAATTCCGGCCTGCCGCTTACACTCCGACCATAAAACTCACCGGCGTGATAGACCTCCTTCAGGATGGCAACGATCCTGGTCCTTATCAAACCAGAATCATCTCGGATCCCGGGATCAGGAACTGCGGGACCGAGAACTCGTAGAATTCTCCGCATGGCGCCCCCGACGATCACCTGCTTCCGAGCCAGAGACTGCGTCCACGCCTGATCCGGTGGAGTCGTCCCCCACGCGCCGATCGTGCTACCCTCGGGAAACTCCATCGGGTCTATTGCCGCCCCCGTCCTCATCCTCTCCGTAAGGATTTGTGCGGGATTCCTCCTATTCGGAGCCTCTCTTTCTCGGGGAGTGTCCAACCCAGGCATTCCCTCCCCTGGACCCGTCGGGCCCATCGTAGTATCTCCCCCCAACGTCTCGCTCATTTCAGCCCTCCTTAGCCCCTTAAATGCCCCCAGGTGCGATCCTCTCGCCCCGGCTATAGATAACCCCTCACATAGAACTTTGCCGTGCTCTCGTCCGCAAGGAAGAGGACGGAATTGGGAAACCAGTGGCAGTGGCCCTTATCGGAATGCCATAACTGCTTTCTCTCCCGGGAATCGTCATTGCAGGGGCACTGCCCGTCGATCTCGACCCAGGCGTACCCGGCCCGGATGATATGCTTAATGTAACCGCTCGTCTTATTGAAAATAAACTTCTTGTCGTGGGACACCAAGGGGAAAACACTATCCACCACGACGAAGTCCCCGATCGACAACCCGTAGAGGGTCGTCGGATGCTCTGGACCGTCCACGACCACCTGTCCCGTCGACTCATCGACCCGAGCTATTCTTTCCCCGGGCTTGTAACCCTCTGCAGGCTTGGCTTCCGGCCAACCTTCGGGAAGCCCAGGTACTCCCTCCCAGCCCGGGACGCCGAAATAACCCCGCTGGCCTTCAAACCTTACCCCGGTCGCTGGATCCGCCATGCCCCACGTTCCACCAGGCGCCCAGCTAGAGCCGGAGAGACCGGAGGCAAAGGAAAATCCAGAGAATCCGGACATACCTCCATACGCTTCCCCGTGAGCTCGCATTGCCCTCGCGAGATCTTCATTCATTATTCTCTCAACCAAGTCCACCTGCGTCCCCCCGGAAGGCATGGTCGACATCACTATCGGCGGCGACTCTCGCCTCCTCTGCAGTCCGATGCCCCGGATTACCCGTTCAAACAGGGACTCATTACCAGAATCGGACATCAGATTGCTCCTATCAGACGGAAGGGCTCACGCTTCTTACTCTCAAAGTCGAGGTCGGCCTCATCGAGAATCCACAGCCCCGCACACCTTTCCAGGCGGACGGAGTAAAGCCGGGGCCCTCCGTTACGCTTTCTCTTTGTAATCACGCCCATGATCATCCCCTTCTTGCCCCTGAGCTTGCAACCCTTCTCGGTGAGATTCCGAACGATCTTGATCCGGTCTCCCACCTCGAACTTCATCAGATCGATCCCACAACGTGCGGGGTGTCATCCGGAGTGACCTGCTCCTCCTCTGGCGGTTCGGGATCGGGCTCTATTACCTGCGTCGGAGGAGTATCGTCGTCAAAACCACCCAGCCCCATCTCACGGCGCAGTTCATCTAGCGCTTCCCGAGCCGCTCTCGCCGGGGTATCCAGATCGCCTGCCATTCCCCGGTGGGGTTCGGTGGTCCCGCCGGTTCTCATGCGAAGCTCTCTCCGGAGCTCTTCCATAACGACATGAAGGCGTTCTATTCTGTGCTCAATCCGTTGAAGGGAATCGAGAACTCGAGACAAGTAATACCCAGGACCACCGTCTACACGGTCGATATCCCTCTCTCGCATTGGCATAGCCATCAGATACCCTCCTTAACCCCAAACTTCTCTGGTATAAGAACGAGCTCGTTCTCTTTGAAAGTAAGGGTAGTTTTCGCCGGACCCGTAATTTTAATAATATACTCGGTGTGATCGATCTTAACTTTCATGTCGACATGGAGAGTCCCATCGGTCGGATCGAGGTTCGCCCCGGTCACCTCGGCTTCTTTGACAATATGAACGATGTTAACTACCTCGCCCTCCAACCCAATATACTCTTCCTGGACCCCTGGATAACCCAAAATCTTTACTGGATCGCCAAGATTGAACTTGGTTTTATGTCCGGGTAGCTCTATCGCGCCAGGATAGCCAGGATAATTAACTAATTTATTCAGCCCTGAGATCATAACCCGCCTACAATCCCGAACTCACCCTCCGTCGCCTCGAGCTCGTCCTCCGTAAACCACCAGCCGTGGGCGTCAGGAAGAACCCCATCGCAGTCCGTTAGGAATTGCGATTCGGCTTCGAAGCGAACGGCATACTCCTCATGGCACTCCGCACAGATAGCCCCGACGACCCCGACCCGACCGATCATGAACTCCCTGAACGCCTTGTCGTCCGGGTCCAGAGCGTCGCTCACAGATATCACCTTGACGGGATCCCCAATGCTAAACGGCATCAGAGCGACCCGATCACAAAGACCTGCTTGGATTCGGACAGGACATCCTCAAGCCGGGCGGGCATGAGACCGTCCTCCCGCATCCAGATCCCGCTGTAAGGAGAAAGCCTCTGGCCGCAATCCGATAGGGCGGGATGCTCCACCCCGAACCCGATAGCATACTGGTAGAACGGGCCGAAGGGCCCTTCGGTTTGATCAACCTCAATAATGATTCCCGCAGTCATCCGGAATAAATCTTTGAGCCCGGGCTTCCTACTCAGCCATTCCCCCATGACTTCATCTTCGGGAGAGACTATAACCCTCACAGCATCCCCCACCTTGAACTTGGGCTCCGGCTTCGGCTCGGGGTCGGTAGAGGTATTAACTCCCTCGCCCCAGTCCACGCCTATCACTTCCAAACGCCGGAACTTATCGAGATTCGGTATCAAAGAGAGATCGTATTTCACGGACATCATATCCCCCCGATCACGATAGCCTTCTCCCCGACCTTCGATACGAGCTCGAGCTCGTCCCCCAGAAACGGGGCATACCCGTCGAAGGACTTGTCTTGGACCCCGGAACCGGACTTAAAGAAGGCCACGACATAGGCCGTGACCTTCAATTTTTCATTCCGAACCACTCTGACATCCTCAATGACACCCAATCGCCCAATAAGACTGCTCCGATCAGCTAGCTCTCCCTCCGTGGTGACGGCCCTGATGGGCTCCCCAGATTCCTTCTGAGAGGCTATCTTCGTAGCCTTCACCACGTCTCCGATCCTGAACCTCCTCTTCCTACTCAAATCGGCTCCCTCAAAAATATCCTCTCCTCGGAAGTGATGAACTCCACACTGCATCGGTGAGAAAACAAGGCCAGGCACTCGTCCGATGGAATGTCCACTCCCCGAGGAGGAAACGACCTCTTCCTGTCCTTCCGCTTCAGGTCGAGGCAGATGAACATGGTATCGTAGTGGAGAGCCCCCTCCGCAGGCTTGAGGGCAACGACGACCCCCATATCGTTCTTGAACTCGTTGCGATGCATCGCACAACGGCAGGTGACCTTGACGGTGTCGCCCACCTTGAAATCCTGGAGCTTGAAGGACATCACTCCCACTCAAAGAGCTGATCCTGAAGCTGGAAGCTCACGTCGGCTACGGTCTCGAACGGGATGGGCTGTCCGGTGAAGTGCCTCCGGACGATCCGGGTGATGTAAGAGGCGATGAGAAAGCCCACGTCGATGATCGCCCTGGCCGTGCAGGGCAGGTCGGGAACCGTCTCATCCGGCACGATCGTCTGCTCGTAGCGTTCGATGGACTCCGTCGAGACGGTATCCTTGACGGACAGGATGCGTAACTGTTGACCCCCGAGCCGCCCGTCGATAAACAGCTTCACCCCGGGGTTGCGCCGGATCCCGGACTCCCAGATCTCCTTCCGACCTTGCATTGTGTCCACCCCGCAGACCACGAGGTCGGTCGTGATCAAATCCTTCGGGTACGGGTTATCCTTCGGAGGAAACCTCATGACCCAGGTCTTGATCTCCTCAATGCCCGTAAGCTCCTTAATTAAGCGAGCGGCGGCAACGACCTTTGCCTCCTCCACGTCATTCATCCGGAAGAGCTGATTAGGAACGTTGTGGGCTTCCACAACGTCCGGATCGACGAGCACGAGGCTCTTGATCCCCAGCTTCCCGAGAGCGAGCGCGGTGAACGACCCGATCCCTCCGACGCCTATGACCGTGGCGGAGACTGGAGTCTTTTCGGGATTAAAAAAGTCTGTCTGACGCCAAAAATCACGATTCATGCTCTGCATTTCAACTCACCTCCTTGACCTAAATAATCAGCGGCATTACGTAGCAATATGGGGTCGTGGCGAAAGTTCCCCAGTCCGAGATTGCATTCATAGTGTAGAAGTCCACGGATTTTGACCGTCCGAACATATCCGGTGTGGTCAAAATCTTCCTCGTGGTCAATACACAACCGCACTCCGTTCTCTGGTGGTTCGTGACAAATTTTACACACTCCGCCCTGCTTGCAAAGTTCAGACTCGTAAAATTTTAGAGGATCAGCTATGCCCAGCTCTTTTATTCTTCTCCTCCATACGATATCTGTGTTATATCCAGGACGCAAAGCCTTCTGCGCCTCTAGTATGCGCTCCCTATTTTTTGCATAGTAATGATGTTTCGTAGTTTCCGGGTGCGCATACTTGAAATCTCTCATTTCTCTCCTTTTCTCCTATGCAGTCACAGGCGTCTTCATGGGATCGAAGAAGTCCGTCTGCCGCCAGAAGTCCCGGTTCATGGTAGACGGAGTGGTCATGGGCCCTCCAGGACCTGCGACCCGGTCTTCGAGGCTTCGATCAACCCCTCCACCGCAGGAGTTTCTTCAAAGTCCTCTTCGCCCTTCTCCGTAGAACGAAAAAGTTTCTCCGTCATCTCCTGCTTCACCCCGGCGATCAAGCCCTTGTCGTACTCGTCGAAGAGAATGTCGAGCTTGGCCTCCGCTCTGAACCTGGTCGGGGAGTAGACTTCGATCTGCGCCGAATATTCCCCGCTCTTGTTGACCACGATCCACAGGAACCACTCCGAGAGATCGGCAAGGCTATTCATGCAGGCCCTGTCCGTCCCGCTGAAGGACGCTGGCATATTCACATGGCTATGCCAGCACAGACGATACTTCCCGGTGTCCTGCTTCGCCTCCATCAGCCGGGAGAACTCATCGGCGATATCCTGCGGGTCGAGGTCCGCCGCCGCCGCACTGCGATTCTCGTGCTTGAAAACCATCACGTCGTCGATGATGGGTTTGTTGCCCTGCATCTTGACCGTCCCGAGCCCGGCCACCTCCACGTCCGTCTCCTGGGTGAAGAGCAGGATTTTACGCCACGCCTTGAGGGTAATCTTCAACGACGGCACCCCAACAACGTCGTCGTCCGTCCTCCTAGTTTTCATCTCGCATCCTCCGTTTTTGATTTAGAAACCTTACCGAAAATCTTCACGTACCTGCTTTGAACCGAATTATCCTTCCACTCCGAGATCGTCTGTCCCCATCCGTCCGAGGGCGTCACAGACTGCACGATCCCCACCATCAGATCGATGAGCTCGAAGAACCTCATCCCGGAAAGGAGCTCCTGGACCGTCGACCCGGAATTCCCCCAGCAGACGTTGTCCGGCGTCTTGATGTGAGGGTGAGGCCGTCCCGATGGCGGGGGATAGAGATTGGTCACGATGACCTGATGGGCCCCCTCCGCCAGAGGAACCGTGAACTGATACTGCCCGAGCCACCAGTCCTGCCAGGAGATCGGCTTGGTCACGACCTCCAACCGCATGTTGTTATCTCCCCGGCCATCTGCCGCAATGAACCTGATCCGGTCGATCTTAGGATGATCTCTAAGGGCTTCGATCTGCTCCTTGAACATCTGATCGACCTTCCCGGACAGGGTCTTGTGAATCTCGAGAGTGATCTCAAGGGTGTGCCGCTCGTCGTAGTGCAGGCGAAGCGTCCGGGCGGCCTGATCGATCTTCCCCTTCAAGTCCTTCAGGGCGGCACCGACCTTCTCGACCTCCGTATTATGCCGGGCCTTCAGCGCATCAAGTAGGATCGGACCGACCACGAAATCCTTTGAGAACCTGGACTTAACTTCCTCAACCCACTTCTTGAGGGGCTCGGGATCCTTAACGTCCGACAGCCACAGTAAGACGATATACTTCGATAGGTTGACCTTGTCCTCGAGCTCGACCCCGCTCAGGTCTTTCCGGTGGGCGATATCCCACAGGAAGAATAGATTCCGATCCTTCCAGAGAGCCAGGGCGGCCCCCTGATCGTCGGTCATGATCTTCCATCCCTTATCCGTGAAGGCTTTAGGGTTAGACAGCTCGAGACAGTCCTCCTCCCCGGACACCATCTTGAAATCCCGACCCAGGACGGTGAACCGTTCCCGGGTTCCCTTCTTAACTACGTTCCCGGCCTCGGCATCCGGAAAGGCCAGAACGAAAATCCGGAACCTCTCATCGACGAACTGATCCACGTCGATCCGAACATTCTTGGGAGGCGTCTCCGCATGGGGGATGATCACCTCCGCCTTGAGCCCGGCAAACTTGTTGAGCCACGAGAACATCCCATCGGCGTTCTCGAGATTGGGAATGATAAACCGGGGCCCCGGTGCCGGCGCTGGCTTCTTGGGCGCCTCTACGGCGTCCCTGCGATCCCTCCGACCCGTGATCGGGGGAAAGGCGATATCGTTGGCGGTGCTCATATCATTGCTCCACGGCCCCGAGCAGAGAAGCCCCGCAACCCGTTGGGCATCCCCCTCCGGAACCTGAACCTCTGAGGAATTGATACGGGCATACTTGATGCGGGATCCTCTCAGGAGTTCCTCCTGCTCCCTTGAGCATGTAAATGCCCTCCATTGCGCCATGTCCTTTCTCGTTTCGTTAAATGTCCCCTCGGCGGCTGTGGGGTCTCCACAAGCCGCCGAGTCTGCAGACCTAGAGCTTGGACCCCCGAGGGGACTTACCCAAGTCTAAGGGACTTCATCACCACGACCTTCGAGCCGGGCATGATCACGTCGTTCAGACCAACCGACCGTCCGTCGACGTTGACCGTGTAGGCCTCGGCCTCCTTCCCCTTCGCGCCGACCTGCTGTTCCATCATCTCGGCTACGGTGAGCCTCTGCCCATCCGTTGGAAGCTGAGGCGTCGATGGCGTCGCTCCGAGCTTGGTCAGATAGAAGAAGTTTTCGTTCTCCACTTACGTCACCTCCCTTCGTTTGAAATGAGTTAACGATTAAGACTAACCCGTCCTCAAGGACGGATCGGTCATGAGACGAACCTGATCCGGGTTGGCCTTGATGATATCCACGAGGGTGTCTTGCTTGCCCGATTCGGTCACGGGCGGCACCCACACGACCTTCCAGACGTCCACGGGCTGTTGCCTCCCGTCCTTCTCGGTATTCACCCGGAGTCCGAGCTGGGTCTTGTCCCACTGCTTGAACTTCTCCCGGATATCCCGGTAGAACACCTGCATAGCGACGTTCTCCATCGTCTCGAAGCGGAAGTATTCGACCGCCAGTTTGGCAACCTGCTCGAAGTCCTTCACGCTCATGTGGAAGTCGATTTCGTTCTTCGTCCGCAGACGGTGGAAGCGCCAGAAGAACACCTCCCGATACCGCTCCTGCCACTCCGCAGAGAGATTGTCGACGACCACGACGTCCCGCTTCTCGTCAAGCGGGTCCAGGGTCGTCACATACGCCCACACCTGCATGAGCTGTGGATCGACGAACTGCGGGGGCTCCCCCGTATAGACAATTTCCTGAGCCACGATTCACCTCCTCTCTAAGAACTCAGTCCCTACTGGGATTTAAGATCAAGCATCTTATTGAACCATGCCTTGAACTGATCAATGGTCATGACCATGTGGGAATCCACCATCCACGAAGGAAGCGTCCCGTCCGACCTTCGAGATCCCCGATCGACGGCAGTCTTGCTCAGGTACTCCCTCCACTTCTCGGTCGGGCTATTCCCCCATCCTCTAGACAGCAGGACGTAGCCCCCCCGAATTTCCTCCGGAACGTAACTACCGTAAAGGGACTCGTCCCAGAACCAGCGGCCGCACATAAAGTCCAGGATGTGCTTGTAAACCTTCTCTCCCACCTGGAAGGGCCCAAGCCTCCCCTCAAACAACAGAAGGTTCTTGAGCTCGACGTCCGCAGGGAACGTCGGAAGGGCAGTCTTCTCCGGCGCCTTGGCCTCCGGAGCCGCTGGAGCCTCTGGAGCCGCTGGACCCTTGGGCTCCTCGGGTGTCTTGACCTTCGGGGCCTCGGTCTTCGCCTTCGCCTTTGGCCTCTTGGGTGTCGGTTTCTTTTTGCTCTTCATCGTGCATCCACCTCCCATCTAGTAGATATTTCTCTCTTCCGGAAACTTGAACTCCATCCCGATCGCCTTAAAGACGTCCTCCTCCGTAGGCGTAACGACCTTCGATCCGTCCGGCCTGAACAGGCCATATTGGGACAGCTTGAATCCCTGCTTCTTGGCAAGGCCACGCATCTTGATATTAAACATCATGCTCCCCGTTGCGTAGCAGACCATCGCCGCCCACTCGTCCGGCAGGCCGACGTTCAGATCGACCATGACGTAGTCGATCGGGCCGGAGTGGACCCGGTTGCCCTGGACGTGGAAGCGGGGGAACGTCGGATCCAGAAGCTCCCCGAAGGCTTCCAAGATTTGATCCCTGTCCGATTCCTGAGATGCGATCGCCACAAGGTCGACGTCCCTCACGAGAGGACAACCCCGGCGATACGACCCGCAGACCATAAAGTTTAACGCCACGCCCTGCAGTCGCTTGTTGACCTTGTCAATGATCGGATCGACGGTCTCCCTCGGGATTTGCTTACCCTTCGCCATCGGATCGTTCCTTCATGGGCTTTATTATAACGGTTCTCAATGTAATTGTCAAGGCCTCGCCGGAAAATTCTTCGAGGGCTCCTGAAGGCCGATCGACTTAGCCTTCGTTACGCACGTCGGGCACGGCCTTTGCTTCTGGACCTTCATGAGCAGAGCATTGCTCTGAGGGTCTCCGAAAACCTCAAACGTCTCCGTGTGACCACAGACATGCCGGACAGTCACGAACTTGACTCTTCCCATTTCATCCTTTCGATGTTAGACTTTCAAGAGTAGCCGGATCGACTCCCATCCGTATTAGCTGACGCTTCAGGCGTCCCTTCTTCTCCCAGAGCCTCCGACGCTTCCTGAAGGTCTTATCGAGCTCCAACCGCACGGCGTTATAATCCCGATGATACTTCTTGTAGGCTTCCCACTTCTTCGGATCCCGGCGCCTCCGCAGATGCTTCCTCCGGTTCATCTTCTTCGCCTTATCCGGGTGAGCCTTCCACCAAAGCTTATCCCTCTCGTTACCGGAATCCATCATACAGCGGGTGCTACAATACGCCTGAGCATTGGCCCGGGGCTTGAACTTCTTCCGGCACTTCTTCCACCTACAGACCTTCACTCGGCCACCTTCTCAAGGATGCGCTCGACTTTGTAACCCAGGACGGCCCGGCAAACCTCAATGGCCCGAGCGAATACCTTCTTGGCATTCTCATCCCTCTGCGTCTGGACATCCACATTCTCCCCCAGGTAGAAACTGGCGATCAGAAGGAAGCTCTCCACGGCGAGCTGGTAGTTATCATCGTCGGTCGCCACGAACTCCATGCTCTGATGTTCCCGGGAGGGCTCACAGTCGACCGGAAGGATCGTCCGGGGAAAGCAGAACGCTTCCCAGGGATCGACTCCGACCTTCTTCTGCTCGGCTACGGCGACTCCTCCGTCCGCTCCTCCATCCCATCCCCCGACCATGACCTTCCGGGGCTTGCTCGTGAACTCACACTGCCTTGAGAAGCACACCCCGTCCATCCCGATCCGGGCGTTCCCCACGCCATGCTCTCCGGCGAGCCGGACTCCTTCCCCGGCCAGGCGGGGCATGAGCTTCCGGAAGTCCCCCGTGATACTGCCATAGGCTTTCATCCCGATCACCATAGGCCTTTCCCAGCGGGTGAGGTACTTCATCGACCCGACCCCCCTTCTCGCACCCAGGGGGCTTTCCTGCCCTCCTGGAAGGCGTCCAGGGGGGTAGCCGGGCTACCCGGTATCCCCCTGGATGGCCATGTCGTCATTATTGCCTTCCAATCTCGAAGAACCTGTTGAGACGTTTCCATTCTTTTTGCCCTCATAGTATTTCCGTTGTTTATAGTTTGAAGGTCGAAAAAAATCTTCTGACCATTCGGCAAGACCTTCCAGACCTCTGCGCCCTTACGTATATTACATTTCAGGCAGAGAGGTTGAATATTTTCTATAAAGTTACTTCCATGCTTTATCAGTGGAATAATATGGTCTACCGTAAGTTTAATTTCTGGTTCACTCTCACCACAAACAGGACAACGATAGCCATATATAACCTTCAATAACTTCCACTCTCTCAGAGTAAACGTTCCTTCGCTGGCATATTCCCGAGCCCTACGCGCCTGTTCATAAATCCTAACTCTTTCGGGATTCTTCTCGCGCCACCTTCGGTGCCACTTATTAATCTTATCCCTATTTTCTCTAACCCACCTTCGGTCGCTTTCTTGGGTCTTATTAAGCGCGATGGTTCGTCCCCTCATAATGACGCCTTAAAGAAGCCCATGTGGGATTCCTGCTTCCGGCCACAGGCATCACAGACCCGAACCACGACCGCATGAGAAGCATCCTTCGCCCGTCGCACCTGAGCTAGCCTCAAGAAGCCCTGGCATTCCCGATCTTCCGCCCGAGACGACTCGCAACGCTCAAGAGGCTTGAACGTCTCCATCTTTTCAATCTGCTCTAACGTCACGTTCATCGTATCCTCCTTATGATTCCTGCGTGGGGAGTGCTTCAGCTGATCCGAGACCGTCGCCGGGCACGGCAGTCCCTTCTCGGCAGTCGTCAGCTCCCCACGATATCATCGAGCGCGACGTCCGGGGCTCACTCCCCACTTGCCAGTAGAGATAATCCCGACTTGATCGCACCGCCCGCATGACGGCGCCGCGCCCTTTATAATTCCAGGCAGGGAGGGAATTTGGGAATCCGTTCGTTAATTTTGGATTCCACGATTTCAATTAGAGTACCTGCTCGCCCTTACAAACATGCGGAGTTAAACCGCTCGGGGGTCACCACAGGCCCCTCCCTGCCTAACATCATTTCAATGAGTATCCCCAGCAGATCGTCTTGCCGACCTTCCCGCAGACCGAGCACGTGTCGGTCGACGGGAACGCTCTAAGAGGCTTCCCGACGATATCCGTCTCGTAGTCCTTGCTCCACTGGTGGAGGTTGGGACACTGATAAGTTACTTCGAGCCGCCTCTTCGTGAGCTCAACTTTTTCGTGAGCTCGATGACTGCTGGCGCCAGCAGTCGGGCTCAAATCGGCACCTCTCCCGGAAGACGGACCGGCATCAAGATGCACAGGGCATCGATGCTGTCGTTCTTCCTTACTCCGGACGGGAGCAAGGTCACCTGCGTAAGAGATCCCGCCTCTTTGTCTATGCAGAGCTTGATGTCGTCGGCCCCGATGTGCTGGCACATCTCCATCAGATACTTGGCGTTGAAACAGACGGATACGGGAATGCTCTTGGCCTTCGCCGTGATATCGGCGACGCTCGGATAGGCAGGCTCGTAGGCCAGGGGAACCTGCAGGGAACGCCCGTTCATCGAGATGCTGAGGCTCGCCTTCCGCTCCTTCAGGTCCACCTCGGGATCCCCCAGGTTGAAGGTGATATCCGCAGACTCCAACCCGACGACGGAACGCTCGAGAAAGTCCACGATCCTGATGGCGTCCCGGTAGTTCAAAAGAACCTCCGGCATCTCCTCGCCCTCCACGCCAACCTTGACGAGGTCGAGCTCTAAGGAAACGAACTGGTGGCCGTTGGTCGCCACGAAGCCGATCTTATCCTTCGCTCCCCTGATCCGGATGCTCTTCAGGTTGTCCCGGCCCGTGTCGGGATCCCGTATCGTGGCGTAGGTCGTCATCCCGAGAACGTCCTTCAGGATTCCCTTCCACATCGACATCTTAACTAATCTGTCTGGCATTGCTCCTCTCCCTTCTGTGATTACACTTTAAGTGGACCAGCGCACTCCGGGCACTTCAGGACCGTGAGCCCGGCCTTAGACAGATCTCCGATCACGGTCTGATACCCGCAGTGACCGCATTCCACGATCCGGTTGGGCAAGAACCCCCGCATGGTTGGAGACGGCCCCAGAGGAACCTCCACGCCCACGGACGGAAAGCTCACCCACGAACTGCATCCACGAACTCCCCTTGAGTCACCGCTCGATCCCACGAAATAGTCACCAGCGTTCCACTCCATCTCACAGCCCTCCCTGGACCCCAAACTTTTCCTCCTCTACAGCAGTCTCCCCGGCAATATCCTTCCATGTGAACCGATCCATCTTCAGGCATAAGTCGAATACCCCCATCGAGAAGTCCCTGGTCAAATTCATGACATTCGAGAACTGGTAGCCCGCCACGGCCCCGTCGAATCCGATCTCATGCAGGTAGGCCACCTGCTCCTCCCGAGAGAAGCCGTCATAGTTCCCGTTCGCGAAGATAAATGAGAGTCCGGGATGCCCGGCGCCGATGTCATACTCTTCGTAGGCCACGCCCCGGGTCCCTGCCGGACACCCGAGCATCCCTTCAACCTTCAAGGTCACCACAGACCCGACTCTCATCTACTCCTCACGACGACCGGATCGACCCGGTTCAATTCGATAAAGGTATTCAGATCGGCCATATCGAACATCGTCCTCCGGCCTGCCTTGACGTAGGCGATCTTCTTCAGGCAGACCCACTTGTAGAGGGTCTGCTTCTTGAGGCCGAGATACTCAGCGGCCTCCGAAACGTTCAGCAGTCTCTTCATATCAGCGTGGCGCGGTGGGTTGGGCGATCAGCCCCAAGCCTTCGTTCATCCAACCCGCTTAGGCAGGAGGGGAGAAACGGGTCCCTCCACGCCAGATCGCGCTCGCCACGCTGAATCATTTCACTATGCCGTTGCACACCCCAGACCCGTCCGGTTTTCTGTGAGCCCACACCCGGCCACGCTTCTGCTCGGCCTGCCCTCCGCACTTCGGGCACACGACCCGGACGGGAGCCACGGGCGCTGGCCTTCCGAAGAACCGCCTCTGCATCCAGGAGTTCATCCCCCGGCTGATCCGCTGGAGCTCGGCCCGATTCTGATCCGTAATCATCACGCCCTCTTCCCGTTCGGGGGAACGACTTCCACCTTCAAGGTCTTGGGAACGCTGTTCGTGAAGCCTCCCTGGTGGTCTACGAATATCCCGGTCGTGGTCGGACGCTGTTCCTTGACCACGACCTTCGTCCCCCACTCCGTCCGGCAGACCGTCTCCGGCTCGAGCGTCCCGATCTCCGGGCCTTCAAAGGACGGCTTGATTATCTTGACCTGCACTTGAGGAGACTTGACCGGCGCGTCATCTGCCGGGGCAGTTCCAGGACAGACCTCTGCGGCTGGAACTTCAGCCTCCTGCGCCTCTCCCTGCGTCTGCGGGGCAACGGACTTCAGCGGGGCATCTCCATCGGGGGGCTCCGCAGACTCCGGCCCTGCATCACGACGGGAGCTTTCGGATTGACCCCCGCCGCTGGATCCCCCCTTTAGAACTCTCCACACCTTCCCCCTCGAGACCCCGAGCTCGTTGGCGATCTGCAAGTGGGTCTTCCCGTCGTCCCTGAGCTGAACGATCCGGGCGGCCACACCCGAAACAGGAACGGTCGCCTCGGGCTCCGAGACCGGCTCGCCCGCAGGGACAGACTTCTCCTCTGCTGGCGCCTTCGGCTTCTGGACCTCCGTAGCGACCTTCTTTTTCTTCTCCCCCGGCTTGTCGTCGACGAACATCTCGAGGGGAGAGACTTCGTCCATCCGCTTCCAAACCCTGGCTCCCCTGCCCGTCCCCTTCAGAAGCCTGACCTGATAGGGCTTGGATAGCTTCGGCATGACCTTCACGATCCTGGCCTTCTTCTTGTTGACCAGAACGAGGTCACCCTCACTGAACAGTTTCCGTTCCACTCTCCGCTCCTCTCTCTTGGGGTAGTTCATACTTCCTATTCCAAGCCGCCTCCCGTTTCTTTGCGGCATCCTCTAACTGCACTCCAATCTGCAGGATGAGCTCATCGATTTCCTTCCGGTCGTTCTGGATCCAACTGAGAGTCTCATCGACCCGGGATGTCGCCCGTCTTTCTTCAATCCGATACTTCCAGATCGTCCTCCGAACCCTACCCGGACGGGGCCGACTGAAGTCCTCCCCCACCTGATGCCCCCGGATGTGATCGAACTCGTGAAGCATCGTCTTGAACATGACCTCAGCCGACTGCAGAGGGTCGGCTCCCTGATACTCCTTCACCTTCAGCTCGACCCAGCCCCCGTTCGTCGGGATCCACGTGATCGGGTAGCTCGGGGTCGGCCTTCCCTGCTTGTCCTTCTTCGTCCTCGGATCGAGGTGGTGAAGGTTGACGCCGATCGCTCCATATACACAGCTCTTGGTGAAGAGACCCCCTCGGGTTGCCTTCACCACAACCGATCCGTGACACCCCATGAGCTTCCCCGCAGACACCAGAAGGCTCCGCAGGGGCTCGTCGGGGATGCCGGATCGGTTGTAAAGTTTGATGGTCATGACGCTCTCCTTTACTTGGGGTTAAAAGAGATACCGCATCCTTACTACACACCCATTATACATTATCCGAAAGTAACAGTCAAGGGCTTTGAAGGAAAATCTTAAAATTCTTTTAGCCGCCCGGACGGTCCTTGTGCTCGACCACCTCTTCAGCCCCGCAGACGTCCTTGAGCCACTGCGAAGCCTCTTCCTGCGTGGCAAACTTCCCCCAGCCCACTTCCTCTCCCGCATCCCCGATCTGGCTCCCATCCCAGGGCTTGTCCCCCCGCAGGAGATGCACCCGGCCAACGCAACGCCCTTCGAGAAAGCCCTCCAACAGAACGACCTGTCGATCGTCCATCTCAGCCTCCCTTCGCCTTCGCCATCCCCTCATCCTGCTCGCAGGAGACGCACTTCGTCCCCTGGCCTCCGGGGATGCACTCCTCCACGCACCCGGGTTGGTGGCAGGTCTGGCATTCGATAATCTTCTCGCTCAACCCGCCACACTGCGGACACTTCTGTTTATCAGCCATTGCTCCATCCTCCCTTCCTAAAATGTTCTCCGTTAAAAGCTTTGCCCCTTCCTTCCGGTAATCATCGATATTGACCACCTCCACCTTCCGACCTGCGATCGACCTCTTCATCGTCTCCTCATCACCCCACCAGCACTCGCATCCGTAGACGACCTTCCCGTTGTCGAGCTTGATCTTGGGGTTCTTGTTTCCGGGGCACAGATCGATGTACCGGCGCCCCAGCATAACCACGTCCGGAGTCGGGATCTCCTCCCCTTCGTAAACCCCGTACCCGAAAATGAAGGCCGTCGTCTCGTCCGCCGAGGCCATCGCCCCGACCCGCTCTCCGATCTTATGCATGGCTTATCCTAGTGGGGGACACAGCCCCTCAAGAGACTTCGTCTTGGGAGGCTCCCCGGGTTTGAGATTGTGGTTCGGGCACGTGGGCTCCGGGCAGGGATAGTTCCCTTCCCACAGGATCGTCGTGCAGTAGGGGCAAAAATACAGGGCGACGGGAAGCCTCCCGAAAGTTATGTTGTCCCGGAAGTAATTCCGGGTCGCCTCCCCGCTCAGGGGATCGATCCCCTGCTTCTCAAAGAACTGCTTCCAGGTGATCACCTTCGGAAGTGCGGATACATCCTGGGTATTAAAGTTAATCACTTCTCCCTCCTCTTATTTCTCATCCAAGCCTCCCTCTTCTTCGATCATTCTTCCCGAACACCACCACGCAGGACGGGAACGGGGCCCGCTTCCTCTTGTTGTCGTTGAAGCAGAGCCGGCCCTTGATAAACCTGATCTCCTGAGCCTTCATGACGTACCGATGCCACGCTTTGCTTCCCTTAGCCTAAGATAAAACCGTCTCCTACGCAACACCAATTTTGGATCGGTTCTATTCCGACCACCTCGAGCCAAGGGAAGCTTCATAAAATTCAAAGCAATATCTGCCTCCTTCGCCTTCGTTCGTAAATATGGCCTTAAAATTAAAAGAACATTTTTTGCGTCTTGGCTCGAGCAAACCCATGACCATCCCGGATTCCATCTCTCATTTCTCGGACTATACTTCCCAACATGACCCACTCCAAATTTCTTCCACGCATATTTAACCACTCGCTCATCACACATCGACAATTTAGTAATCAAGGAATAAAGATCACTTACATGTCCTCCACGGCCATTAGATCTGTTAAAGCGAATATGTATACACCCCTCCCCGTCAAACAGACCAGCTAAATAAGCCTTTTCCATCTCCGTCATTTTCATCTTTCCTTAGTTAGTGATGCCACTATTGTAACACATCACTACGTCCAAATACAACTACCATTGATGGGAATGGAGCTCTTCCCTTTGCGTCATTAAATCTAAGCCTTCCCTTGATAAATATTATCTCCCTGGCGTGATGTAAAATATAACGGTGAAACCATATCGTATCCGTCCTCGAGGGCAGGAGCATCACCACGAGCTTCCCGGCCTGGCCCTCCTGGTACGCCCTTGCGATCCACTTCCCGATCTCCTTGCCGTAGGGAGGGTTGACGTAGGTCCGGGATCCCCACGGCCGCTCCAAGCCTCCCGTCCCGTGCAGAGGGCAGGGATCGTCGTTGAAGGCGAACCTAGCATTAAGCTCCTGATAGATCAACACCGGGGTAGCCCAATGCGTGGTCGTGGTGGACGAGGTGTGCATGGCCTTCATGATCATGGGATTACCAAGCGGCCGGATACTGGGTAAACGCCCCGGGCATGTAATGCACGGACCCGCTCTTCAGCACAGCCTGGATCGCCACCTCCACAGGGAACTTCGCGCCATAGGCTTTGATGAGTTCAATGTCGTCCTCCTCGTCCCCTCCGGGCACCACTCCGATATACGCCTTCAATTGATTCGTGATCTCGTCGAGCGCGACGACGATACCGAAATGCTCAGTGGACGTCGTAAACCAAGCTACCCCTGCAGTTTTAATCGACATCTCCCCTCCTATTTAAGAAGGAAACTCCCGCACCCTGAATTCCTCCGGCCACTCCTCCGGGTTACCTCCCTTCCGATCCCTGCATCCCCACGCCTTAGCTAGAGCCTCTCCGGCCTGCTTCATAAAGAACGGGATCCCAGCCGCCTTGCATTGGTCGAGGATCGACCTTATCCACGATGGGTTCGTCATCCGGGCGCCTGGACCCGACTCCCCCCCCACGATCACCCAATCGAGAGTTAAAAGTCGAGTGCCGACCGTCCCCTTAAAATAGGGCTCACACGGAATGCCATCCAGAGTAGTCCGTCGATCGCACGACATGTATTCCGTCAAGTCCATCTCACTAAGCATAGGCTCTATGCTCACCCCACGGACGGCCGCTGGGATCTGCAGGAGAAGCGGGATCCTCTCATACGCCCGCTTCTGATTTTCCGCAGTCACGATCATCTGGACGTTCGGGAGCGGCCAGCTCTTCGATCCCCAGGTGTTGAAGAACTCAAGGGCCCGCTCCGGCCTCTTGGTGAGAACCTGGAAGGTGTGTTGCTTGGCGAAGGTCATCATAGCGAAGGCATCACAGATGAAGTTAAACGGGACGAGGGGATGGAATAAGTCTCCCATGCTACAAGTGAACACTCGTCTCGGTCTTTTCCACTTGAGAGGGATCTTAAGCCTCTCTGAATGCAGGACGACGTTCTTTCCTGCATTCGCTTCGGTCCAGGGATGCTTCGTGTAGCCGTAGCGGAGAGAGTCCCGCTCGGCGTAGCACCGCTCGCAGGCCTCGGAAATCTTGGAGCATCCCGAGACGAGGTTCAGCGTGGCGTCCGTCCATTCGATTCCAGTTCTATCTCCCATGACTCCTCCTATAAGGTCCCGATCACCCCGAAGGCTTCCTCCCGGTAAACCTCGATCTGATCGTGCCAGAAAATCTTTTCCACGTGGAAGTTATCGAGCTTAACTCTAACAAACCGACCAGCATCTTCCTGATCGACAACGTATCCTAACTCCCCCAGGAACTTCAAGTCGGAATCCTGGTTAACGCTCACGACCCGGACCCGAGGGCACAGATCAAACTGATTTCCGAATATCATATCTCGCCCTCCACTCCAAAGGGCTTCTCCTCTTCTCTCTCGAGCTGGACCTCCTCGAGGTATCTCCCTGTTCCCTTCTTGGCTTTCCCCGAGCAGTCGTGAAGGCCGAGAGACTCCTTATCCATCTGGACCCCATAGAGAAAATCGCTGGCCTTAATTTCCACGATCGTCCCGGCCTCATTGAGCAACCCCTCTTCTTCCGGCGTATGTTCAAAAGTTACCCTGACCCGCTGGCCGATCTTGAACTTCGGCTTCGAACTCACAGCTCCCCGATCACTCCGAAGCCCTCCTCATTCAGGGACGGTTTCCGAGAACGCCTTTGCTTTTCCTTCCGGGTGACCATCCGGACGTCGGCCATAGCCCCGCGAGCCGCATCGGCCTCTGTCGTGTCGAGAATCTGAAGAGTCCTTACCGTGTTCCGATAATGCGCCCGGGCCTGGCTGACGGGATCCGTCCCGACCCGACCACGTCTCCCCAGCTCCTCCCGCTCATCGGCGTTGTGAACACGACGGGGAACTGCCCGAGCCGCATTACGACGAGCCACCCTCGCCTGATCGGATGGGTAGTAAACGGGATGATCGGACACGAGCTTGAGCTGAGACCTCCCAAGCCACAGACCACGATTCGGAAGGCAACACCCATCACAGGTATTCAAATCCCGATGTCTCTTGGCAAACTGGACGGCGTAAGCCCCGGCATGTCCGGCCCCTTTAACGACCCCACGAGTCCCGACCAGAAAACTATAATCGGACTGGGAATGGATCTGAAGGACTTCGACGTGATCGCCAACCCTTAATTTTTTCCGCTGATAAATCCTCGCCATAATAAATCTTCCTCATGAGGTTATGGGGTAGATTCCCTATCGAGAGGGACATCCACCCCATCACACCACACTGTAAACCTTTCGTTTAAAGAACAACAGTAGGTTACCATTATAAAGGATTCGTATTTGATTGTCAAGAGGTTACCCAAAAAAGTTACCCTGGCGAATCCCGCTGGACCCGCCAGGGCTTCCTTCATAGAACTATCCTGTTCTCGTTGCCCCGGGTCGGGGGAGGCCTCCTGCTCTTCCCGTTGGATCGATCCGGGGGACTGACCATCACGAAGGGCATGGCCACTTCAATCAGGATGACCACCACGATCATTAGGCCCCAAGCCCACAGACCGCCCCCGATCACGGAAGCCACGCCCCCCAGACTCAGTAAAATAAGCCTCCCCCAGTCCCACGCCCTGAGCACCCGCTGGGTAGAGGCGTTTACCCCCCTTTTGAGCCTCCTGTAAGCCCACAGGCGGGCGACCGTCAGGAGCAGGATGGAACCCCCCACCAGAACGAGCGTAAGCACCTACAGCCTCCTTTCAGCCCTCAACGGGCTCCCCGGATTGATCCCGGGCGGCTCTCCGAGCAATCTCCACAGACTTGGCCACCCCAGAGAAGAGCTTGCCCTTGCTGTCCCGGTAGTCCCACTGCACCATCCTCCGGCCTGAGAACTTCGAGACGAACTCATCGTAGGCGAACTGACCGGGGGTCTTGGTCGTCGAGCATCCCTGAGAATCGTTCAGCCCCATCACATCCTCCCTAATCTTTCACGTCGAGTGAGTCCCACGCCATGCTTACTTTATTCTCCGCATCTCTCAAGGCGATCCTGGCGTGTTCGAGGTGCTTACGCCAGTCCTTCTCGTGCTCGACGTAAGCCTTCCACGCCTCTCCCACTCTCCGAGAAGCTTCTCCGGATAGCCGGGAAACTTCTTCGTCAAGCCGCCAGAGGGCGTCCTTCACTTCCTGTCGTTTTTGTTCTCTCGCCATCGCATCTCCTTCAGACCGGGTATTGGGGTTAGATCGCATGGCAGGACTTTGGACCTGCCTCGTGCCTTAAGTGCGGGGATGACCCCGCACCCCATCGGCTATAGACCTTTGGCTGTGACCTTGCCGCCCTTCAGCTTGGCTTCCGCCCGAGCTTTCATGTCGGCATCGATCTGGACCTTCGGATCGGTCTTGGGCTTGGCATCCGGAGCGACATCAGCCGGGGCACGCACGGCTGGCTTCTCGGCCTTCGGATTGGCCTCCGGCTTCTTGGCTTCGGCCTTCGCTTTCGGTTGGGCCTTCGGAGCGGCCGCCTTCGGAGCGGCCTTCTTGGATCCCGGCTTGGCCACGTGCCCGCCCTTCTTGAAAGCCTTCATGATTCGCCACACCATGCCTCTCGAGATCTTCAGGTCCCGAACGATCTGGGAATCCTTCTTGCCCTCCTTGTGCAGGGCGATCACCCGATCACGGTATGCGTCTGCGGACTTCTTATTTGACATTCTGATTCACCTCCCATCATTCACTTAGATTTAAATTCACCCGATTCGTAGAGTAGCGATGATTATTATTTTATCCCCAGGATACACTTTCTTCCTTCTGGTTCTCCGCTTTCCGTTCACGTGAATTCGTAACCACTTCGTCGTGGATATTCTCGCGGCTAGGAAAACCTGTCCAACAGATTCACCACTGGATGGAACGAGCACAATCTTAGGCACGTGACCAAGACGGTAAATTATGACACGCCCCCATTCTTTCTTTTTCATATTCTCCACGTCTCTCCTTTTGATTTGGGGTTCGCCTGCAGGTTACTTGGGATATCCTGCGTGGCCTTAGTGCGGGGGTGGACTCTGCGTCATGGTGTCGGATACGCACACCGTCTTGCGAGGTCGCACCCCGCACCCCTCGGCTCTCAGGCTACGACAACCGTCCCCTGAATGGCCTTGACCTTGAGCTTCTTCCCGGCCTTGACCTTGAGCTCCGGCTTCTCGCTGTGACTCGTCGAAGCCGCCAGGGAAGTGGTCAGGATGATCTGCGTGGCCTCGTTGACCTTCGTGAGGGCGAGCTCGAAGGCGTCCTTATACTTGGGCGTATCCCGTGGCGTGATCGATGCCACGATCGTGACCTCACCAACCGCCACTTCCTGGTTGGGATAGGCCATTACCTGATGGACGGTCTCGCCCCGGAACCCCTCTTCGATTTCTCCGAGCCGCTTCAGTTCGGCGTTCAGATTGCTGATGTTGGCTTTCACGGTCATCCACTCCTTGAGCGATGCCCTCAAATTGCCCTCAGCCTGAACGGGCGGCTGAATGTTGATACCGACATCGTTCTGCTTCATGGCTTCATACTCCTTTCGTTCCGAACTCTGCATCGAGCTCCCGGACCGCCCGCTGGGATCCCGGCAGGTATCCGAACTGACCGTAGAAGGCATCCCGGAAGAGGGACATCGCCAGGGCGCTCGAGATCCGCCCGTGATCCGTCCCGTCGAACATGAGATGACCGCCCTTCACTGCGATGACCCCGTTGTAGGGCTCCTGCCCCCCGAACTCCTTGTGGGCGCCAGGGGAAGTCACGAACAGCCTGATCTCTTCGCCCTCAAGCGTCTCGAGAAGCCTCGGGGCCATCCATCTCGTAAAGTCCTTCGCTGTCTTCGGGGTCATGGCTAGCTCCTCTCTTCGCCAACGTGGATTTTGAAAGCCTTGCGGGATTTCTTCGGGGGCTTGATGCTGGCGAGGATGGCCGGATAGATCGAATCGTTGATCCCGACATTCGGCGGAAGATGAACCGCCACGCTCATGGGCGCCCGCTTTCCGTCCTTCCTGGCTTCCCAGGTAAAAACCACCGGAGCCTTGCCTTCGTCGAGCATCTCTCCCCGGCCTCTGAAAATGTCCAGGCCGGAATCGATGCCGCTCCGAAAGTCGTAACCCACGATGGTCTGCGTCCTGCTGATCTTCACTTCTGACATCTTGCTCTCCTCCTACTTGGGGTTAGGGGATTACCTGCTTACCACGATACCATTATACCTAATTCGTAATTGACAGTCAAGGGCTTTGCCGAGAATTCTTTAAAATCTTTTCCTCATAGGGTATGTTCGTTCACTATCTTTCAAGGGCGTAGGAACCATGACCCACGCCCCTGCGGATCGTAGCCTCACAAGCCCCCCACGACGCCGAACGGTGCGTCATCATCGGTAGGGACGGGCGATTGGGCATCCGGCCTTCGAGCTCGCACCGTAGGCCGGGGTGTAGGCCGACGCTCCGTCCTTTCCATCTCCCTCCGTAGGGACGTGCAGGGACGGATATCCCCGACCACGTGCCAGAAGCCCCGGGCATCATGCCTGAGATCGTCGACCTCAAACAGAGCCCCTTCCCTGCGAAGGTTGTTTGGGAACTGGACCCAGCCTGCCCTGTCCTGCGGGCGGACCCGCAGTTTCCGCTTCACGTCATCGTAGACGCATTCCAGAATGACGCTCATGATAAAATACACTCCTCTACTCTCTTGTCCGTGCGGATACGCCTGAACGCCGGATGCCGGAGGGCCCCGGACTCGAACCGCTCCCAGCCGTGGATTTCCACTACGAGCTTCCCGACGTTAGCCTTCCAGTTCTTGGTGAACCAGCGGCGATCTTCCACGGTCATCGCCCCGACATCGTTGACGTGAACGAGCTCTCCGTCCCTGAACATCCCGACCCGGATGCACTTGATCAGCCCCTCCCCGACGTAGGATTTCGCATCCGAGAAGGTCACGCCCATCAAGACCATATCGGACTCCACTTCCTTCTTGCACTTGATCCAATCCGGCGAGTCGACCCCGGATCGGTAGATCGAATTCTTGAGCTTGAGGACAAGCCCCTCCCCGCCCCGGGCGACGACCTTGTCGTATTGAGTCTTGAACTTGCCGTCCCACCACTCCACGTTCCGAAGCATTCCCTCCGGCAGATGGGCCTGAAGTTTCCGAACGATCTCCTCCTGCTGGCGCCTGCGCTCCATAAGGAAAACATCGCAGATGTTCTTCCCCTGAAGCCCGAGCACGTCGAACACGATGTTCGGGGCGAACCCAAACTCCTCCTGAGCCTTGACCCCGATCTGCGTTCCAATCATGTTCTCCACGATCAAGATCGTATCGTGCAGTCTGCACTTCAAGGCCGAGGCTTCCAGACGCTCCACACATTCCCGGATGCCCTTCCGATTCGTGGCATCCATGCCCGATCGGGAAGTCACCCGCAACCTGCACTGGCTATCAAACCGGAACTCACCCCAGTTCCCGTCGAGCTTCAGGTCGGCGATGTAGCCCTCCTCATAGTCCCTAAGATTCTCGCTCGGCGTCTGCCCCTTGCATCCCATGTAGGTGCTCCGGGCGCTCTGAGCTTCGACCACCTTAGCCGCCCTCACGAGGTGTGGCGTCACGGAATCTAAGGTGACAGGTCGAGAGGTGCATGGCCGGATCGACCCGACCACACGGTAGAAGCCTGTCGGATCGGCCTTGAGATCGTCCACCTCGTAACGAGCGCCTTCCGTCCGGAGGCCGTTCGGGAACTGAACCCAGCCATCCCTGCCCTGCGGTCGCACCCGCAGTTTCCGTTTCGACGGATCGTAGACGACTTCTAAGATTACGCTCATGGCATTACCTTAGATGGACGACCTTCGTCCGGGATCCGTCACGACCGACCACGAAGTAGATCCCGCTGTGCTCCATCTGATCGACCCGGCGGCCCAGCAGGTCGTAAATCCCCGGCCTCAAGCCGCTGACGTGGACCGCGCTCTTAGGCTTCGCTGGGCCCTCCTCCACCCCGTTGAGCGTGAACGTCCCAGTAAGGTAAGCATCGTCCACGAAGAGGGTGTCAAAACGGGCTGTAATTTGGCATCCGAGAGTTATCGAGCTCAGCGTATCCCTCACCCGGAAGGAATCTCCTGCGGCCAGGGTAATGGTCATTAAGTCCCTATCTAGGGTATGCCAAAGCGTGTCGAAGCCTGGGATGGTGTCCCGTCGGTTCACCCTCCACGTCGTGATCCCTCCGCTATCCGCACAGAACCCCCGCACCCAGGTATACGAGGACAAGGTTATCCCCGCAGTCCAAGGCATCTTCTTGACCTTCACGTTGAGATGAACCCGATACGTTCCCGGCCCATGCACTGCGGGCACTCCCAAGATGTTCTTCGTCTGAGAAAGGTTAGAGGTTATCCCCTGAAGCATGAGGCTGTGGCTTGGCGAGACGAACCGGAGCGAGTCCGCCTTAATCAGGTAAGGGTAGCTTCCGCCCCAAACCTTCCAACCCCAAACGTACCTCACGCCGTTGTAGACGTAGGTGCTCTCCATGTCGGCGAACGTCGTGAGGGTGTCTGCCGCGAAAGCGGTTGCGCTCATCACGAGCACTGCGATCACTAACAGGAACTTCTTCATGACTGATTCTCCTCTTTTAGAATTTGCTCTACAGTTCGATCCTTGACTATCTTCGGGTCCCCGTAGGGAATTCCGGTACGCCATTCCTTCTCAACGGTCTCTGCGGCTTTAATGAGAGCCACGTCCGTGACGGACCCACGTTCGCCTTGAATCTGGACCTCCGCCATGAGATTATCCATCGCCAGGCCGATAGCTTCCCCCGTCACGTCCTTCCCCTCCTCCACTTCGAGAGCAACGCAAACCTTGTATTCGAAGGTCACGCAAAACAGTTTGGTCATCATCCCTCCTTCCGAATCCAGGCGAAGGGTAGGCTGTAGGACGGGCTCCATTGCACCTGGACCCAGACCTTCGTTCCCTTCTTGAACTGCGGCCCGAGGCCGTGGATGCTCCCGTCGAGGAAATCATACTCACGACCGTAGCGGTCACGAACGATCTTGTGGCCGGGATAGAAGTAGGACTTCATATCGAAGGGCCCAGCCTTGCAGGAACTGGCCTTCACGACCTTGATAACCTCGCCCCGGACCTTCCGGTGCGACCCGCAGGCAGGCCGGGATAACTTTAAGTGTCTCATCTCTACCATCCTCTCATCCGCAGGCGCTGAACGTCCGTCTCGCACCAGAAGCCATGCCACTTCTTCTTCCGGCAGTAAATCCTCCGGAGCTTCGTGAACTCGGCGATGTTGTCCGTGCAGAGGTTGTCCCAGATATCGCTCCAGATGGTCTCGTAGACCACACCCTTCGGAGGACGCCACACGAAGGCATCGGCCTGAACGATCGTGAGAGGCGTCTTGGCATACTTCTCGGTGAGATAATACTGCACGAGGTTGAGCACGTCCTCCGATCGCTCAATCACAGTGACGGACTTGACTGCAGGATGCTGTAGGCAGATCTCCGTGGCCAACCCGAGCCCGAGGCCGTGGATGAGGATGTTGCCCTCCGCACGATACACCAGAGATCGCATGTCCTCCATCTCCGCAGTGGTGTCCGACATAATCACGTCGCCGTTCCGGGTGAGCTTTGTGTAGTTCCCGGGATCCGGAGCCCGAAAGCCCCTGCCCTGCAGAGCCTGGACCGTGTGACGCATCCGCTCCATCGAGGCTTCGGCCTCTGAAATCGTGAACTTCTCCACCTCCCACGATCCGGACTTCCCGGCAGGGACGCCGGACTTGATCTTCAGTAGCTTATTGGCAAGGTCGTAGTCGCTCATGTTATTCTCCTGAATTGGTTCGGGGAGGGATTTTAGTCCCTCCCCATTCCTCCTCAGATCGATTACGCGCCCTTATAGGCGTTCTTCAGGATGGCGTCGAGGGCATCCGGACCGTCGTCCACGATCTTCGTGGCCATCGCGAAGCCCCTCGCTTTGAGGTCCGAGCCCGTCCCGAACAGGATGCGCTCGAGGCGTCCCTCTCCCCCGCCCCTGCGGGTGTCCTGGTAGTCGACGAACTCCGTCACGCCGTTCAGGGCTCCCCACAGCGACCCTCTGACACCAGGGATGTTCGATCCCCGGCCTTCGTTCGAGAGCCTCAGCATCTCGTTCCGGATGAAGGCGTTGCGATCGTTGCGCCGGATTTCGTCCGGGCTCACAGCCTTCGGATCGTCCAGAACGACGGCCTTGAAGTAATTCACGGCCCGCTCGTTGTTCATGGGAACCTTGGCGGTCTCCCTAATGAGCTCTTCGATCTGATCGTAGGACTTCCGCACGATGCCCATCAGATCGGCCACCTTGTCGAGGTTGACGGCCACGTCCGGGAAGTGCCGAACCTTATAAGCTTTCTTCCCGTCCCCGGTTGCCATCTGAAGGGTGTTCTGACAGACGACCCGGATCGGGGTAAACTTCACGCCGACCGAGCTGGATCCGTCGTGGGTGTTGTAGAGGAGGAGGTATTTATCCACCACGTCCCCCTTGAGAACCCGGATGCTGTCCGGAAGCTTGACCAGAACCCAGATGCGCTCGCCCTGGCCCAGGGCCCCGGCTGTGTGGTAGATCGCCTGACCCTCCCCCACGATGTTGTCGAAGAAGCCGAAGGCTTCCGTGTTCTGAAGCGGGGTATACTGCTTCCCCACCACGCCCAGGACGACCCGCCTCTCCCCGTCCTCACGAACGGTCGCGAACTTGTCCGGGACCTGAAGAGCGTTGTGCTCCCCGTTCTCGTCGTGCATGGCCATCAGCTCATACTTCTTAACTGGCCAGTCGAGCCCTGCGGCTGTGATGGCCTCTTTGGACGTGGCCGGGCCGTTCAGCTGAGTCCCCAGACCGTGCCAGGGGCTCTCTGAATGCCAAAAGAGAGCGTGTCCCTTCCCGTCCGACCTTTGCATCAAGTTATGCGACATGACTTCCTCCTTTGATTAACGGTTCTTTTAAATTCCCGTGCGGGCAGTATCCGAAGTGTGCGATTGCCATGTTGCAATTCCAGCACAGAATCCGAAACTTATCCTCCGGAAATCCCTGCCTTTTGATGTCGAGATAGACCTTTTGACTTCCCCTGCCTTTTAGAATCTTCCGGTGAACGTTGCCGCCGCCGCCGATGTGATCGACCGTAAGGAACTCTTCTCGGCGCTCACCACAGCACTTGCACTTTCCACCCAGAGCCTGCAACACTTCCAATTTGAGCCTTCGCTGACTATTCCGACCCCACCTCCTGGAATTTTCTAAACCCTTCTCGGTTTTCCTGTAGACATCTCTCTTGTAAATCGTGCTCTCCCTCTTATCGCAAGCCTTACACCAGCCACTCCATCCATCGGCTCGGGTTGCTGAATGGTAGAACTCGCTCCGGCCCGGTTCGGTAGACTTAAACTTACGACATCGAGGACACCTCTTCATCTTGCCCCTTAAAGTCGAAGCCCCCTCATCCGGTTGCTCAGGCGAAAAGGCGGCTCTCCGTCTGCGGACTTGGGGGCTCGTGATAATCATTCAAAAGCCTTTAAGCTCTGAGCAACACAGTGATTGTAGCTTAAATCGGGAAAGGAAGTCAAGCGGTCCCGAACCAGAACATGCTGTGCCCTTTTCCGTCCGCTCTCTCCATCAGATTGTGTGACATTTCCGCTTCTCCTTTTGAATTGGGGTTAACGCCGATACATCGTTTGGTAGAACCTTAAACCGCCCCCGGCAACGCCACCTTCAACGTTCTCGCCCAGGCGTAGATCCAGGCCAGCACCTTGGGGTAGTCGACCTCCTCGTTCATGACCTTCACGCAATGATCTTGCGCCGGGCAATTCTGACATCGCTTGCCCTCCGGATAAACCTTCTGAACCTCTGCACAGAAACTGGCGGGCAGGGTCTCCTCAATGGATCGGGGAATCCAGATTTGAAACCCCTTCCTCGACAACGCCGTCACCCAGTTTTCCTTCTTCCAGCCTTCCGGCCACACCTGACTCATACTCTCCTCCTTAAACCTTTGGTTCCCAGGCGGCCAGAACTTCCTTCGCTCTGGCGACTTCGCCCCGGTCACATTCCTTTTCCTGTCCCGCCAGATCGAGGAGCATCTTGTCGAGGTGCTCCATGCAGGCGAGGCTCTGCTTCAATGACTCGATGAGCTCCGGAAAGGCGTTCCACCTCCGCACGACTTCCTTTTTGTTCTCGTCGGCGATATGCCGATCGTCGGTAGGCTCCTGCGGTGGAACCCGGACTCCGCTCATCAGGAAGATCCCGCCGTCCCCGGCGTCCCACACCGCCCCGTCCATATTCAGTCTCAGCGTCCGCTTGTCCATCACGTCCTCCTTACTTGGGGTTAAGGGCTCGAATACCTGCTCGCTACGATACCATTATACATAATCCCTAATTGCAAGTCAAGCCCCTTTGAGAAAAATCTTTCTCGAAGGGGTATGTTCGTTCACTATCTCATTTCAGGACGGGCTGGGCACGGGACAGGGCATCTGAGGTCGGTCTCGGCCTTAGATGCGAACGGTGGGCATCTGGTGGCTGTCTGGGAGGCCTTCCTACAGGGGAATGAGAGGGACTAAAGCGTCGAAAACGGCGTCCACGGTAATTGAGGACATGCAGGGCCTCGAGGGGCAATTAAACCCGTCCAGGTAATATCCCTCGGGCCGACAGCAGAATAAGTTATCGCAGGAGCCCGGGATCCACAGGTTGGTATTCATGGCGTGGCCGGAGATGTGGGGGTTGCTTCTTCCGAAGAGAACGACCCCCGGTTTCCCGACGGCGGGCCCTCCGTGCCCGATGAAGGATTCGACCGTGACGTAGGACGAGCAGAACCGCAGGATCGAAAGGGTCTGCCGGATCGAGAGGCCCCCGCAAAGGTTGGCGGTTACCCCGGGCACACAGGTCTCCCCGTTGCCCCCGATTTGGAGGACGGCGACCCCGGCCTCCCGGAGCCGTTTTGTGAGGGCTACCCAGCGATCGTGGAACCAGTCCTTGTTGGGCGTCCCCTTCTTCCCGGTGAGAGGAATGTTAGCGGCCGCACTGTTGATCAGGACGACCTTCTCGCCAAAACCCTTCATAAAATTCATGCCCCAAGTGAGCTCGGACGGGCGGAGGAAAACCTCAAGTTCGTCATTGTCCCAGGGAAGCCCGCAGATCTCCGACCAAGCCTTAGATTGGAGCCCGTCGTAGACATGATTCCAGCGCCGGGTGTAGAGGTCGGCCCGGATGGTTTTTCGGGAATCTTTCTGTGGGATTACCCAGTCCTCATAGAACTCCCGAGCATCCTCCGCAGAGATGTGAAAGAGCTTGTCGATGTTCGGATTGCCCTGAAGGGCTTCCCAGTAGCATGCCGAGACGATGATGTGGTGATCCGGGTAGGCCTTCTTGGTCGCCCGGAGCATCGGGGTGACGCAGATGTGATCCCCGATGCCCCCGTCGATTACGAGGGTGAACCAGTTAGATGGCCGGGGGGTTTGTTCCATCGAGCTCTGCCATCCTCCGATCGTAAAGGTTCTGGTCGTCGATCCAAAACTTCTCGGGGTTAGGGATGCCTTTGGTCACCCGGATACCGCCCTCGAGGGAGGCATAATGCCATGCGATCGCTCGGGGCTGGACCAGGAGGGTATAGCCCTTCTTGAACATGTGGTAGGTGAGATCGGTCTCCCAGCGGTGGCCTGCGGGGGAATAATCGAGGCATATCCCTCCGGAGGCATCCACGGCGGATCCCGAGACGAGGAAGCAGGAGTTAATGTGCTCGGCCTCCTTGAGATTGACGTCCGGAGAGAGGGTCTGGTGGAGAAGAGGGGTTAAGGGCCTTATCTTCCCCTGATAGAGGTTCACGGACGCCCAGTTATTCGGGGCAGTCTGGCTCTCGAGGGTCATCCGGGGTAAGAGATAGACCCCTCCCACGCCCCCCAGCATCTTCCCCACGCCCAGGATTTGCTCGCACTGCACAAAGGGAACGACCATCCACTGAAGGTAATTCGGAAAGAGCACGAAGTCGTCGTCGATGTTGGCCACGAGCTCATGGCGTCGGTTAACGAACCCCGCATAGAAGGCGGCATGGGGCCCCCTCTTCGGCCCCCAGATCACCCGCCAGTTATGCCCCTGGTGGTTGAGCTGATCGAGAATATTGCATGTCGGGAAGGCCTCGCTGATCGGCCTTGCCCCTTCGGTGTCGTCCACGACGGTCAAATCCCAGTTCCCGTAGTTCTGAGCGAGCAGGGAGGACAAAAGCATGCACAGGTTGGTGTACCGCTCCTTCGTGGTGACCACGACTTCGATCCGGTAGCGGGCTTCGTGGGTGTCGAACAGCGGGTTGAACTCGGTTATCAGATAATCAGGTAGCATAGTGATGCCCTAAAATGATCTTGGCTACGATCCTTGAAACAGACCCGTTCTCGTATTCCGGTGGAACTCTCCACCAGTCCTCCCGTTCTCCCGTCGTTCCAGAAAAGACGGTCTCCACGGCTTCCAGAATAGCTTCCGGATCGTCCTTCGATAGAATGTTGCTCCCGCACTCGAGGGTCTCCGGGCGTTCTGTCGTATCCCGGACCGTGACGGCGGGAACCTTGAAAATGGTTGCCTCCTCCTGGACCGTCCCGCTGTCGGTCAAGATACAGCAGGCGTTCTGCTCGAGCCTCACGAAGTCGAAGAAGCCAAAGGGCTCACGGAAGGCAACCCACTTACTGATATCCAGCTCGTCGGCCTGATTCAGCTTCTCCTTCGTCCGGGGATGCAGGCTAACAACAACAGGCATCGAATAATGATCCCCCACGAGGGACAGACCCTGGATGATGTTCTTCAGACGGTCCGGGACGTCTACGTTCTCCTGCCGATGGAAGGTTGCCAGAAAATACTGCCCGGACTGCAGGGGAGGCGGCCCGACAGAAAATAAAACATCAGATTGCCTTATCTGTTCTCCCCAGCGGCAGATGACCTCGTAGATCGGATTCCCCGTGACGTAAATACGGTTGGGCGGGATCCCCTCCCGCAAGAGGTTCTCCTTGCTCCGCTGGGTGTAGGGCATCAAGATGTCGCTGGCGTGGTCGATCACCTTCCGGTTAACCTCCTCCGGCACCCGATCATCGTAACACCTATTCCCCGCTTCCATGTGGTAGACCGGGATCCCCATTCTCTTGGCCACGATCGCCGCCAGCCCGCTGTCGGTATCCCCCAGAATAAGAACCCGGTCCGGCCTCTCCTTCCGAAAGAGATCTCCCACCTTCACAAAAATGTCGGCAACCCGATTTTCGAAGTTCTCCCCTGTGATCATGAGGCGCCGGAGAATGTTCTTGATTTCGAGCTCCTCAAAGAACACCTCGGAGAGGCAGGGATCGCTGTTCTGCCCGGTGTGGACGACGATCTGATCACATAGGGAATCGAGCCCCCGGATTACGTTGGAAAGCCTGATAATTTCCGGGCGGGTCCCGAACAGGGTTGCGATCTTCATCGCATAGCGTCCATCGAATCCGGCTTGTAGTCATCGACCATCAATCCCTTCGCCTGCAGGAACTCTTCGACCTCCGAGAATTTTAAGCATCCATGCTCGGAACTATATTCCCCCCTAACGCCACGAGCAGGTTTCACGTCCCCAGGAAGTCCAGATCGAATCTCCGAAAGGATCGGAAGGATGACATAATAATTCCCCTTCTGATAGGTCCGGTAATCCTCCTCTTCGCTGATCAGAATTTCGTGGGTCTTCTCCCCCGGCCTGATTCCCGTAAACAGAAGTTCGATGGGTCTCTTACCCCTCAAAGCACAGGCGATATCGACAACCTTTGCCGAGGGAACGACCGGCACGTAGGTTTCCCCCGCATCACCCTCCTTGAGAGCGGCAAAAATGGCGTCCACGGCCTCATCGAGGGAGAGCAGGAACCTCGTCATATCCTTCGTGGTAACCGTGACGGGACCGCCTCGCTGGATTTGATCATAGAAAAGAGGTATCACAGATCCCCGGGAAGCCAGCACGTTCCCGTAACGGACGACGACGAACCGGGTCGGGCAGTGGATGTTCGCTTCGATAAAGATACGCTCCTGGATGGCTTTGGTCATCCCCATGACGTTCACAGGCTTCACGGCCTTGTCGGTAGATATCCCCACGACCGTCTGCACCCGGGGATGCGCCTCGACCGCACGAACGATATTTGCCACCCCGAGAATGTTAGTCTTCACGGCCTCGAGGGGAAAGTACTCGCAGGTCGGGACTTGCTTCAGGGCGGCGGCATTGAACACCACATCCACGTCCTCCAACACCCGAAAGACGCTATCGTAGTCCCGCACGTCCCCGATCACGAACTTCAGCTTGTTCTGGAAGTCATCGTAAATCCTCTCGTCGGTCACCGCAACGGTCGATCGTTGCCACTCCATTCTCATGAAGTGTTGCTTGGCCTCATCCCGAGAGAACACGACTACCTCATTGGGAATACCCATCTCCCCGGCGAAAATCCTCCGGACCAGCACCTTACCCAAAGAGCCGGTCCCTCCGGTCACCAGGACCCGGGCGCCTTCCAACGGTTTCGCTCGCATCATCGCTTTATAACCACTCCAATAAGGTGGATCGGAGGATGCTTGGTCGGCATCCGGTCGTAGATCAGCCCATCCTCAGTCTGGTAGAAGAACTGCGTCCCCTCCGGAATCAGCGCCCCCTCCGGGATATAGTTTGCCGAGAAGATAAATATCCTCCTCGCCATCTCCACCAGAACGGGGAGATTGAACTTCTCGTCCTTGAAGGCTTCAAAAGAAACCACCGCATCGACCTTGAGCTCTTTGCTTAAAGCGGGTTTCCATAAAAAGATGGCCCGGCTCGACTCCGTAAAGTGCTCGTTGGCATAGTTAACGACATGGGGGTTCTCGTCGACCCCAAGAGTGTGGAGGCCCGCCTTAGCCAAGACGTCCGTCCCTAAACCGTCCCCGCATTCCGAGTCCAAGACGAATCCCGTGACCTCGTAGTCGGACAGAATCTCGGCGGCGAAGTAGTACCGGACCAGCTTCAGGTAAATCGCGGACAGGTGAATGTTATTCATCACCAAGCATCCTCATCCCCGGGCGGTTAGATTCCAGAATACGCTTATTTCTCTCGGCGCATTCCCACCACTCCGTTCGTTCCTCTATGGGCTTGTCCTTCCAGCAGGCCCGGCCCACAGACAAACTGAGATAGTGCAGGTCGTCCATCGGAGTCCGGAGATACTCCTCCTGGTCCGGGCCGGGCACGAGATCCTCCGGAAACCGCTCATCCGGGACCCGCTCCAACATCAGGCTGGACTCGTCGATGATCCGGGCATACATGCCGATCCGCTTCCCGTCGAGATGGGCGTAATGCAGGAAGCGTTCCCTCAATCTGTAAAGGTCGGCATAGGCGTAGTGCAGAAACGTGATGTCGTCATGGGGCACGATCGTCCAGTACCGGAAAACCTGCGGAGGAGCGGGCGGGGCATGCATCTGCTTATCCTCGATCACGTCAAACTTCAGGCCCTCGTTCTTCCACAACCGATAGAACTGATCCTCGCAGGCCCACATGGAATCGACCCGACGCCAGCGGGGCTTCCGCCAGAGATTATAAGACGTAAAGACCAGGGAGCTGAAGTTCTGCTTGTCCATCGTGGGAAGCCAGTAATCCCGCAGACGTTGTCCGGCCCCCCGGCTAAGGATGTCGTCGCAGTCCATGAAAAGGATATACTCGGCGCCAACCTCGTTCACCCGGTCCAGAAGGAATACCGTGTTCTCCTTCTCCCTGTTCCTGCCGTACCTCTGCTCCCGCACCCAGACGTGGGGCGTGAACTTCCGGGCATACTCCGCTGTCCCGTCGTCGGAGTGGTCGTCGAGGACAAAGAGCTCGTCCGCTCCCCACTCTTTCCAGTGGGCAAAGAACCGTTGAGCATGCCCCGTGATCATCTCGTTGTAAACACGAACGATGCAGGCTAGCTTCATTTAATAGGCTCCACGATAACAAGGTTCTTGGCAATCACTTCCCAACCTGTCCCGGTAGCGCCACAGCCGTCGCATTTAAATCCATGAACCGAAGGGATGCTTGCTCCGTAAGCCAAAAGAGCAACTACATCCTTCTTCTTTCCACACTCCTCAACCCTACGCTTCATTTCACGAGGACTCGGAAACCGTCTAACTTTCCCCGCCACGCCACATCGAGGACAAATCGTATCCTTAAAATGCCTCATAGCTTAACCCCCTCCACATGAAAACTCTCGCAATCATAGGGCGGTCCGATCTCATCCTTTAGACCCCGACGTTTCCGCTCGAGGCAGAAGTCCGGATTCGTCCCCTCACCTATCCCGAACACCTTAACCTCAAATCCGCACCTCCGGAGGGCATGGAAGACAAGAGGAACGTTCCAGACGAACTTATGGCCATGCTCCCGAACAATATCGTTCACCAGAAAAACGGGAAACGTATAGCGGGATTGGAGCTCTTCAGGAATGGCATACTTGTCGATCAACGTCTTTACATATTCCTCATCCCGATCGTCAATACACTCGCCATCCTCATCGGTGGCCATGAAATTGAACAGCTTATCGAGATCCGGAGATACGATCCGGAGAACGCCTCCCGGCTTCAAGACCCGGTAAGCCTCATTGAAGAACTTGAGAGCATCTCCGAAGCCTATGTGCTCGAGGGCATGCTCCATAAACAGGCACTCCACGCTCCCAGCCAGAAACTGCAATGGATGCGTAATGTCCTGTTGAGCATGCGTCAGTATCGTCCATCCTATAGCCTGGGCCCAGTGACCGCCAAGGATGACACGGAGGGGCCCCTCCTTCTGTTCCTTCACCACGAGCCCGATAAGATGGGTAGCCGGAAGGAAGTGCGTATCACGATCATAGATAAAGCCCTCGGATGTCTGGTTGAAAAAGGTCGTATTCGGGGGCAAGACGCTCCGGTCAAACTCCTCCCCGATTTCAATAGAGAACATAAATACTTTAGCGGCACTCTCGACTAAATTCTTCGCATACTCACCCCAGTCGTGCGTTCTCTTGAAGGTATCAAGACAGACGATGGCGTCCGGAAACCCTAGAGCCGGGGGGTTCAGGATAGGCGAAACCTCAAACCCCATGTCCGAGAACACTTTCATCCCCTCTATGACGTCCGGCCCGGCGCCGGAGACAAAGACGGTCAGGATGCTGTAATCTCTTAGGGCGTACCCACAGAAGTAATATCGGGCAAGCCTGCCAATTTTATCTGCTGGGTTTCCTGATATACGTTCTGCAGAAAATCGGCTTCCACCAACGGCCTCATTGTCCACGCACACCTCCCCATAACTTCGGCGATCCGATGAAGGTCATTCTCCATCCACCGGGGATACTCTTCATCCTCCGGCTTCGGGATTAGGGCCTCGGGAAAAATCTCGTCCGGCAACCTCTGCAAAAGCAAGTTCGTCTCATCCAGCATCCTCGTGTAGAGAAAGAGGCGCCGGGAATCGAGTCGGGTATACTCCTCCCACTTGGTATCAAGGTTCTCCTTCGATGCGTAGCCGTAGTGAAGGACAGCAACCTCCTCCGTCCGGAAGGAATTCCGGTCAAGGCACCGAGGCCACAGCTGAAGATGGGCTCCAACGGCGTTCCCCTGTTCGAAAAACATGATGCCATCGTTTTTCCATAGCCTCGCCCAGCCCGTGCTACACGACCAACCCATGTCCCGTCGACGCCAGCGGGGGGTCTTCCAAAGGTTGTATTCGGGAAAGTAAACCGACGACCATCCCTGCTTGTCGCCCTCCTCCATTAGCCGCTTCATGATCTCCCCGGCATTCCGAGTTAAAACCTCGTCGATGTCCATCCAAAGCATCCACTGGGCTCCGACCTCTTTGCACCGGTCAACCAGGAACATCATATTTTCTATCTCGTAGTGCTTCCCCCGGTTCCGATCCCTCACCCAGACATACGGAGTATGCTTCCGGACGGCCGCTACCGTCCCGTCCGTGGAGCAGTCATCGAGAACGAAGAGGGCGTCGAGGCCCCAGGTCTTGGCCTGATCGAAGAACTTGTCGAAGTAGTCCCGCCCGACCTCGTTATACGTCCGAACGAATCCCACGAGGCGTTTTGGGGTTTTCAAGATATTAAGGCGGTAGCGGCGATCCTCAAAGTGCTGGCGTTGCGGATCGGCAGGAACACTGGGAACGCAAGACCACTCGTCCACGATCACGTCGGGATCTCCCCAGACCCGACCGACGTTGGCAACGGTCTTGAACTCGCTTAGGAAGCGGGTCTGGTTCTTGAGGCAGTAGAAGTCTGATCCAAGATCGACCCGGGGATGATACTGGTGAAGTCCTATCATGTCGTCGGCGTGGAAGAGCTCTACCCCGGAAGCCATCATCCGACGACCACATTCGGTGTCCTCCCAGGCCAGACCCTGCATGTAGTCCTCGTCAATCCCTCCGATCTTCTCCATGAGGGATTTCGGGATGACCCCGATGAAGTAGAGTCCGGCCATATCCGGGCGCTCGGTGGAGCAGGTGAGGTTGATCAGCCCCGACGAGCTGAAGGTGTGGAGCTCATCCATCAGAAGCTGGGTCCAGGGAGGGACATCCACGACCCGAGCCCGCACGACCCGGCCCTCCCTGCCGAACTCCACGGCCTGCTTTAAAGTCTCGGTAACGTGAATGACTTCCGGGCTTGTCAGCATGAGAAGGTCGCCCCGGGCCCTGCGGATCCCGACATTCCAGGCTAGTGCAGGATTGCACGTCCCAGTGGGACCGTGGTAGACGGGGATCTTGGCCTTCGAGTCATCGATCCGAAGGTAGGTGAGGTTAAGAACGCCGGAGAGAGACTGCAGGTATTCCTTGAGGCCGTCCGTGGACCCGTAGTCCACAAAGATGACCTCGTAATTCTCTCGGGGGTAGTCCTGTGTGTAGATCGAGGGGAACGCCCGCCTGAGGAGATCCAAACGGTTGAGAATCGGAATCACGATCGAGATCACTTCGGAACCTCCGTCCCTTTCAATGTATTCTCATCGAGCTGTCGCCCACGATCATCGAAGTAGATATCGGCGTGGAGCTTCCCGCAGACAAGGATGGCATCCTTCAGGCCGTTCTTCTCCATCCACGCACGGATATCCACATACTCCCACCAACCCCGGGCCGTGAAAATAAAGACTAGGTTACCTTCCTGCATCCATCGGATTGCTAAATCTATGTTTGGGTGAATGACCTCTCCGATCTCTCCCCCCTCTTTGTCAGGGTTCACCTTTGCGAGCGTTCCGTCTAGGTCAAAGGCTATCTTCTTCACTTGGCTTCACCTCCCTTAATTCGGGCTGGCGAGGCAGGAGTAGGGCCACACTTACTCCCGACTATCCATCGCTATCGTGGATTTGACTCTCCGCCGCCGCCAGCATCCTTCAAGATCGACATCAGGGCGTCGTAGACTTGCTCGACAGAAACCCCATCGAGACAGGCCCTGTGGTTGCAAATCTTGTCCTCCATGTAACAAGGCTGACACTTCACGCCCTGGAAGATATTCACGTTCTGATCGTAGCCGGAGCTCTTCGGGCACGTGCTTCCGAAGATCACGACCGCCCGGGTCTTCATGGCCTGAGACAGGTGATTGGTCACGGAGTCCCCGCAGATCAACGCCTGAGCCCGGCCTATGAGGGCGGCCAGACCCTTCAGGTTCGTCATCCCAGCGGCACAGGTGAAATTGTTGCTCTCCTTCAGGACGGGCTCCTCCTTCTGATCCCCGACCTGGATGACCCTGTAGCCCTCCATTATCAACCGTTGGCAGAGGCGACCCCACTGCCGGGGCGGCCAGGCCTTATTGATCGTGAAGCCGGGGTAAGGGTGAACGACGATATAGGGCATGCCGACCTTGCCGACGATCCCCCCGAGGGTCTTCCAGACATTCGGGTCGACGGGGTAGTAGATATCCCGGGTTGGCGGGACCCCAGCTTGTTCGCAGAACCACTCCGTGAGATGCTTCGTATCCTGGACCTTCCGATCGGGATACCGGAAGTAGATATCCGTGTCCGGCCACTGGGCGAAGCCCTTCTCCCCCGGATGCGTCCCGGGCGGGTTAGAGAAGCGGATAACGTCAATGTCCGGATGGTCTGCAATCAAGGGGAGCCACTTGGGATCGGTGAGGTAAATGAGAACGTCGTGCTTCTTCTTGAGCTGGGACACAGCGGGTAGAGTCATGAGCATATCCCCCAACATCCCAAGCCTCTGAACCTGAACGGTATCGACCTTCGTCCGCAAGTCCTTGAGCCGGCCCAGGAGCACGGAATTCTCCGGCAGGTAGTTCAGGTTACTCACGGTCGTGATCAACCGCTCCCTATCGGATTGGAAGTCGACCTTCCGGGCCACGAGGTCAAAGGCGTACTCGTCATTCTCATTGTGGGATTCGACGTGCATAAACATCATGCCATCTAGAAGAGCTAACGGTCGGAGAACATCTTCCGGCAGAAAGTCGTAGCGGTGGTTTGGATTGGATCCCGGCATACCGATATTGGGATAGAAGTTCTTGTGCGGCAGATAAAGAACGAGATACCCTCCCGGCCTCACGAGCCGACACCACTCCCGAAGGGTCGCCACCGTGTCGACCTGGTCCTCCAGAGCATGAGAGGAGAATACATAGTCAAATGCGCCATCGGCAAAAATAGGAAGGGAAGTGATGTCTCCGGCGACATTCACTTCCTTCCCCGCACGATCCACGCCGATAGCTCCTGGAACTACCTTCTCGTCCCCACACCCCAAATCAACTCCTGTCCCCTTACAGAATTGTTCCAGGCGCCCACGACACTTACGAGATTCAAACCCCTTGGATGTTTCCTCTGACCACATGAATTAAAGGTTCTCCTTCTGCATATTGGCTAAACATTATAAGGGATTTCAATTTGATTGTCAAGACCCTCCTGGGAAAAAGTTTAATAGTCGCATTTTGCGACTCAAACAAATACTAAAGAACAGATTAACTACAAACAGCTTTTAAGAGAAGAGAAGAACAACAAGTAATATATACAGAAAAGCGTGTAGTCGCATAATGCGACTGGATTAGCAGGTGAAAACAGCTACTTCCCAAAAAGTCGCATTTTGCGACTACCTGCTGGCGCCAGCAGACGGACTCACATTCCGGTAGCTACCATCTGCCTCTCCGGACCGGTAAGACCGTAGAGGTTGCTTACCAGCATCTCTATCTCCTGGTAGGCGTTCTTAATCCGCCAGCGGGCCGACGCCTTCTTATGAGGATCCAGGATCGATGGGAGGTTCCGGTTGAGGGTTAGGAGCTCGTCCACGAGGGACACGATCTGGTCATGGGCCCTCTGCTCTGCCGGACCGTCTATGGCCGGGACCGGGAGCTCAAGGATGTGGTAGAAGTGGAGCTCGCAGAGAATCCTCCTGCGGGTCTGGATGTAGAACCTCCTCACGTAGTAATTGAGGAGCTGGGTATTTATGACTCCGATCAAGTAGCGGTCGGATATCTTGCCGTTATTGACACACCCGTAGACGGCATCCACGAACACACAGCGGTCGTAGTCCAGGGAGGTGATAAGCTGATTCGTGAAGCCCCGGATGACTATCTTCTCGGGCATCTCCCCAAAGAGTCTGACGAGATGGGCGATCTCCTTGCTTTTGGCGGGATCCACCCAGTGCTCCTGCAGGTTGACTTTGTAGCGGTCGATATCCGTCCCCAGAAGGGCTCTGACCCCTCCCTGCTCTGGACCCGGCACGTTCAGGGACTCATTCCAGCGGAAGCCGTTCTTGATCTCGAGGAACTCTGCGATCGTCGGCCTGCCGGACGCCGTCATCTTGCCGAACATCTCTATGTCCGCATCGGAGCAGAACACGTTGAGCAGGGCCCGGGGAAACCCCTTGAACCGACCCTGGTGGACGGGGTTCGTCCTCTCGAACGTTCCCGTCTTGTTGACAATCCGGACGTTGACCACGTTCCCGTTAGAGGGAACCTTCCGCATGGCAAAGACCGTGCATTCAATGGCGATCCCTTCAAAGGCCGGTCCGACGTCGTTGACCTCGAGGATCGTCCAGTCGAGGAGGGCCCTTCGGGCCGCCTCCCCGTCCTGCGTGAAGAGCAGGGATAGAGGAACGATGAACGAGAAGTAGCCTTCTGGCTTTAGAAGGGAGACGGATTTTAGGATGAAGAGGAGGTAAAGGTTGGACTGCCCCTTGATCGAATACTTCTCCTCGAAGTAAACCTTCTGCAGGTCGTCATGCATGGCTCCCGTCCGGACATAGGGAGGGTTGCCGATGATGATATCAAAACCGCCCTCGGACATAACATCCGGGAAGCCACGGGTCCAGTCAAACGGGTTGATCTTCAGCCGCTCGGCCTCGGGGAGGTTGTAGAATTCCGGCTTCTGTGCGATGTCCGGGCCTACAAGCGTATTCCCGCACCGGATGTTTTGGGTCATGTCGAGCGTTCCTTGACCATCGGTAATAGTGACCTCCTGCCCTTCGTAGAGCTTCAGGAGGAGAGAAAGCCTCGCCAGGCGCACGGCGTTGGGATCCAGGTCGATGCCGAAGATCTGCCTCTGAAGCACCTCCATCCGTTCGTGAAGACTGAGGGGAGAATTCTTTTGGGCTTTCTTCTGGGCCTCGAAGTAGGACAAGAGATACTCGTAGGCCGCGACGAGGAAGTTACCCGACCCGCAGGCCGGGTCGATGATCCGGAGACGCTGGGCCCAATACCAAGTGACCTCTTTTAGCTTTCTGCAGAGGGTCTGTTCGATGATGTGATCCACGATGTGCTTCGGGGTGTAATAAACACCTCCGACCTTCCGCTCCTCCGTGTTGAAGGAGTACTCGACGTCATGTAAAGTCTTGCCCCTCTCGGACTCGCCCTCACCGACGGATGTCCATTTCACGATCCGGACAGCGCACCCGAAGTAGGCCTCGTGCATGGTGCCGAGGATGTCTAAAGAGATCTGGTCGAACTGGTGGGACTCGTAGGCGTCGGCCAGGATCGACCGCAGGACGTCCGGAGAGATAAAGACCCAGGACTCCCACTCCTGGGCTTCAAATAAATCTCCCCCGAAAATGCTGTGGTAGTGCTGGAACTCCTGCCGGAGGACGTCGAGGGCGTTGCCGGATGCGGTCTCGGGGAAGAGGGTATTCAGGTGGGGTCGGGCAAGGGCCTTGCGATCCTCACAGAACCGGATAAACACGATCCGGTCGAGAATCCTTCGGGTGATCTCCTTCAGCCGGAGGGCGTCCCCCTCGGGATCCTCCGAGTCGAACTTCTCTCTTTGGTTCCGGAATACGTCCTTTGCTAAAACTCCCCACCACTTGCGGAGGTGGATTAGCAGATCCCGTTCACGCCTTTGGGAGCGGTCTGTTTTGATCAGTGACATTGATCCTCCTCGCATTCTCACATGAACGACACAGTAAATCCGAGCTCATGGCTCCGGATAGTTTCCGGATGGCCGCCCGGTCCAGGGACTCCCACGACTGATTCAGGAGATTCCCGATCTTGTGCTTCAGGCCGTAGTCCATGCAACACAGGTAGACGTTCCCGTTCGGCAGGACTTCGTTGTGATCGAACTGGTCCCCGCAGACCCCGCAGTGAAGGGGCCCCCTTATCGTCGGGACGGAAGGGAACAGGTTTCCGGCCCGGGAAACGGGGGAATGAACCCGATCCTCGAGGTTCTTGATCTTGGCGTCCACGGCTTCCATTAGAATGTCCCGCTTCTTCCTGAACCATTCATCCGTAAGCTCCGGGGAAGCCGTCCGGTGGACGACTATGATGTCAAACATCATTCCCTGGATGATGGCCACGTCCTTCTCGGTCATGCCGACCATCGTTGTGTAGAGGGCTACGGGATGCCCGGACAGTCCTGCGGCTCTCATCATCCGTGCGGCCTCCGGATTCAGGAAGGGCTCCGAGAAGCCGGAGAAGTCGATCCGGACGGTCTTGGGAACCGTTGAGATGATCGTCTCAAAGTCGGAGAAGGTCATCTCCCTCGGTTGCTTCGCCTGCAGGTGGTAATTGTAGACCAGCTTCTTCTGCGGGCAGTATTTGCACCGGTTGACACAGCCGATCACGGTGGTTATTTCAAGGGTATTCATCTCGCATCCTCCACGGGTTGATAGGTCTCTTCGAAGATCTCCTTCTTGACCGGGTACATCTCGCCCCGAACTCCGATCAGCAGATAGTCCCCAGCCGCTCCCTGCATCGTTCCCTCGATGGTCTGAACCTCAAAGGGCTCGTTGATCTGAGCCGCACTGATGGGGATCGGCTTCTTTGTAAACTTCCGGAACGTCTCGTCGTTCATCACCCCTAGTCTAAAATACTTCATGCATCCTCCTTTTTAGAGATACTCCACTAGAATCGTTGCGTTCCAAGCCTGATTACGAGAATCACCGGCAGGGTCTACAATGTCCTCCCATCCAGTTGCTAAGGCTCCATTCTTTCTTATTTCCACATTCGTTTGTTCGCCTCCGATACACCTAATATAAACAGAAATTCTATCTCCACTCGCAAAGTAAATGGGAGTTACATTTTGGACTATAGCCCGTTCCCCAAGCGTAGCACCATAACACCGGAAACCAATAATCCTTCCGGGTTGCATCATCTGAACGGCGTATTGAGTAGCAAAATAAGCAGACCCAAAATATCTATCGCTCGCACTCGCCGCCGTGTCAAAACTCAGATGGCTAAGAGCCTTCATGTATACTCCACAAGAACAGTCGCCGCCCAGTTGTTAGCACGATAGTCCGAAAAAGTGAACTTCGTGTAAAACGAACCTGCTACTGCACCATTTTTTCTGGTCTCTACATAGGTGTCGCCAAACATCAAATCATAACGAATGTATACTGCAATTCTATCTCCCGACGCAAAGTAAACTGGAGCGACATTCCTAACAATGGCCTGTTCCACTATACTCCCACTATCAGAATAGCACCGGAACCCAATTATCCTACCCGGAGTCATCATCTGAACAGCATACTGAGAGGCTACCGAACCACCACGCAAATATCTATCCCCGGCAGATGCCGTGTCAGCAAAGCTTAGATGGTTATAAGTCCTCATCAAAAATACTCCACCAGAATCGTAGCGTTCCAGTTCTCATTCCGGACATCAGCAAACCAACTATACTGGAATTGTCCGGCGTCGGCGTATGCACCATTCAAATGAATCAGAAGAAAACCCATCTCAAACATAGCATCGTAGGAGATATATACGGAGATTCTATCTCCACTTACAAAGGGGGCCGGAGCGACATCTTGGATGATAGCCTGCTCACCACTTGAAGAACCATAAGCCTTAAAGCCTATTATCCTTCCAGGAGCCATCATCTGAACCGCATATTGAGAGGCGACGACCCCAATTCCAAAATACCTGTCTCCGGCAGAGGCTGGAGTATCAAAATAAAGGTGCTCTCTATTCCTCATGTAGCACCAATCCAATCGAAACTAATACCAACAGAAGTATCACCGGAAAAAATGTGAATAGGCAACCAAACATTGGTTGGAATATGTGTCGTATGCTCGGCAACCAACTGACCGTTCAAATACATTCTGCACTTGTTCGGGTCCCATGTAATTTCTATAAGATGCCATGCCTTAGCCGGAACCGCAACCACAGTCTGCGTTACAGTCCCATCGTAGGTTTCAAAGTTTCCATCGTTAAAACGAACATAGTAAGTTCCACCAGAATCCCAGAAACCAACAGCATTCCTAAATACACCAGACCTGTCGTAATCATCCTTCACTCTCATGGCAAGTCTACCATACAACCACGTCTTCTTCGTATACATTTCACCATAAGTCCCCCCGGCATTCAGGATAGCTATAATACTTTTATCTACTGAATAGGTAGCAGACGCTCCAACTTTAGTCCAAAGGTTCGTATCAAGAGAGGTCCCGTCGAAGTGGTCGTAGAAACCCGGATAACCCTCATAACTGACCTTCGGAGCCATGACCGACCCGAGTTCATCGGCAATAAAGTCGGGGTGAACCCTGACTGCCGTAGCATCCAACCAAACTCCATAATAACCAGTATAAGCATCGAATGCAGAAAAATCAGTAGTCGTCATCCGATAGTAAAATATACCATCACAATAACAATCGCAAACATTGACCCCACTTCCATAATCGCCGTATACATAGATTTCTATATTATGCCATTGTCCCGTAGCCAATGTAACTGTGAAAGCACCACCAGACACGCTGGACCAGCTTCCAGCAGTATCAACAGACATATTCAACGTAGTTCCAGAGCCGGTATAGTAAAAGACAAGACCACTTGCGGTAGCTGGATTTAATCCATTCCAACCAAAACATATTCCATAGGTGTCGGCTGAGGAATTAGGCTTGAACGCCGCTCGGATACGGAACCCAACATTATTCTGGGTCTGTGGAGTCTGGCAGAGATAAATTCTTTCGTTTCCAGTTCTTGCTACAGGAGCGTACCATCCAGATGTATCACTGGCCAGGTATTCTGCGTTGGTATAATTTCTAAACAGAGCAGGCGAGAGATAGCCACTATACCCCGAGGCCCCACTGGCACCTGAAGCTCCGCTAGCCCCACTGGCTCCGGTAAACCCCGAGAACCCGGAGTAGCCTGAAAGTCCCGAGGCGCCGCTCGCTCCGCTGGCGCCTGAAGCTCCTCCTGCTCCGGACAGCCCGCTGAAGCCGGATCGTCCGCTGTATCCTGAGTAACCGGACTGCCCGCTGGCCCCAGAGGCTCCACTAGCTCCTGAAAGACCCGAGGCGCCGGTAAACCCAGAGAAACCCGAATACCCGGAGAGTCCGGAAGCACCACTTGCTCCCGAAGCTCCGGAGGCGCCAACAGCTCCGGTAAATCCAGAGAAGCCGGAATAACCGGAAAGACCGGAGGCTCCGCTCGCCCCGCTGGCACCGCTGGCCCCCGAAAGCCCTGTAAATCCCGAGAACCCAGAATATCCGCTGAGACCTGAAGCCCCGGACGCACCGCTCGCTCCGGAAGCCCCGCTAAGTCCCGTAAATCCACTGAAACCCGAGTAGCCGCTTTGACCAGATGCCCCGCTGGCACCTGAAAGTCCCGAGGCCCCTGAAGCTCCGGACAGACCACTGGCTCCGGTGAACCCTGAGAACCCCGAATAGCCCGAAAGACCCGACGCACCGGATGCTCCACTAGCCCCGCTCGCACCTGACAAACCTGTGAACCCGCTGAAGCCTGAGTAGCCCGATAGACCGCTAGCTCCGCTGGCCCCACTGAGTCCCGATGCCCCAGTGAATCCTGAAAAGCCGCTGTAGCCTGATTGTCCGCTAGCTCCGCTGGCCCCGGACAACCCTGAAGCACCTGAGGCTCCGCTAGCTCCGGATAGGCCGGATAATCCAGACAGCCCGCTGTAACCCGATTGCCCGATCGCACCAGATGCCCCTGAAAGCCCGGATGCTCCGGACAACCCGGTGAATCCACTAAACCCACTGTAACCAGAGAGCCCAGAAGCCCCGCTGGCACCGCTCGCTCCGGATAGACCGGACGCTCCCGTGAACCCACTGAAACCAGAATAACCGGACAGCCCAGACGCACCTGAGGCTCCGCTTAATCCAGATGCTCCGGACAGGCCGGTGAATCCCGAGAATCCTGAGTACCCGCTTTGGCCCGACGCACCACTTGCTCCGCTCGCACCTGAAGCCCCACTGGCCCCAGAAAGACCGGACAGACCAGTAAATCCACTGAAACCGGAATACCCGCTGAGGCCGGAAGCTCCGCTAGCCCCCGAGGCTCCACTGAGTCCAGAGGCCCCTGTGAACCCACTGAAGCCGGAATAACCGCTTTGCCCGGACGCCCCACTTGCCCCTGATGCCCCAGACTCACCGACCGCACCAGAGAGTCCACTGAGACCAGAATAACCAGAAGCCCCGCTGGCCCCAGATGCTCCGGACAAACCCGATGCCCCAGAGAGACCAGTAAATCCTGAGAAGCCGCTGTACCCACTCTGGCCTGAAGCACCTGAAGCACCACTGAGGCCCGAGGCCCCGGACAGCCCAGTGAACCCTGAGAACCCCGAATAGCCCGAAAGACCCGAAGCTCCGCTGGCACCACTAGCGCCGGACGCGCCCGAAAGTCCGGACGCACCCGAGAGACCAGTGAACCCCGAGAAGCCACTATATCCGGATTGCCCACTAGCTCCGCTTGCCCCAGAAAGCCCGCTGACTCCCGTAAATCCACTGAATCCAGAGTAGCCACTCTGTCCGCTCGCTCCTGAAGCCCCGATGAGTCCGGAAGCCCCAGTGAAACCAGAGAAGCCAGAATATCCGGATTGACCGCTGGCCCCACTCGCTCCCGAGGCTCCACTGAGACCAGAGGCGCCGGTAAAACCACTAAACCCGGAGTACCCGCTTAGTCCGCTGGCTCCCGAGAGTCCCGATGCTCCGGAGGCCCCTTCGGCTCCAGAGAGTCCAGAGAAGCCAGAGAGTCCGCTATATCCTGACTGCCCAACAGCCCCGGACGCGCCACTCGCTCCGGACGCACCTGAGAGTCCGGAGAGCCCTGAAGCCCCAGTGAATCCCGAAAAGCCTGAGTATCCACTGAGACCGGACGCTCCTGAAGCACCGGAGGCGCCAGACGCTCCAACCGCTCCTGTGAATCCGCTAAATCCGCTGTAGCCGGACTGTCCGGAAGCGCCCGAAGCTCCACTCGCACCCGAGGCTCCTGAAGTTCCGGATGCCCCTGTGAAGCCACTGAATCCCGAATAACCCGAGAGGCCGCTGGCCCCAGATGCTCCACTCGCACCAGAAAGACCTGATTCCCCTGACGTACCGCTGAACCCACTAAATCCTGAATAACCAGACGCGCCCGAAAGTCCCACCGCTCCAGAAAGACCACTGAGACCGGATAGTCCTGAATATCCACTTTGTCCACTCTCTCCCGAGGCCCCCGATGCTCCTGATGTTCCGCTGAGTCCCGATGCTCCGGTGAATCCCGAGAAGCCGGAGTAACCCGATAGGCCCGATGCTCCGGATGCGCCGGAGGCCCCTGAGGCGCCTGAAGCACCAGTGAAACCAGAAAACCCGCTGTAGCCACTTTGTCCAGATGCCCCAGACGCGCCTGAAGCACCCGAAGCGCCAGAAAGACCTGTAAAGCCCGAGAACCCGGAATAACCGGACTGTCCGGACGCCCCGCTCGCTCCCGATAGACCAGACGCACCGCTTAGTCCGCTGGCTCCGGACAAACCCGTGAAGCCTGAAAAACCAGAATATCCGGACTGCCCTGAAGCACCAGACGCACCGCTCGCGCCTGACGCTCCGGATAGGCCGGAAAATCCTGAGAAGCCCGAATAACCCGACTGACCGCTGGCACCCGAAGCTCCACTGGCCCCCGAAAGACCCGAGGCTCCCGAAGCCCCGGATTGTCCCGTGAACCCACTGAAACCAGAATAACCGGACTGACCGGATGATCCTACGAAGGACTCTCCGGAAAACCCGCTAAGACCTGAGTAACCAGACTGGCCGGATGCACCGGAAGCCCCGCTGGCTCCTGAAGATCCACTGGCACCTGTGAATCCGGAAAATCCGCTATAACCGGATTGACCGCTAGCTCCCGAAGTTCCCGAGGCGCCGGACGCTCCCGAGGCTCCACTCAGCCCGGAGAATCCGCTGAACCCTGAATATCCTGATTGACCGCTTGCCCCGCTTGCTCCGGAAGCTCCTCCGGCGCCGGAGGCTCCCGTGAAACCTGAGAAACCGCTGTAGCCGGATGCTCCCGATGTTCCCGACGCACCTGACGCGCCAGAAAGTCCAGAAAGTCCCGAGTAGCCCGACTGGCCAGAAGCACCCGAAAGACCACTAGCTCCGGATGCCCCTTCTGCTCCGGATTGTCCGCTGAATCCGGAGAAACCAGAGTAACCAGAAGCACCTGAAGTTCCAGATGCTCCTGAGGCTCCTGAAGCTCCGCTAGCACCCGAGAGCCCGGTGAATCCAGAGAACCCAGAATACCCAGACTGACCGCTGGCCCCAGATGCACCAGATGCTCCTGAAGTCCCAGATAGTCCACTGAGACCTGAGAGACCGCTGTAGCCTGATTGTCCCGATGCACCCGAAGTTCCACTTGCACCTGACGCCCCGGATTCTCCGCTGAACCCGCTGAATCCGGAATACCCCGACTGTCCTGATTGGCCTGATGCACCACTCGCTCCACTCTGCCCTGATGCTCCTGTGAACCCGGAAAACCCGCTGTAACCCGATTGTCCCGAGGCTCCGCTGGTCCCGGAGGCACCAGACGCCCCGGACTCCCCCGTGAACCCCGAGAACCCCGAGTATCCCGACTGGCCGGAGGCTCCACTGGCACCCGATGCTCCGGATAGGCCGGAAGCCCCAGTAAAGCCGGAAAAGCCGGAATACCCGCTCTGCCCACTCGCGCCTGACGTTCCTGACCCCCCAGAAGCCCCAGAAAGGCCACTCTGGCCTGAGAACCCGCTGGCTCCCGAGTAACCGGACTCCCCTGACGTCCCGGACGCACCTGAGGCCCCTGAGGCGCCCGACAGGCCGGAGGCCCCGGACTCCCCCGAGAATCCTGAGAACCCGCTGTAACCGCTGGCCCCCGATACCCCCGTAGCCTCCCCACTGAACCCCGAGAATCCCGAGTAACCCGACGCTCCACTGGGCCCCGACCCTCCCGATTCTCCGCTGTAACCAGAAAGGCCGGAATAACCGGACGCTCCGGTCCCTCCCGCCCCACTGAAGGTGATCGTCTGGCCGTCCTGGGTAACGTCGACACCGCTATACCCCTGAAAGAGAACATTCCCGGTTGCGGGAGGAGGCGCAATGGGAGAGACGATCCCGATCGAGTGGACCCCCTCGTGGACGTGGTCCCTCCGGCTGATCTGCTTTTCGTCCCCGGAATAACCGGACGCTCCGACAGGCTCCGGAAGTCCCCGCCCGTAGATCTCGTTATTCAGGTGCCAGCTAAATACGGAAGACGGAAGAGATTTCGATATGCCATCCGGGCTCTTCCGTTCTCCGCGAATGTCTCGTGGATCAGCCATTCAAATCGGCTTTAGTTATGTCCGTTACCGTTCCTTGGAGTATAGATTCGCATCCCTCGACAGGATACGCACTTGAGCTTGCCGCGCCGCTTCAGCTCCGTCAAAATCGTGGAAGCCTTGGGGATCGTCAATCCCAGATGAAGGGCAAACTGGGTTGGCGTAATTCCCCCTCGCTCCGCCATCCTCAATGCGGCTACGTGGACAAAAAACTCCTTCACCCGGGAGGAGCTTTTGAGCCTTGCCCGAAGAGCCCGATCGATCATGTCGTCGTCTACGGGTAGAATCTCGCTCCAGATCGTCTCACGGTAACCCTTGAGGAAGTTCTTCGCCTCGCCATCATCATACCGCCCAGCTGAAATCAGAGCATTGGAAACAAGCTCGTAGGACAACGTCTTGAAGCCGTTTCGCATATCGCATCCCTCACTTTCTCTAACGACTGGTGAACCTTTCCCTCCCCAACCACATGATCGTTCCGGAGAATTGTGAAATCTCCGTAAAGGTAAGCTCCACGGACGCCAGCCTCGGCGTTCCGTCCTCAAACCAAGCCTTGTAGCCGATCGAGCAATTCGTCATGACACACGGTAGAATATCCGCTCCCTGCTTAGGAAGGATTCGAAGGTGGGTCTTAGGAAAGTAGAGAAGCAGGAGAGGCGGGGGCTGAATAGGCATGTTGCTTTCACCTGTGTCATAGCGGCCCGTTTTCATCGACCGGAGAATCTTGATGTGCTCATTGATGTCTACGTTATACTTGCTCTCCTTCGCGGGAGACAGATCGAGAGTAGAGCGGTTGACTTCACGGTAAAGCACCGCCGTGAAGGAGACCGTTCGCTCTCCGCCTCCCGTCCACTGGTAAATCGGTACGGGAGCAAAGGGAACATCGATGCCCGCCCAAGTAACTCCTCCACCATCGTCGGTCAGGGTCTCGGGAAAGAACTGAAGTCTCAGAGACAGCCTTCTGTCGTCTCGAAATTTTCTATCGAGCGAACCTTGCTGTAAGGTTTGATACATGCTATTCGCACCAGCATCCACCTTACTTAAAATATAAACCGAAGCTAGCTTCCTTCTTCGCTTCAGAAAGTAACCCTGAAACGCCGATGAAGCAATGCTACCGAGGTCAGGCATTGGGTATCACCTCGTCGATGCAGACCCGGAATCCCACGTCCGTGCCTGGGGCATCTTCAAACCCCTTCACGAACGACAGGTAGTAGGGCGATCTTCCCAACCCGTCGCTCCACTTCATCCCCCGGATGGCCGCCCGGGATCCTGCTGGGGCGATAAAGATATCCTTCTCCGTGGACGAGGCCAGGAGAGGGATGAGAAGCCCCTGAAGGAAGGCGTCGGTCATGAATGACACCATAGACCCCCCGACATAAGGAGGGATCGTGAGCGGATGGTTGGTCATCTGAGGACAGATCACAACGACGGGCGTACCGATCGCATGAACGGTTCCAGTCGTCCCGTTGTAAGCCCGCTCCACGTAGAGAGTCCAAGCCCCGCCTCCCATGCCAGAAGGTGCTGTCACCAGCATCTGCTCGTTCTCCACCTGCAGGATATCGCCGGTGAGAAACTCCTGTCCGGCAGTCCTGTTCGAGATGACGTTATTCACCCGGATAACGTCCCCGTCGATAGGCTCTTCCATTCCCCACTGGTAGAGAATCCCCCGGGATCCGCTCGGCATGCACAGGAAGGTCTCGGCGATGTACCCCTGATCTCCTACGGAATAGCTTATTCCCAGAGGAGCAGTCGTGAACCGAAGGACCTTGCTCCCTAGGTTCTCGGCATCCGTGAAGGCCACGTTCTCCGTAGCCCCCACAGCGTTCGCAAGGGTAAGGCTTCCCGTCACCTGCAGTCCGTCGATGTAATCGAGTCGCATCGAAACCTCCGTGCCCCCCGAAGGCGCCGAGGCGACGAGCCGCCCATGACGGTAGACGGTCAAAAGAGACGAGCTGATCGTAAGATCGATGAGCTCCCGCACGTTCCCGAAGAAGTCGGAGATCCCAGGAACCCGGTTGTTGTGTGCCCACTTAGTCGGTCCGGACCCGGTCAGGAGCCGGTTCATCCGGTATGCCCCTCCGGAGAACTCAAGACCGAGGGCCGCCCCGTAGGTCGGGTCGGGGATCCCGTAACTGTCCGGAACAGCCGAATCCCCGTAATCCCTCCCGTAGTAGTTCGACCCCTTCTGATCGGCCCCAAAGATGACGTTGAGCCACAGGATCGTCGCCCACTCGTAGCCATTCATGAGATGGCCGAACCGCCCGTTGATATTCCTTCTCGCGGCAGTCTGCCTAGCGGCATTGTAGCTGAGATTGCACCACGGCGGGACACCCTGCCGGGAGGTTGGAACATGAAGGGACGATGAGGCAGACGCCGTCCACGGAGAGGCAGTCGGAATGCTATCTTCATAGGCGTCCACCCAGAACCCACCCAGGTTCAGGTCTTGAGATGGGAAGCACGGAGACCCGCTGATCAACGACCCTGAAGGAATCGCGAATGGAGGGATATAGACCATCGTGCTCTCCACGACCGGTCCGGACTCGACCCTGGACCCCGAAGGAACCGACCCCCCGTAGCCGCTCACCCACAGCGTCGTAGGATGCCCGTCAATGGGAAGGGGATTGTAAGACCCTGTCCCCCAAATATGCTCGATCCGGCACACTTTCCCGTTGATAGCGATCGCTTCGCCAAACCCATATTCGGTTCTCAGGTCTTGGGAATTAATCTTAACAGACGACCACTTCATGGAGGCCTCGTAACTTCCAGAGGCATCGGTCTTCACGCACTTCGAATAGTGCGGGAAAGTTTTAACCTGAACCTCGGACAACAGCCTCTGCCGGAGCCACCGGGAATTGTCCGAGATGTTTCGTCCGACCCGGTTCAGGACGTCCGCTTCGATTCCCTCCGTCGTGCCGTCCCATGCCACCAGAGGCTCCCCGTTCATCATCCAGTAGAGAGCCATAAGAGCAGAGTCGAAGAAGTCTAAACTCCCCTTCTCGAGAACCGATTTATCAGACATGATGATCTCCTATAGCGTGAGAGTCCAGATGTATTCGATCGTAATGGCCCCCGTCTTGACAGGGGAAGGAACGAACACAGCACGGGCAAACATCCTTTGACCTGACGTCCCGAAGTCTGGATCCGAAGAAACCGTATCGCTGAAAATTCCGGCCTCCCCGATGGCCTTATCGTTCAAGGTATCTGAAAGGGGAATGGTATAAGTAACCTGAACCTGCGTCCCACTCGGATACGTCGGGGAATCCACAGCCCTATTTTCTCCATAGTCTCCGGCAAGAGCGGTATTGCTAACCCCCAGACCACTCGTAGAGCTTCCAAACCGGATATACTTAATCGCAGGCAACGCTCCCAGAGCATCATTTCCAAGACGCCTGCGGACGAGTGTCCGGAAAACATCCACGATCATGTTGCTGACTATCCGGCGCCACACCTCTTCGCCGGTGGCATTCCGGGCAACGACCTCAACAGTCCCCCGCATCCTCAAATGATCTTCCATGATTCCTTCTCCTTATGATGGAATGGCACTGACGGTATCGGATGCCAACAGGCTGTCGTTAATCTCGTAGGTCACCCGGACCCGTGGGATCGAAATATGAGCCGGGTGAATCCATCCGATCAGGCGCCTCAGCATCTTGAAATCGCCCACGCCCCACTCCGCTCGTTTCCGGGGACTGCGTTCCGTGATGTCGAGCCGGATCTTGCTTAACGGGACGCCCTCCCGGTCGGGAGGACGTTCCTCGAGCGCCACCCAGTTCCCGGATCCCGCAAAGTAGATGATGTACTCGTCGAATCCCTCGTTCACTCCGGCCACGGCCTCGTACCCCGCCCGCAGGAGATAATAGTTTGCCGGATCGCCCCGCTGGACCTGAATCTCGTAGAGGTCTTTGACCGTAACGTCCAGCCCGGTCATCCGCAGGACAAAGTTATAGCACCAGATCTCCCCCTTGCGGAGAGTCCAGTAGCCGTAGGAGTCCAGGAACGCCCGAAGGAATTCATCGGACCACCGGACGTCCACGTCAATGGCGAACATCTCGGCCAAGTAGTGGAGGAGATCAGGTCGGACAGACGTAGGATCCCGCAGACTCATGAAACCGTCGGCGGCCACCTTGAGACGCTCGATAGGGGTTGCGGCTATATCGAAAAAGTCCTTGAGGACACCCCCCCGATCGTCGTCCTTGTCCCTATAGATTCCGGGCACTCCGTTCCATAAGGCCGGAAAGCCGAAGGCCGCCCGACCAAACGGGTCCAGCCCGAACCTATCCTGACCAAACCCAGGCATCGACCTGATCTCCTCCTGTCAAAGTTACTTCTTCCCGTTGTTCGGGTTCGCCTTGCTCAACAGGTCTCCTATCGTCTTGTAACCTCCGGACGCCAGGAACCCGCCGATCAACCCGACCGCCACGATAAGCCACATCTTCGGTGGCACCCCGTAGAACGGGTCCATGAAGTAATAGGCTCGAACTGCGGCCGCTCCGACCCCTACAATGAGATCGGCTATCACCGCCACCTGGCCGGTGATAAACTTTCCGATGTAAGGGAGGTTTTTCAGAATTGGAAGAGCTCCCAAGCAAACCCCCGTGATCAGCAACAGCTGTGCATCCCATCCGTTCATTCTCTCTCACCTCCTATCGCAGTGGAATAGAAACCCCAGCGAAGGCGCATGGCGGGCCTTTATAAAGCCAGCCCACGCCGAACGTCGCTTCCACGTTGGGAGTCAGATGGTAGGCCGGGGCAAACCCGGCGTAGCTCTGAGTCCCGACCACTCCCCAGTTCCACTTTCGGTTGAACATAAACTTAAGCCGTCCCCCGATCCGGTACTTCGCCCTCGTGTCGAAGCCTCCGTAGACTTCCGGGATAAGACACCATCCCCTCTGCTGGACCTGAAGGGTCGGGGGCTGTTGGATGACCACCATCGTCGTCTCCTTGGTGGTCGAATTGTAGACCCAGGTCGTCTCGGCCTTGCCTGGGATGATCGTCACGTGCCCCTCGGGTGGCTTCTGTATGATCACCTGCGACCCATTGTTCTGAATGGCGATCACCCGGTCGTTCAAAACCTGGATCGACTTAAAGAGGCTATCCATCGTAACCGTTGAACCCTGGTTCGGTCCGACGGTCACCACCTGCGGGCCGTTGTTTCCCCTCGCAAACATCATGACGAGCATCACCAGAATTAGAGCGATGACGGCATGATTCGAGTTCAGTTTAAAGTTCTTGAGGTCTATCATATAGGCTCTTGACTAAGGGAAACGCTTCCCTCAAGACCGGAAATGGGATACCCTCCACTAACCGAGAAGTTACCATTGTAGTAGTTGGTCTTTTCGAACACACACTGAGTTATCCGCAGAAACTGAGTGGTATAGGTCGGATCACCGTTCAAGTTTCTGAGTGGATAGGAGTCGGGGTAGGGCCCAGTGGGATAGCATCGAATCTTGCATCGATAGAGCCATTGCTTCTCAAAGGCACCCCCTCCGAGATCGATGTCCGTAAGTAAATCCCACACGATCCCGTCATGTGGATTGGCATCGTCCGAAAGGAGCACCGGATCGAACTCGCAGTTATACCACCAGAACTTTGTTGGAGGCAAGGCGTCCGGGTAGTAGATGATCTTCAGGGCGTTGTTGTTGTAAGGATACAGCCTCAGATATCCGGCGTCGATGTCCGCAAGGATGTCCGGTATGCCCGCCGTCCCGCCCGAGCAGAAAACCAGCATGGCCTCACAGGAAGAGTCCGTCTGGTAGACGTCTACGTTCCGGATATACAGGCTCTGCTTCGTGGGATAGATCGACCCCGACGGATGGCTCACCTCGTAATCGAGACCATAAGAAGGATTGATGTTGTAAATCTGAAGGTTCACGAGCCCAACTTCCGGCGTGTAGACCTGGCCGGATGGCAGGCAGGCATTCCGAAGAACGGTAACGTCTCCTTTGATAATGGTCATCCGGGGATCGAGACCTATGACGTAGACCCCATCGAGGTTTTCAAGAACCAAGTCGGACTGGTAAATTCCTGGGTACAGGACGACGACGTAAGGATTATCCCTTGAAGCCGGGATCGACGCCGACTTAATGTCGTTGATCGCCGCTTGCGGGTCGGAGAATTGAGCCCCTTCCTTCGCCACGACCCTCGTAAACCCCGGGGCAAACCCCCCTTGAGCGGCGGCGGCTTCCAAGCGTTCCCCGATTGATGCAAACGTCCCTCGGGCGCTCACGACTTCAGCGGCCGCCACCTGCGTAGTCTCGAGTGATGCGACTATTTCGGTCTTCAGCTTGGCGTAGATCTCGCCATCCGCAACGTGATCCATCGTGATGGGATCGGCCTGCAGAGTGATGACGTCCGTCTCATACCCCGCCTGCCCTCCCGAGTCGAAAGCCCTGATTCTCGCCTTGAACGTCGGCGGGATAGGAGACACCCCCGAGATCTGTGCAAGGTCGGCCCCCAACCAGACCCTCGTCCCGATCGTGTGCATGATGAACGAGTTGCCCGAGTTGTAATCCGGAGTCGACCCATCCTTCGTCCACGCTATCTCGTAGCCCTTCGCATTTACCACGCTGTTCCAGCTCAGGTCAACCCCGCCGACCCGCTTGATCATGTAGCCACCCGTAGGCATGGCTAGCTTAGTTTTGGCTCCGGCGATGACGCTTACCCACGAAGTCCAGGCGCTCTTCTGTGCCGGGGAGGGCCCGTTGGACGACCGGACCCGCATCCGGTACTTGACTCCAACAACCAACCCGTGCTTGGTATAATACATCGGCGTCCACTTGGCGGCATCCAGAGGGTCGCCGCTCGGATCGACCCTAAAGAGTTCCTCCTCTTCGTCTACCCCGGTAACACCCCCCGAGTTCATCGGCTGTAGCTGGACATCGTAGCCAAGAGCCCCGGGGCCCACGGAGTAAGACCCGTCCGCCCCCGTTGATCCAGACGGAACGACCAGAACGGTATCGGCGTTGTCGAGTACGCTCAACCGTTTCCCTGCAGAATCGGTCACCAGCTGTCCGATCCAGTAGTCCGGACTCCACGCCTTTCCCCCGTCCGTGAGAATATTCAAAGCCCACGTGCCGCTTCCGGTATCTCCCCACTTGAGCTTAACCCAAGCAGTCTTCGGAATTTGCTTAGACTGGGAGGACATCGGAAATTCGATCTCCGGCTGTTTCTGATCTTCATCAATCCCGGTCGTGATGGCAATGCCCTTTGGAATCGGGGGACTGTCGCTAGCCGTGGTCTTAGTGACGACATCGGAAATGTCGCTCGAGACGCTGAATCTCTGGGCGATGACGTAGACTTGGTACTTGGTATTCACCAGCAGGCCCCGGACGTAGCGCTCGTTAGATACGATTTTGGTCTGCGAGGGCGGGTAGCCATTGACCGGAAACTCGGGAGAGGGGACCGAAACAAAGGATGGATTCTCGAAAACCTCCGTGAGCTCATCGACCGTAGTCGTCCCACCTTGACTGAACGGAGTGACGTAAACCTTCATCTGGCAGTCTTTCGGCAAGATATAGAAGGTCTTGTTCGTTCCGGAACCGCCGACTCCCTCGACGATGACCGTCGTATCGGTATTAGAAAGAATCTTGTGATAAACGTTTCCGGCTACATCATAGAGATACCAGGCATCATCTTGACCGGACGCCGCCCACTCGTCGGTCGAGTAAGCCCCACACCTGGTGGTGTCGATTGTAAAGAGAGTCCCGTTCCAGTGCCCGACGCCCTTGTCTCCCCAGACCACACGGATGTAAGCATGTGGACCGACGTTCCGGTTCGTCCCTGGCTGATTGAGCTTATCGGGAGGAAGATCCCGGTCTAGCCCGGTTTCCGGGACGGAAACATGTCGCGGCTTTGGAGGCTTAAATAATCCCCGACCCGTTCCTTCCTTGAACACCAGGACATTCCGGTAGCGGACATCCCGCATGGCTATAGGAGACCCTCCGGAGATATCGACCTCTGCAAGCTGAACGACATCGGTGTCAGACGGCCCGAACGATGCGGCCACGATGATCTCATAACTGTTGTGATTGTAGGTGTGGCCGTTCGGACTGTAAGTCCCGTCGTAGGTCACGTCCTCGGCAGGATCGTTGTAGACCTTGTAACGCAGGGCAATGACCCACGTCCCGTTCCCTGTGGGATAAGAATTTCCCGTTATCCCGCCCGAGGGAACGCAGATCACGTTCCCGTTCTGCGTAAGAGCATAGCCGGGCTTTATCGTGTAGGATGTCCACGATCCAACGTCGACCACCTGCAGGTCGGAATAGGGGGCCCCCGAGGTATCATACGACGTGATCGCCACGCCATAGGTCTTGACGTAGGCGCCGAGAAGGGCCGTGAGGTTGGCTACCTCAGCTTGCTCAATGAGAGCAACGACATCCTGGATGCTTTCGATAAACCCAGTTTTATAAGTCGCCTTCTCCATAATACACCCCCATGATTTGTTCGATGTTCGGCTCCTGGGCCTTCAGGTCGGCTCGGAACTTATCCATATCCCAGTTTACTCCGGGACATTGCTTCTCGACAGGCTTGTTGAGCATCACGAACGTCTCCCTGTGGCCGATGACGTTCTTGAATGGAATCCCGGACAGGAAGCAGGTGGCGAAAACCATCTTGAGCATCCCGTACCACACGAGATCCGGAACGATGTTGTGATCGTAGTCCCCGATCACCACGAAGCCCACGCTCCGGTCATTGAACCCGTGGGCATGGCTTCCCCCGGTCCAGAAGCTTCTCCCCCGGCGCCAGCAGAGCTTTCCGTCGACGAACTCCAAGCCACCGTGGTAGCCGATATCCGACCAGGGACCCTCGACATGCTTCCCCTGCGCCTGGAGCTGTTTCCCGATCTCCGGGGTAACGATCTTCCCTTCGAATCGCCAGCTCTTGTGATACCTCCTGATCCCCTCCCAGTCGGCGGTAATGTTGTTGTCCGGGGAGAACGAGTGATGCAGAACGATATACTCGGCAATGTTTAACATGGCTTCTCCTGTTATGGCCCGGGAAGACTTGTGACCCCAAGACGACCGGGAAGCACGAAGAAGGTGTCCCCCCATCGGACGCCCAGAACGTAGATCGTGCTCTCGACGGGAACAACGGATCCCGCATACAAAACGAGGGACGTATCGTAGACCTTGAAGTAGAGGCACTGCCCATCCTCGACGGCAAGGCTTCCTGCGGCAAGAGTCAAGACCTGTCCGCTGAATGGATTGAACCACTTGGCCTCCGTCCACGCCACCGTTGCGGCCCCGCTCGAGTAGGTAAAGCCCCCGTCCTGAATCGGGATGAGGCCGTGATTGCGGTAACCCCCGTAGGTGAACTGGTCGAAGGCCGCAAAGAGGTTCGACAAAGTAGAATACGACGATGTGTCTCCCTCCGGGGGGTAGACGAAACTGCATTTCTGTGTAGTCGGCATTCTCCCTCCCTGTTAGTAAGTCGCCCTGATATCCCGAGGCGGCTGGGTGTTTCGCGGCCTGGTTGTCCCGGTAATGGTGACCGTCCCCGCAACCAAGATATACTGCGGCTTAGGAACGGCGTCCCCGCTCTCCATTGTCACTCCGGTCGTCCCCGATGGAAGACTGAGTGTGACCCGAACGTAGTCCACGCCTGTAACCTCCTGGGCGACGTCGTAAATGTGGGACGCCCGCAAGGCAACCCCGAAGTTTCTGTTCTTGAGAAGCTCCTGCACGGCGGTATTCACTGCGGAGATCACGTCCCCGGCGTTGTAGTTATCAAGCACCCCGACCTGGATGGTGATATTCACAGGACGCAGGAGGCTCGATCCGGCTACGATCTGGACCACGACCGTGGCGACTTTCTTGGTCTCGAGATGGTCGGACAGGCGGTTCATGAAGTCCGTCGATGGGTTGACGTAATTCCCGTCGCCGTCCAGGGACAGGACGTAGAGCTTAATGAGGTTCACATCCCGACCCGAGGCAATGATCCCCGTCAGGTAGTTCGTGAGGGCCGTCTTGGTCCCGACGTCCGTGATCAAATCCAAAAGCCCCTGCAGGTAGGCGTCATCCAGAACCTGCTTGATCACCACGCCCCGGACTCTCGCCAGGCTTCCCTCTGGATCGACGTAGTTCATGGCGATGGTCTCGTAGTCCCCGATCGTGACCGCCCGGTCCTTCGTGAGGAATATCCGGGGAGCATAGACCTTGACGTGGCGGGTGTCCTCTTCGTCGGCGCCTCCCGAAGCCCCAAGAACGTTGTTGAGGGTAGCCCTGATCTCCGTTCCTTTGACGTAGACAGGGGACTTGAAAGACGTGATGGAGGCGCTCTTCGCGTTGCCGATGGCTCCGGAACAAGCCCTCCATGAGACTTCAATCTGCGCCCCGTCCCGAGGGATAGGGGCGCTTACCCCATCTCCGAACTTGAGCGTCGGCGGCGAATCATTGTAGTCCACGATGTAATGATTCGACCCGTCGAACGTCCAGTAGTCCTGTTCCGTCCAGGGAACGCCGTCGACCGTAACCAGCATCGTCCCCTGTGCTACAAACATTTCGGTAGGGTGATCGGAGAGGGGGAACTTCTGGTTGGAACTCTCATCCGAGATGAAAGACATGCGAACGATCTTCCCCTCGGTTACGATGGCCTTCTCCACCTCTACGGGACGGAGGGTCAGCTCCCCGGTATAGAACTTCAGATCGTCGTTGAGGGTGAACTCTAAGTCGTTCGGACCCGCACAGGCCGTCCCGCTCGGAATGACCACGTCGAAGGAATAAGTCTGCGATAAAGTGACCGTTATCGCTGTCCGGGCGGCCACAGCCCTGCCGACCCGATAGCCGAGATTCCAAGCTCCCCGGCCAACGTTCTTGCGGAGGGTTGCCGTCCCGATAAATGCTTCCGAGGCTTTGAAGTCCTGATACCACGACAGGTTGTCCCCGACGAAGGCAAACAATTGCATGAGCATCACGCCCATGTCGCTATCCAGGAAGTCCTGGTAGGTGTCCTGATACTTCACCTTCAGCCACGCCTGCATCTCGTCGAGGATCGTCTGGTAGTCCCTCCCGTAGTAAGCGACCCTCGTAAGGGCATCCCGCACCTGAAACGCACTCGGGAGCCGGGCGTCGAACTCCTTCTCGACCCAGCCTGTCCCTAAAACATACACATAGGTCGTCCCGGATGGGGCAAGATAAACGATGTCGTAATCCTGTGGATTATCTGGGAGGGACTCGAGCTCTAAGACATCTATGATCATACCGCCACCGACCTTTCTACTTCGAGGTTATTGCCGTATCGGTTCCCGGCGACTTCATATTCGATCACAAAATTGACGTAGCCAGTATTAGGATCGGACTTCCCTTCGACGTCGATGATAACGATCCGGGGTTCCCACCGGGCAAGTGATTCCTTAATCTCAAAGACCCCCAGGTCGACGGCCATGTCATCGTCGTTGTTCTCAAAGACGATATCCTGAAGGTTGGACCCGAACTCCGGGTTCATCACCCGCTCGCCTCTCCGGGTGAGAAGAATCTGCTGGATGCTCTCCCAGATGTGGCTATCCCCCCGGCTGGCCGGGGGAAATCCATCTCCGGCCTTCCGGAACGGAAACGAGATGCCATTCCACATTGCTACTTCCCTTTGCCCTCAAGCCGATCCTTGATATCCCGCAGGACGGCATAAAGGTGCTTGCAGAGATACTTCCGCTTGCCGGGGTTCTTCACGACGGGATCCGCACCGTTGCTGTAGGCGATCACGCTGGCATTGTCCTGCGTTAAGGCGACCTCGAGGTGGTAGGTGAAGTAAGGACAGTCACACCACACGAGGACGTCCTGAGACATGCTGTTGAGGGACTTCTCCCCCGGAGGAAAGGACATCACCCAGCACTGGTGGGTATTCCCATTTGCCAGAGTGACCGTCTTGTAGATGTACCGCCCGTCCCGGGTGATCGTCTGAATCATGGGAATGATATCCGCCGCCCGACCCCGGATCTTCTTCGGGGTGACGTCCCGTAGCTCCTTCAGCGATCGCTCCTCGAGCAGAAGGAACAGCCTCGTCGGGTCGGTTCCCGAGAGAAGGCTTGTCAGGTAACGGATATCGTTTGCTAACAGCATTAAAGCCTCTGAACCGTGTGAGCAGTCGACGGAACCGTTGGGGTATTGTGATCGGTTAACAGCTGATTATACTGGTCGATCAGCTCGTTGATCTTGGCCACGACGGAGTCGACCCTCAAGTTAATAGCCTGGATATCGGCGCTCTCTGCATTCGCAAGCACCTCAAGGATGGCGTCTATGCCCTTGTCTATTCCCCAGGCATACCCGTTAGAGCTAAGGCCGAGCCTCGTCCACTGCTCCCCTCGGGAATCGACTAACGTCTTGATCGCCTGAATGAGATCAGCCTTGATCATCATTTGACACATCCCTCCGGCAGAATCACCTGAGCCGGGGCAACCGTCGTCCCCTGGATCGGTCCGGGAACGCCTCCTCCGGCTCCGGTTATCGCGGCAAGCACTGTTCCGGTCGTCTGGATTTCTGCATGGGCATTGATCTCCTCAACAACAGCCTGGGCTATGGCCAATCCAAGCTGTCCAAGCACCTCTTCGATGCTTGCACCGCCGGAAACACCCACCATCTTGGTCTTCAGTGCTTCTCCGAGACGGGCGCTATTGAGTGCCATCAGTCTATCGCCTTTGCCGGTCCAGACCCAACAGGAATTGGAGGAATCTGGATAGGCGCCTTGTTGTGACCCTGCTTCGTTATCGGGCACTTAAACTTATCCATATCCTTATACCTCAGAATCCTCTCTTGAGAAGAAGCCGTGTCGCCGCCGAGAATGACGTTCGGACTGGTGATATACGCCTTGCCGCTGGCGTGAACCGCAGAAGTCTTGCAAACCACCTTCGTTACCCCGTTGGACATCGTGAGAGTATCCCCTCCGGCATCCGTGACCGTTATCCTCTTGGCCTTATCCTCAAAGAGCATCTTCATGCCCTTAACCGTCTTGATCAGGATGGTCTCGGCAATCTCGTCCACCTGGATGATGTGGCCTTTGGACGTCCGGAGCTCGACCTTGAGCTTGGCGGGATCGTCCTCAAAGAGAAGCTGGTGCTTGGCCTTCGTCCTGATCCCCCGGGCAGTCGGCGGGCTCTTAGCCATGTCCTTCGGCATCTCTCCCGTCCCCCACCACTGGGCGATATACACCGGGTAGTCCTTATCGCCCCGCTCGAACATGATCCAAACGCCTTCCCCAATCTCCGGCACAAAGAAGTAACCGTGATCCTTTCCTGCATAGGAGGACATGGGAATGACCCACTGCGGAAGGTCGGCCCCCCGGTTCATATAGGGACAGCTAACCTTAATCCGACCCAGGAAGTCGGGATCCTTGTTGTCGACAACCTTTGCCCGGTAGAAGCTATAGAAGCGACCGAGAGCCTCCAAGCCCCTCGTGGCAATCGTGTCCCACAGTTCGGCTACGACTCCCATCGCTACCCTCCAAGCATGGCCGCCCACACCGGGCGAGCTTGAAGATGAACCTTACTTTTAAATCCGGACTTGGTAAGGGTATGCTCAATCATCCAAATCTGCCAGAAAGCGTCCTCCCCTCCGATAAAGTTATTCCCGATCATGACTCCGGCGGCACCTCCGACTGGCAGGTTGGGAAGGCTCGGAACCCTCACAACACACTTCAGGACCAGCCCGGCGTCTCCGAACTTCTGAGCGACATCATCGTTCTTCGATAGGGTCACCTTATCCCGGGCCGGGGCGACATCGTAAAGTGCCTTTGCCCTCGTCCGTCTGACAGCCTGCATCTTCTCTTTGGTGAGATAGTTAACGTCGTCGGACGCCTCCATGCTGGTGAACGCTCGGGTAAAGAAGTTCCAATTCGTCTCGGTTTCAAAATCTTCGATCGGGACAATCGGGGGATCGGCCTGCAGGTTAATCGGCCTCCCCCAGACGAACTTGACCTCCGGCTTCGGGATGGACGACTCTTTCTTATCCTGCCTCTTAAAAATCTTCAGCCAGGGCTTCTCATCGGAATCCTCCTCTCCTGGCATGACAGTGTAATCGAGAGCAGGAGTAAATTTTGAAAAGAACGCATACAAAACGTCATGAAGCTTCGATCCCTTCCTCCACGATATTTCATCCTTGAGGGAGATCGATTGTTCCATGACGGACTTGGTTTCCTCCGAGAAGTCGGCGTTGAGATCGAAGGCGTCCACGATCTGTGATAGGAAGTCCTCGACGGACTTTGTCCCCTTCAAGATAAGACCGCTCTCCTCTCCGAGCCGGAAACCAGAACCCATAAAAGCGAAGTCAAAACCGATATCCGGTTGCAGGGACAGCCCGCCCCTAGGATTCGTTGCGAAGGCCGTAACGGGAAACGTCGCGGCATTCGGGCTGGGCCCACGATATCCGAAGCGAAGACGGATCCCGGTCATCCACTTCCACCAGGAGTCCTTGTCGGTCATATATTTCTGGATCGTTTCGATATCCGGCCTCAAGGATATCGACCCCGTGAAAATCCCCCCATAGAGACCATCGGCAAATCGATATTTCAAATTGATCTCATCGATGTAATGCCGGAAGGACGGAAAGTTATTGTCCCCCTCGTTCCACCGCTTCTCATATTTAAACTTCCGAGGGCAGTCGACCGCCTCGTTGTTCCCGATCACGGGACGAAGGAAACTAACCTCCCAGAAAGGCGTAGTGAAGTCGTAGTCTATCTTCATAACGCCCCGAACTTCTCAAAGGACGGGATCCGCAGGAGATCTCCCGGTTGTAGATCGGTCACCGGAAGCTGGATCCTGTTTAGCGATGCGATTACCCACCAGCCGTGGACGGTCCCGTAGGCCCGGCTTGCGATATAGTCGAGCCGGTCTCCTCCGGTGAAGGCCAGGAAGAGATCGTCCGTATTCCCGGCCACGTCGACGAAGTCTGCATCCCAGAAGGAGACTCCTCCCTCCGTCATGTAGGTCGCCTTGTTAAGCCTGGATCCGAAGGGCATGGACTTCATGCTTCCTCCACGCTCCGCAGTAGATCGTCATCGAAATAGCCGAGCTTCTTGAGCCGCTCACCGGCGTAGGTCACCCGCATGCCGATATCGTTCCGGTAGTGGCCATCGTTCACCTTGACGTAATCGAAAGCATCGAGCGCATTTCGCCGGGCCACCGGAAGCCTCTCATCTACCCCGTTCGAGCAGAGAATCCGCCCCATGCCGGGAAGGACTTTGTAGATCCCGTCCTCGAGGACGAGTCCGAAGGGTTGTATGTCACACCCGTTCTCCTCGGCCTCCGGAATCCCGTTCACGACCTCCCAGTCGTATTGCTCGAAGCACTCATCGAAGGGATAAGACCCGATGTTGAGAGTCACCCCGACCGCCCAACCCCTCATGATCTGGGGGCTGATATCTTTCTCCCCAAAGGCGCACTTCATGAGCAGATCTCCGACCCCGTCCTTATGGAGGGCCATCTGGATGAGGAGCAGGGGATACCCGAACCGTGCCGTGAACTCTATCCCGAAAATCCCGTCCTCGTTCACGATCGCATTGATATCAAAGTAGCCCCGGAAGCGATCGCCCTCAGCTAGAATCCCCTCGAGCTTTGCCAGGGTCTCGTCGAAGAACTTACCGCCCATCACGTACCGGAGGCTGGTCCCCATCTCCCCCGTGAGGGCCCCCTGCCCTCCGGCCACGAGCCTCTTCTCCTCGAAGTTTAGGCAGAGAGGTTGGATGAACTTCTTGCCGTCGAAGAATCCCCCGATCGCCATCTCCACACCTTCGATCTTCTCCTCGAGGATAAGCTCGGCCTTGTCCCCGGCCTTCTCCTTCACTTTTTCAAGGTAATCAAGCGTGTCCTGCGGTGCCCTCCCAACATACGTCCCCTTAGCCATCATCTCGGAAACCTTGACGCAGTAGCCCACTTTGCCGTTCTGGACGGTCTGGATGGCCTTTTTGACGTCCTGGAAGGCTTCTGAGTGGGGTGTCTGGATCCCTGCGTCCCGCATTACCTGCTTCCCGACCTTCCGGTCGAGTTCTAGCCGGGCGACCCCCGCCCCGGCCCCAAAGACCTTGATCCCGTCTTCCCGGAGGCCGTCCACGTCCTGACCGAAGCCGACGTCCGTGGAAACCACGCAGTCTACCGACTTGGCGATGTCGAGAAAACCTTCCACCTTCTTGACCCCCCACTCTTCGAAGAGGCCCTTTCCGTAGGTCGTCTCGTAAATCTCCGGGTGAGCCCGGGCCCAGTTCACCCAGTAGAAGACCTTGTGGCCTTCATCCCGAAGCCTCCTGGCGAGCGCCATCGCCAGGGCCGTGTCCATGATCAGAAAGCTAGCCATCAGAAATCAAAAAGTTTTGTTATCTTCGAGTACAAGTTAACTATTTCAACGACAACAAGGTGAACCGTTCGAGAAACAATGGAAGCCACAGCGGAAACAGATACTGAGAGCACCTGAACGAATATCCGGGCGGTCCTCAAAACCGGAATGGCTACCTCCGAAACGCTCAGCTCCTTCGATATCAATCTTTGGATGCGAGATACCGATACGGAGATGGCCCCCAGGACTTTCTGCACGAACCGACTGAGGGTGGCCTGGACAGACGAAACAGCTAATAAAGACTTCCCGGTCATCCGCCTGATTACAGTAATAGATGTCTCGACCACCATCATGGACTTTAAAATCCCACGATGGATGGATGGAACACTCACCTCCGTGACGGCCAAAAGTTTCCGAATTACTTCCGGCCACCACATCATGTCTATGAGCGGATGGATCATCTAAACGTAACATACCTTATGAAATCCAAAAGCTTCTTTCCTACCCTTTCCCCGAACGTCCCGGGGGTCTGGTGGGACGAGACCATCTGGTCCCAGACCCCCGATGCAGTTATCGCTTCAACGACAGTAGCCTGAGAGGAAACCCGGAACACAGCCTCGACATTCCCACTATCCGGCAGAACCATTAGCGGGCTCTCATCATTCGTGATTATCGTCCCCGTAATCAAGAGCTGGTAGTTACCAGACCAGGGCTTGATCTTCCATCCATCCGATGCGTTGATGATGAAGATCGAGTCGGAATAGACCCCGCCTCCCATCCCAAACCTCCCCACCGCAGACATCGGAGGGCCAAAAACCAAGTTAGAGAGCTCATCCCCCCAATCCATCGCCTCGCTGTATATCTCGAGAGCCGAGATATTGGTCGTCGGCGACGTGATCTTAATCCACTTATTGTAAGGATCGAACTCGACACCCACAAGCCCTATCCCTTTCCGACCAGAGCCTTCTGCTCCTCTTCGTATTTCTCATGCTGAAGGATATAACCCTCCATGAGCTTCTTACGCTCCTCCTCCTGCACGATGGCCTTCCGGAAAGCCTCAATGTTCTTCTCGCATTGGGACACGGCTTTATACAGAGCAGACAACTCGTAGGTCGGTTTCTCTGTTGCCATGTTAGGTGACAATCCCGTCCGGAGTCCTGATGGCCGTGGCGGCATATCCGGTTAACCCGATGGACCCTTTCGTCCGGAACGGGAGGATACTGTCCCCGGGCGGCGTTAGCCCGTCATAGCGCCTTACGACTGCCATCACAGTTCTCGCCGCCGTATACGTCACCTGAACCGTCACGGAAGTTCCAGCGGCCGCCTCGTCGATGTAAGGAACGTAAGCAGTGTCATCGGAGTCATACGCCTGAGTCGTTGACTCATCGAGAACAAAGGTGCTATACGTTGGCTGGTCAGTGTTGTTCCAGCTCGTGTAGTGATACCTTTGCTCCGCCGTAATCACCCCACCAGTCTTCTGACAGACCCGGATATACCCCTCCAACGGAGTGTCGTTCGGGATGGCCTCGACCACTCTTACATAGGTCTGAGCAGTGATCTGACCGTAGCAGGTGAACTGGCTCTTGTCGATGATGTAGTTGTCCCCGGTCGTCTCGAACACAGCGACCTTGTCTCCCGCAACAACAGAACCAACAACGATGTTGACCATGTTCGGCGGGTTCCTTACTTCTCCATCGGCATCGGTCAGGGAGTAGTTCTTGATGTCCCCAGAGTCCATATCCTCGATCCAGACACCTCTCGCACCGAAGTAGACACCCCCAGCGAACGCACCGAGAGGAGAAGCCTTGACGGGCGAATAACCCGGGAACGTGATGACGTATTCTGCGCCATCCTGGGGTGCCGAACACGAAGCCCCAGTCGTTGTCCCAGCTCCAGTTCCCGAAGTGATTGTGATGGCTTCGACCTGATCGAACAGGTCATCGGAGGCTGGAACCCCGGTGCAGGCGTCCATCTTGACGTACCACTTCCGGGTGCTGTTGTTGTAAGACAACAGCTTGCCGCTGTCGGCGGTGCTTCCACCTACGACTGCCTTTCCGACATCCGACTCCACGCAGGAGACATAGCCTCCAGCCGCAAATTCCAAGATGCGGATCGAACTGTTGTAGTTGTAGAGCGCAAAGGTCTGTGCTTCTCGAGTGATATACTTCAGGTAATTGTAGAAGTCGAGAAGCAGGTCGCCATTCAGATCGATCACCACGTTATACGGAAAGGCTGTCCCCAGAGGGTAAGCCTTGTTCACCGTCGTGACAGTCGGGTCCAGCGTTCCATTGGCATCCGCAGAACCCGTACCGGTGTCCGTGATGAGCTCGTTATCCTGGAACGTCCCGATGACGTTTCCAAGAACAAGCGTTCCAGTCACCCCAGCATCCGTGATAGCCAGGATGACCCCGGTAGCCCCGGATGTCCCGCCAGTCACGGTCAGGCCAACGGCAAAGTTTCCAGTCTCTGCGTTGTAGTCCAGCTCTCCGGAGACCGTGTAGACCAGGATCTTCCCGGAGCCGCCGTAGCCAGCGACCACGTTGACGAAGGCGGTAGAAGCATCGTTTGTGGTCTGGTCGCCCGTGTCCCCCGACGCAAGACCATTGGTCGTCTCCTTCAGGGTCTCGGAAGTCTGGAACGTCCCCTTGACCGTTCCGAGATAGAACCTATTCGGAGTATCGGCAGTGGCCATGAGCTCCCCGTAAGCTCCACTCGTCACGCCGCGAACGAAGTTCCCTACGACAAATCCTGTCGTAGCGGCGGGAATCAGGTAAAGCTCCGACTGCGTGAGCCCATCGTCGTTGTTAAGGTCGGTCGCCGTCGCCAAAGGCACGGCGTTACGACCACCAGCAGACAGGTCGATCTCGTAATGATCGAACAAGTCTCCATACTGGCGGTTGAAGACCGCGACAACCCCGCCGGCGATCTCCGACCCAGACTCCTTGACCTTGAGGAGCACGTCGATGTGTCCCCTCGGCCACCACCCCGCCAGGAGTTCGTCATACTGGTAGACGTAGATCAACGCATAGGGATTCGTTGCGATCGTTCCAAGCGTGTAGATGTTCGACCACAGGTCTTCCCCAGACGTGCTCGGCCCAATCGTAGTCCCTGCGCCTGTCCCAGGCCCGGTGATGCCCTCAGCAACATCGAACAGGTCATCTGCGGCATCCATCCGGACCCACCACTCCCTCGTGGTGTTGTTGTAATCCACCAAGACACCAGTGTCCCCGGTGCTACCCCCAAGAACGACATCACCGATATCGCCAGCAACGCAGGGCGTGTAAGCCGTGGCGGACATCTTGAGAATCCGGACAGCCCCGCTATAACCATCCGTCGTGATGGCTCCAGTCTTGAGGAACTGGAAGGACGCATCGTCCATGAACCATCCATTGATGAGCTTATAGTCATAGGGCGTCTGGGCGGACATCGGCACATCGTCGTCCATCTGCGCCTGCTCATCGAACTCATCCATCAACCATGAGTAGAAGGCATTTGCAGTATAGACGGTCGAGCCAGAAAAGTGTCTAATTCTCTTCTGGGTATAGCTTTCGACATGGAAATCGTCGTAGATAGCCATCGCTACTTACTCCCTTTCTTCCTTTTGATTTCAAGCCTCTCCCTTGCCACCACAGACGGAGGCAGGTCCATCACCTCCGGGCAAGACTTTCCGGTGAGAACTCCACCATACTTGATCCTCTCTTCATCGGAAAGCCATCCTTGCTTCCGAACGAGAAACCCCCTGTCCTCCTCGGAGAGCTCCTCCATCGGCTTGGCGAGGATGGACTTCATCCGTGAGATGTTTCCACTTGGCATTTCTTCTCCTTTAAGTTAACTTTACACTGAATAGTTCGGATCTACCTGCCAAACAGCCGTGACATCCAGACCAGTAGAAGGTATCGTCACAGTCGTTTCAAACGGCAGATAACCCTTTTCTCGTGCTTTTACCTTCACAGCTATTCCTGTCACCGTATACGATACCGATGCCTTATAATATCCGGGGTTCTGGTCATCGGCTGTTGACGCATTAGCATTCATAAGTTCGGTCCCATCAGACACCTTGTAAATAGCACATCTGACATATTCCGAAGGCTCACTTCCGGTTTTCACATGCCGGACAACCAACGTAACGGATGTCTGAAAGGTAATCGTATCCCCGGCAGGGTCGTATGACGAGGGTGCTGGACTACAGTATTGGTCATAGTTGACAGTAATCGCACTTCCATAGTTACTATATCCATCATAAGTGTTCCCCAGGAAATCCAAATTACTGAACGTGAATGGCCCAGCAACCGTAATATGAATCGCCCTCGGACATGAGATGAACGAGCAATCCGTAATATTATGCGAAGTGCTACTCATCCGAATCGCAGAAGACGTCGAACTGATAAAATTGCAGTTCTTGACCACTCCGGTGGAGGGTATCATCTCCGCACCGGCAATGAAGTTCGAGTTCAAAAACTCCTGGTTGGCGTTATAAGCTTGCCCCTCAATGGTGTCCGCATAAACAAAGGTGCATCCATAAAATCCGAACTTCGTTATATTCGTATCGGTCATTGTCAGCTTCCACTTTGAAGTAGACGGAGCACGAACAAAGCAACCACCAATCCCCGCCGTCCCAGACTTAGACCCGAAGTATATTTCTGTCGCTCCCGTTCCGTTCCCTTGCCCTTTTATCTCGTAAAAGCCAGTCGGGTTGCCCTTCATTGATTTGAATTGAACTACCTGATTTGAGTCCTTAAAATATGTAGCGGAAGTTCCACTTCCATCCCCCATGCGGAGTATCCCCTGAACAAAGTAGGCTCCATTATACTTTTCAACCACTCCATAGGCGAAGGTAGCCTCTGCTGTAACAAAGTCCTCAAATGTCGCCGGAGCCCCGGAAGTTCCGGCCTTGATGTCCAAGCCGTATCCGTACCTCACAGCATCCCAGTAAATATAAACCTTTGCAGAGACTGTATCGCATCGCCAGTCCACATATCGCACAGCAGTCAAAATCAATGTTCCACTCGTCGTGTCGGGTGTCACGCTCGTATGCAGAGCCCACGGTATCCATCCCCCATGCGGTAGCGTGGATGCCGTGAACATATTCCACTCGCTATAATTTCCGGAAGTATCGGTCAACCTAATCCTCATCGGGTTTGCTCCATAATTTTTCTTACTGAAAGCAAACCAAAAAAGAACCATCTTTCCGGACAGGCTTGTTCCGCCTGCACCCAAATCCCAGCGTGCTCCTCTGTTAGCAGAGGATGCCTTATAATCCCCAAGGCAATAAGTTCCTTCTATAGCATCAAAGACTGATGTATCATTTTGAGCCTGTGTGCCAGTCCCAACATTAGTCCAACCCGTAGTGGACTCACACATACTGATGTCGGTCATATTTGCAGTTACTGTTCCAGCCATAACTTATGAATACACCACTGTGGTTGCTCTGTCGTCCCAGACGTTATCAAAGTTCTCGTTCCCATCAGCCCAAAGCACCGTAGTCACCGCCCCGGAGACAATCATCTTTCTAAGCCTCCAAGATGACGCACTTCCAGCCGTCCCGGTAGGAGCCTCGCCGATATAGGTCACGTCACTACTGGCTTCATCAACCCTCATCGCAAGACCTACGTAGGGATCAAGACCATTCGGGCGGACTCCGATGATAAATTGCTCGTGAACCTCGTTCCCGGAGACGTCCCGAACATTCGTCCGGGTTTTCTTCCCCGCCCCATCGGTAGGAACCTGTATGAATCCGGGGCCTTCAGCCATCAGGTAATCTCCAAATCGATCGTGAACTCCATTCGGTCCCCCAAAGATAATGGAACCCCAGTAAAGTCTCCATGAACGACTAGCGTCCCTCCTGCGGCAAGAGTGAAGTTCCCCGCATTCGTAATCGTCTTTGGGGCATCGGCCTGTAGTATTCCAACCCACCGAATCTTGTTGGTCGCAGGCTGGGACCGGGAAGCCACGACCCTAGCCTCGCTCGCTTCGACAAAGAGAGCAAGATCGTTCTTATCCGCCGTCCCAGGACCGGTTCCCCAAGCGATGTATTCAGCCGTGGTCTGAACTACTTCGTCCAGCTTATCGACAATCCAATTCTCGCCGACATGCGTCAGAACGGTAGCCATAATTCCTCTACTTAGAGATTATCCCTAAATCTTCCCACTTTCCAGTGGAAGCACGATAGACCCTAGCTCTTATCACAGGCTTCTTGACCTTAGCCTTGGCACTTACCGAAAACCTAGGCTTAGATAACAGAAACCGTAAAAACCTGAAGAATAGCCTCTTCACCATAAGCAATCCTATCGTCGGAAAACTTCACGTAAGCCTGCACGACATAATTTCCGAACTCATTCAAATAAGTGGCAGAGGTTACATCGTAGTAGATAATCCCAGTGACCGGATCTTCCACAGTAGCAGTCTCGGTAACCCGAGATCCGTTCGGCCTCTTAATCACGATCTTTACCTCCTTCGCCCCGGCGAGACTAACTCCCGTCGTCACCCGAATCCTGAGAGCCGTCTGTCCCACATATACTTTACCCATCGTAGGGAATCCTCGAAGTTAGAAGAATCTGGTTTGAAACCATTCCATCGAAGGCAAACTGGATAATTATTGGCCCGTCGAAATCGAAGAGCTTTATAAGTCCAGTCTCCCTATCGAAAATCCGTGTTATGGACGAGCTGAGGTTCACCACATCTTCAAGCATAGGATTTATCTACGTTAACGGAAACTCTTCGCCCAGTCCTTGTCGACGTAGCCCCACTCGAGAAGATTCTGCCCCTCGGCGATCGTGCGGGCTCCGATATCGTAGCGGTAGAAGCCGTCCGGGATCCATATCTTCTGGGCCCCTTCGTTCATGTCCTGCATGGCCTGGGAGATCGTCTGCCCCTGTCCCGTGATGCAGACCGTCCGCCCGTAATCCGGGAGGGCGATATACTTACCATCCTCCTTGACCACCCCGAAGAAGCCGATCCGGGCCCCTTCCTTAATCGCCTTGTCGATGCCGTAGACGATCGACCAGTCACCGCCCCGGGCTTTCATGACCTCCGTGTAGGGGTAGCCGTTCACGCACCAGCACGTCCCGATCGCCCAGCGGTGCTTCAAGATATCCCACTTCGGCCTGTACCGTGGATCCAGAAGGGTCCCGTAGGCGATCCCCGAGAGCACCTCCCCGAAGCGTTTGTGGAGCGTCATCTGAATGATATATACTGGATACCCAAAGCGGCAATTCCCAGAGAAAAATGCCTTCCCGTTTCGACGAACTAAAAGAGTATGTAGATCTTCAACTTCGACGTCCCAGACTTTTCCAGTATAATGTTCTTTCTTAATTACCCGATTGTCCAGAAAGTAGTCCTTTCTTTCGTCTCTTATGGATAAAGAATAGTAAGGCCGTTTCCTGAACTTGGTTCTTGTGGCAATATTCGAAACTTTTCCAACTTTAATGATAGCTTCTTGTAAATCGTCGGCTAACTTTTCCGACGTAGTATATAGAGTTAATTGACCATCTCCCTTATGCCAAGAACCATCCCCAAGAGCATACCCGTGAATTAGAGATTCCAGAAGCGCAGGCGATAAATTTTTAAATTCTCCTGGAATTCTCTTCTCCCAAGCCTTAACATCTAATCCGAGAGATTTCAAAAAAGAACATAATTGGATCGAGCATATCACAAATGCCCCAGAAGAATTATCTGTAAAATACTTGAAACCAAAGATTTTCAATATAGATTCTATCTCTTTTCGGCGTAAAGACTTGGGACTTTGAGAAATAATGACCTGTCTTTTCATTCCGTTGTAGGGTGCTCCCAAACTTCCTTCCGACAAAAATAACCCCAAGAATTTCATAAAGATAGGAGCATCTACCCGCCGTAAAGGTCGGACAGTCTTAACGGTAGCATTATGTTTATGACCGATTTTTCTAAAATGAATATATTCCGGGATCTCAATATAAGAGAATTCATCACCCTCCCAGGTTCCACTTCTAATTAACGACCATCCTTGTGGAATTGTATTTGCCTTAACCGTTTTCCCTAACCCGCTCTTGGTAATCAGTAAATTATGATCAGGAGTGACCAAAACATCTAAAGCCTTATTCCCGATTTTAACCATCTCGCCCTCATAATCCCGCACCCGTTTCCCTACGATTTTCTTCCACTCTATCTTACGATTTAGGGGATTGATAGCTAAGGCCATATCTCCAACCACAACCTCCGTATACTTCAGCCAGCCCCGTTGGGTCAGGATTTCGGTCTTCTCGTCGAAACAGGTGAACTCAATGACGTGCGTCCCGCTCTCGTTGGCGATGCAGGAGACCTCCACGTAGCCCCGGTAGCCGACCATCCGCAGGAAGGGCTCAATCTTCTGCAGGGTCTCCGCAAACGCCTTCCCTCCGGTGTCATCGTAATACATTGCCGTTCCGATCTCCGAGTTCATCGGCCCGAGATCCCCGGGGAAGGTCTTGTTGTACTCGAAGGAGACCAGTTTGGGCCCCAGGAACTCCTGCCCATTGAAGAATCCTCCGACGGCGATCTCCACGCCCTCAATGAACTTCTCAAGCCGGATCGGGGCCGAGGAGGACAGGCCGGACAGGAACTTGATCATGGCCTCCGGAGATTTGGTCACGAAGGTCTTTTTGTTGCGGGACTCATCCGACTTATAGGCGTAGCCGGAAGGGTTCTGCTTGATGTGCTGGACGGCGTCCTCTTTGGTATCGTGGACTGTGACCTCCGGGACCTTCACCCCGTAACCTGCGAGGGTCTCTCTGCCGAACTCCCGGTCCGTCTCAAGCCTCTCGCCCAGGAACGGGGCCCCGTAGACCAGCGTCCCCTTCTTCCGGAAGTAGTCGAGATGCTTCCCGTAGCCGATATCCGTTGCTATAACGTAGTCGACGTAGCTCAGGATGGACTCATACATGTCGATCCGCTTGACCCCCCACTCTTCAAAGAGGCCTTTACCGTAAAGGGCTTCGGACTCGTCCGGATAGTTCCTGATCTTGTTGAGGTAGTAGTAAACCTCATCTCCCTCCTGCGCCAGTCTCCTGGCCAGATCAAGGGCAAGACCAGTGTCGAGTATCAGGACTCTCATCGGGGCGATTCTGGTAGCTCCCGAAACTGCCCCGGTGGAACTAACTCTCCTGAAAAATCAAAATTATCATGACTTATGTACCCCTGCTGGCGCCAGCAGTTATCCACGAGTCGACACTCCTTCCCGAATCTCGGCCTCGACCTTCTCTCGGATGTTCCCCCACACGACCTCGCCGATCTTCTTGCCATCCATAAAGACATCCCCCTTGAGACGACGCAGGGCATCCACAATCGACCCGAGGACGCCTTCGACCTTTCCCCCGGCCTTCTCTATGAACCCGCCACCGCCCCCACCTCCATAATTGATATCTGGACCACTGAGCGCCGGCACGGCGGGCATAGGAGCCAATCCTTCGGGCAGTCCCCCGGTGGTAATGTCGCCCTCATAATCCTCGGCATAAGTAGGCGCCGTTATCATCGTTTCCTCTCCCCCACCCATTCCAGCTTCCCCGTAACCCGTCATGAGGTTCGTCTTTCGTCCTACCGTCTTTCCGACCTCTGCGGAGATAGGATAGTCCAAGCCGCTCTGTGGCAGAGTAATACCCGTCTTGGACTGGACGTAGCTCAGGGTTTCGTTCGGGATTGGACCGGCCTTCCCCTTCAGCCACTTGTCAACGTATCCCCAGTTATAGTCGGCAAGGGCAAGAGCCTTATCCCCGCCGTATCTCTTGAGGCGCCAGGCATATTCCTGAGCCCCGGCATCCATCTGCGACTGAATGGCGATCTGCTTCTCAAACCCAGCTCTTTTTTCCTCTATCATCTTGGGAGTGGTCTGCTTCAGCTTCATCCATCCCTTCCACGGCGCCATGGCCTTCTCCATCTTCGCCTTCATCGCCTCGGGAGCGAGAGTGTAGCCCCACTTCTCGTGCGGAACAAGACCATGCCCCGCCGCCGTCTTGGGCATAAGCTGTGCGACCCCTCGGGCCCCCGCAGGAGAGATAGCTCCTTCCTGCCAAGCCGACTCATCCCCAAAGATCGTTTCCAGGTCTTCCTTCGTAACGCCCGCCCTGGAAGCGGCCCCCGTCATCATCCCCTGCCACTTCTCCGGAGCGGCGCCGTATTTCCCCTTGAGGACGTCACCCCAACCGCCCTTCCCCCATGTCCCCTCGCCGCCCACACCCGTCTCAGTCGTCATCTCTCCCTTCCGGAGATCAATGAACGCCTTCACGGCTTCGATGTAATCCTTAATCGGGCCGAAGGCGGCGTTCCAGATATCCGTGATCCAGCTGAGGTGTTGCTTAATCCACTGTAGGGGGACCCGGATGATGTCCTTAACCTTCTCAATCGACTTCTTCACGATATCTACGATGGGATCGTAGAGCCCGCCCATGAGAACTTTGGCAAAGCCTCCTAAAGCCTTCGCCGCCGACATCTCCCATCCCCCCACGGCCTCCCCAATCCCCCATATCCGTTCTTCGATCCCCCTCATCATGGTGGCGATCCCCTGAAACATATTCCAGATGCCCCGCACAGGCCGGGAGAGCATAATGAACGCCTTGCCGATGCCCGCCACGATGCTGAAAATCTTCGTCACCCTTTTTACGATATCGGCAAAGAACTTCGGGATGCTGAGAATAGAAGTCCAGATGGACTTAATCTGCCCGATCGCTCCCTTCACTAAAGCGATAATCCCTCCCCCGATGACCTTAACTAACTTTCCAAAAGCCATTCCAAGAGAGACTTCAAACTTACGCACGGTCTGCCAGATATCCGTGATCCAGCTGAGGTGTTGCTTAATCCACTGTAGGGGGACCCGGATGATGTCCTTAACCTTCTCAATCGACTTCTTCACGATATCTACGATGGGATCGTAGAGCCCGCCCATGAGA